ATAGAAAGGCATACCCAAAAATAGCTGAAATGGTAAATAGTTATCTAAAAGATGAAGCTTTATTATCTCAAGTAACTAACTCAGGTCATGCAGAAAGAATTACTACTCAAACTATTAAGTACAAAAACTACTCCGGAGCAATGGAAGTAGATGTAGAGACGGATTCTATTTATGGTAGAGTTCTTTACATTCAAGATGTAGTTACTTTCAAAGCTGACACCGTTAGACAAGCCAAGATAGAATTTGCTAAATCTGTTGAGGACTATCTGGAGTTTTGTCAAGAATTGAATAAAGAGCCTAACTAAAATGGAAAAGTTAATTGCTTTCGATAAGAATCTCAAGCTTTTAAGATGGAAACGCGGTTCAGACGGATATCTATTTCTACAAGTATTACAGACGAACTCAGAGAATAAGCTTGCTTGGGTTAGCTATGCTCAAGCTACTCATAAAAAACCTGATTTTCAAATACCCGGAGTTAGAAACAGTAGAGGGTTTGCAACTGCTCAACGATATCTAGAACTAGGTTATAAGTACATTAGTTGTCAAAAGGAGTTTGCTATGTCTTATGTAGAGTTGCTTACTGAGTTTTTAGAAGAAAGAATTTCAGTGGATAAGTTTGGAGAGAGTTTTCTAGAAAAGTTTAAAGAGGAAAAGAAGTTTAGTTCAGATAAGGAGTTCAAAGTTTTAGATAAGTTATTTGGAGATGTAGATGCTTACTGTGATGAGGAAAGTGAATTGTTTGACCTTGAGTTTGATGTAACAGAAGTTGAATTAAGGGAATCTGTAAAGAAGGCATTAGAACAACTACAAGCTTAGGAGAACTATAATGACTAACTTACCTTTCATTCACTACTCCAATCCCAGATTTCAAAACGGTAAAGAAGAAATTGTTTATGGAGCAAATTCTAGTTCTGAAGTTTTAAAAAGCTTAAGCTGGAATTACAGCGATAGGTTGATTGATTGGTCTTACAAGATGAGACAAGAACCTGGGGAGTCTGATATTGATTACTGGGAAAAGGTGTTAAAAGCAGCTCTGAATAAACCCGTGAAGATTGAGTGTGTAATAGGTGGATGTAACTCTTCTAATGGTTGGGGCTACTATGTGTTTGGCTATAAAGAGGTAACTGATAATGGAAGTTCAAGTAACTAAGAAAGTAGAAATTGTAGAAGAATATACTGAATGTGATAAACGCAGAGAAAGAATTCTAGATAATAAGTGGAATGGTTCTCCTTTTTACGGAGAGATTAAGTTACCTACTGGACATAAAACTATTGAGCTGTGCAGAGAATGTACTAAAAAGTTAGTAGTTCTACTCATATCTAATAACTATCGTTTAGTTGAGACTGCTTTTTAATGCTACCTGAAAACACTATATTAGGAACTCTGGAGTATATTGAGGTTTACGACTTCTATGATACTCCTCAGTTCTTTTCTTGTAAGAATCAGAAAGAACAAATCTACTTAGGTCTAGCAGTAGATAGTGAACCTTTGACTTATCTATTTGCTTTAGTAGAAGACTCTAGTATTTTAGCTTTAGTTAATTTTCTACTAAATACTCCCGATTTCTACTTAGACTTAGACTATAAAATTTTTAAAGTAACTATGCCTAAAGATGAGGACACTGCTATTGAAATATCTCAATCAGAAGTAGAGTTATACTTCTCAGATTACATTAAAAAGAGAAAAGAAAGTCAAGAAGAATTTGCTAACTTTTTAAAAGAAATACATGGAGAGCCAAATAATGACTAATCTACTAGACTTATTCAGAAACATTGATTCTCAAGAAGATGATATTAAACATACATTAGAAGTGATGTTCAGTAAATCACCAGCTTTTATTCCTGAAGATACTGCATATTATTATGAAAATCTAGATAAGGTAGTGATTCAAAACTCTAGTGTTAAGTCTTTAGAGCCACTGAGGTACTTAACTAAAGTCAAAGTCCTAGTCTTAGATGATAATGAGATAAGTGACCTTACTCCTTTATATGACTTACCCCTACAACACTTAAATCTAATAGGTAATAACATTAGTAGCGTAGAAAGTATTGATAAGTTACGAACATTAGAGGAACTATATATAGGTCTTAACCTACTTAAGGATGTGACACCTCTTAGTAACCTAACTAATTTACGATGTCTAGGACTTAGAGGTAATAGTAGAGTATCTGATATTAGTAGTCTTAGTAAGCTAACTAATCTAGTATCTATTAACTTATCAGGTACTTCTGTTACTCCGAAAGATGTAGATACGTTATTTGGTGTACTACCAGGATGTAAAGTAGTTTTTGATTAATACTTTCTACTAGGGGAGTGACTAACCTAGATTAATAATTAACTCAGGAGAAGAACTATGATTTCTTATAAAGATGTTTCGGATGAGATTTTCTTTCAAGCTCATATCAATCACGTTAAAAGAGTTTGGGGTAACGCTCCTGACGTACCTATTGATAAAGTTTCTTTAGTAGTTGAAAGAGCAAAGCGACACTACGAGAGGTTTCCCTATACAGTAGAAATCTTAGAAGAAGAGATTGCTAAGTTAGTACGTTAGAAGTCTCAATATCTAGGGAGGTTACTAACCTAGGTCAAACTAACTCAGGAGGAATCTATGACTGAACTAGAAAGAAGATTCAAAGTAACTACTTATCCTTGGAATCCAGATGGTTTAGCGGATTGTTCTTTTCTTGATAGTTACTTAGTGGAAGCTGTTGACTCAAGAGATGCTAATCACGAATGTTTAGGAGAGTATAATCAGTGTGGAAAAGTTGAGTTGCTTAGACATTTGAAGGAACATTACCAAGTAGTAGAGTCTGAGTTAGTCTTTGTTAGTTAACGGTGGTAAAGTGGATAACCTTAAGGAGAAAGTCATGAGTAAACACAATAGACACATACTAATACAATTGAATAGTACGGAAGGTAGTTTACCTAATCAAGAACAGATGAAACGTATTCGAGAGCTATGTAAAAGTAATCCTCGAGTAGGACAAATGTTAGTAGATAAGTACCAGAAATATATGAGGTATGTAGTAACTTAGAGAAGTTTAGTGGATTCGTGTCCGAAATGACCTAAAACTATTCAGTCAACCTATATATTTACTAACATGAAATCTACTCTTGCAGATGTTCCAGACGAGCAAATTGTAAAAGCTTATACTCAACTTGGTAAAGCATCAAATAAAGCAAATGAAAAAGAACTACTGGATTACAAACTAGCTAGTATACCTGTACCTAATCCTACGGGCAATGCTGAAAAAGATTTAAAAATAGTCGCTAGTCTGATACGAGAATACTGTTCTCTAACTCTGAATTCTGATGTCTTAAAAGCTTTGATGGTGGAAATTTATAAAGATTAGTATATACCTTTGCTCTTAATGGGTGGAGGTTGTTCTTTATTGAGGATATGAGTCAATGAATCCAGATATTCTACACATTACTTTCTTACTAGGAGTTAAAGAGAAAGCATTCCAATTACCTCTAAATAATCATCAAAAGCTAGAAGCAGCGGGATTAACTACAGGCTATAGATATGAGCTAGAAGTCTATTCTTACGACTTTCTAGACTTCTATGATTTTGTAAGAGTTAAATATGGAGTTTTATCTGAAGATGGTGAAGTTGTAGTTGCTAAAAAAGCACTTTATCCAGATAAAGCAGTAATAGAACAAAAGAAAGGAGAACCTTGGACACATCTACTAATTGTTCATAATGACTTGAGAATGGAGAAGATTATCTTTTATCCTGATGAATGTAAAAGAGAAAACGAAGAGGAAGATGTTGAGTACCAAGAAGATGTAAAAAGGGCTGACCTAATAAAGTCGTTAGTTACTACTTTACCGGAAGAGTATAGAGATACGGAAATTAAGGAGTAAATATGAGTAGAAATCTTTGTCAGTCTAAATGCTGTGGTAACATTCTTCGTTTATCTGACTTAAGAGGTAAACCTATTGAGTTTCGTAGATACTATAAAAGTCCTCCAGTCATAGGTACTCGCTGGGATTGTCCTACTTGTAAAACTGCTTATTTTGCTTGGTGGAGAGAAGGTAGTTGGTATCACTCTACTAAAGAATACGGGAATTTTGTAATAGACCTTAGCTATTACGAATCTTTTAATGACGAGCCAGGCGTAGAGGAGGAGTTTGAAAATCCTAGGCATTTATGCTTAGACAATGCTGAAGATGTACAAGATATTTGGGGATAACTATGGAAATTCAAGAATTTGGTTCTTTGACTGTTTGTGCTTTACGTTATTGTTTTGGACGGATGAGTTATATGCCGTCTTTAATAGTAGACGCGACTAAAGCTAACTGGCATCTTCTAACTAAGAATGATAGGGTCATAATTCAAAAAGACTTAGCTTGGGAATTTGATAATGACCGGGATATGGGAATGAATTGTGATAAAGAGATGTGGTCACGCTTTTACAACTGGGTTCTAGACCAAAATAGTAAAGAATAGGAGTAGATATGGAATGGTCAGATATTCCTAGATTTTCAGCTTGGGGTAAATATTCTTGTGATGTTACTTGGAATGATTTAGAAGCTCAAATTCAAAGATACATCAGTGAATATAACTTAAATTTAGACCCTGATTTTCAAAGAGGACACGTTTGGTCTGAAGATAAAAGGATTGCTTATGTTGAGTATGTCTTAAAAGGAGGGAAACACAATAGACACGTCATACTTAACCATCCCGGTTGGTTCTCTGACTTCAAAGGAGAAATGAGTTTAGTAGATGGTAAGCAAAGATTAGAGTCAGTAAGAAGATTTCTAAGAGATGAGTTACCTATCTTCAATGGAGTTTATAGAAAAGACTTCACTAGAGAAGGTGAGAGAATTAAACGACTAAGCTCAGAACTAAATTTTAAGTTTTACATTAATGACCTATCTACTAGAAAAGAGTTGTTACAGTTCTACTTAGATTTAAATACTGGTGGAGTTGTTCACACCGATGAAGAGATTAATAGAGTTAAAGAGTTACTAATAAAAGAACAAAGAAAAGAAAGTCTTAGAAAAGTCAGTTCTATTATCCAAGAGGTAGGTGGGTATGACTAAGAAAAGAATTCAAGTTATTGGTTTGACTGGAAATAGAAAAAGCGGTAAAGATGTAGTTGCTGATTTATTAGTAGAGAATTGGGGTTATAAAAAGTTAGAACTAGCTGGATTAGCTAAAGAGATTCTATGTAAGAAAACAGGTCTAAAGATAGAAGAATTAAAAGATAGAAAAACTAAAGAATTTTTTAGACCTGAGATTATAACTATTGCAGAGAAGTTAAAAGAGCTAGATATTAACTTTCACTGTAAAGTAGTTAGAACTCAGATGTTGGAATTAGTAGAGTTAGGCAGAACTAATTTTGTCATTGTGGGGGTCAGGTTTCCTTATGAAGCTACTTTTTTTAGACAATGTGCAGACGTAAGATTTCAATCTGTTTATATAGAGAGTGATTTATCCGAGCCTCATCCTGAAATATACACAGAGTCTTATGTTCATAGTTACTTCAAGAAAAACAATGATGGTGTAATTATCAACAATAGAAAAGAAATATATGACCGGAAGAATGAAAATTTGATTAATCAGTTAGTTAAGTTTGTCAATTAGTTAAGGAGAAAAGTCATGCCTACTGCTGTTATCTATTGTGCTGAAAATATTCTCAGTGGTAAGAAGTACGTGGGCAGAACTATCAGGTCGCTAGATATTAGAAAGGAAGAACATTTTAGAAAAACCGTTAAACAGAATCATAAATTTGCTAAAGCTCTTAGATGTTATTCTTCTGAGTTTTGGAAATGGTACGTCCTAAAGGAAGTCGAGTATGACCAAGTAGATTTCTATGAAAAGTATTTTATTGCAGATTTAGATACTTGCAATCCTCTCAAAGGTTACAACACTTTAGCAGATAATTCCTTTGAAGGAGAAGCCAATCCTAGCTACAATCCTGAAATTGTAAGTCTATATCATCCCTCTTATGGTACTATATCTAGTACTAGAGCAGAATTAGCTAGTCTATATCCTGATTTAGCTGACGTTAGGTGGCTGCTAAGTAAAAGAAATAAGTGCTTAAAAGGTTGGGTTCTAGCAGAAAACAAAGATGAGTACGTAAAAGTTACTACTAAGAGGAATTGTAAACCTAAGAAGATAGTTACACTAAGCCATAAAACTCATGGGACAGTTACTATGTTTCAAAAAGAATTCGTAGATACTTTTGGTTTAAAACATTATGAAATTGGTCATTTAATAAGCGGAAGAAGAAAATCTGCTAAGGGCTGGTCATTAGTAAAGGAAGAAGAATAAGATGCCTACTTTAAAAGAGCAAATTCAAAGTAAGGTAGATAGTTTAGGAGTAGGTTACGTTACCCCTGTTCACACTTACTCACCTGATAAACTTCAAACAATAGTAGCAAGAGTAATTTGGAACGACCCTAGAATCTATAAACCTATCTTTTGTCTTAAAGAGTTAGGAGTAGATAAGACACTTAAATCAGTAGTTCTAGAAGTAAGAGATAGTATAGCTAGAATTTACTATATCTTAGACTCATCTTGTTTCTTCATAGACTTTCAGTGTGACTACCAGATATTAGAAGTTACTAAAGAACTACCTACTGAGGTCATCCATTATCTACGTATCTTATGTAGTAAGAAAGGTAAGTTAGAAATAATAGCTAGAGAAGATACTATATATCTACTATTCGAGGATACTTTTCCTTCTAAGATGAGTACGAAAGAAAGAAAGGAAAAAGAAGTAGATAAGTATGTTCTATCTATCCCACTTAAGGAAGTAGATGAGTTAGATAGCTCAGTTATAGAGTTTGTTAAGGAAGTAGTTGAGATACAAGATACAAGTCCTGTTAGTCATGAGAATTTTGACTCACCTATAGACCTCAGCACCATTACTATCAATAAAGAACCTATTGAGTATTGGGGTAGTAGTGTAGGTACAAAGGATGGAGACTACACTATAGTAGATACTTCTGGCATTAACTCTACTTTAGTTATATGCCCGGTAGAAGTAAGTATAAGACAGAGTACCTCACCTCAAGAAGTAATAGCTGAACTTGGCGTTAAAGAAACTGAAGTAGATGAACTAATACCGGATTCTGAATATACGGATGAATATGTAGAGTTACTTAATGATATTATGGAGTTTACTGAAAATGAGTAACTTAACTGAAGCTATTTCTCACATTACTCTACTAATCAAAGAGGGTAAGTACGAGAAGGACATTGAAGAACCTACACCTTTAGAACAGAAGACTAAATTAGTAACGGAGGTCAAGGAATTATTTCTATCTGACCTAGGTAACTGTGGTATTAGTTCTATTACTTCTAATCTAGCTTGGGATATTACAGAAGATGTGATAGGAGCAGATGAAGCACTTAACAAAGGTTTCTTACATCAGGTTCTTACTTATATGGATATGCTTGAGAATTACTATATAAAAAGGGAAGCAGGAAACAACTGGGTTTACTGGGGAGATTAGCTATTATGACTATCCCTATTGATGGCTCGGATAATGATTACTATTTTGAGAAAAACGTAGAAGATGAATGGGGCTGTTGTGTAAACTACCTTACTTGGTTACGAACTTACTGTCTAGAGAAGAATATACCTTTCTCTAGGTACGAAACTATGAAGAAGTATTGGGAAGATAGACTAAAAGCTTTATTACCTGTAATATACAAAGAAAAAGTAGGTTGGTTAAAGATACTAGAAATTAAATATCCTAGTAATTTGGATTATAGAGACTCCTTAGATGAAGTGTCCTAAGTGTAGAGGAGATATCTACTTAACTAAAACTCTACTAACTATCAAAGGTAGTGACCAATCTCTAACATTAAGAGTTCCTACTTATATCTGTAGTAAATGTAAGAAGATGACTTTTGAGAAAGAAGTCATTGAGAAGTTAGAAAGAATTAGATTAACGTTAACCAATCAAGTTTATCCAAAGTAGGAGAAAGTTATGACTGACTATAAAGATTCACTTAGTCCTTTAGATAAAGCTGAAGATGATTTGCGTGATGCAGAACGTATATTTCATTCTTTACAGAATTTTCTAATGAAAACTCCTGAATATAAGGCTGTTAAAGAAGCTAGAGAAACTATGAATCAATTAGAAAATAAAGTCAGGCAGTTAAAAAGAGAGGTTAAAAAACCAGAAGTAGAAGCCACAATTCTTAGCTTGAAAAAAGAAGGATATGAATGTAGAACAGGTCACACAGGTATATATGACTATGTTATCTGTAAATCAGATATGGATGAGATTGCCCACTTAAATTCAACACACGAGGGTATTGAGGGGATTACAAGAGATTTTAATTACGTGGATATGTATGAGCTTATAGGTTTTGGAGATACAGAAGAAGAAGCTTGGGAAAACGCTGTTAGTAGAAAGAATTGGAAAAAAGAACTCTACTCTAAATTCTAATAAACTTTCTGTCCGCAACGACGTTAAATTACTACTTATCTAGGAGAAACCATGAAGTACGATATCTATTTCATTGAAGTTGGCTTTCATCTTTCTTATTTAGACCCTAAGTTTAAAGGGAAGACTCAATGTATTCCTAATATAGGGGATTACGTTGATTATGAGCTTTTTTACAAAGGAGGTTGTATTAATTTTCAAGATAAAGTAGTTGATAGGGTTCATTACTTACAAGATGACAATACTGAGTTACGAGTTTCTGTCACTGATAAAGAAACTTTAGAAGAATTACTTGACCTTGTGAAAATAGTACAACAAAAAGAAAGAGAGAGATACTGTAAGTAATCCATTTTAGAGGGAAGTAACTAACCTCTATTAACCAAACTAAAAGGAAGAAAACCATGACAGATACTAAGAGAGTAGATGAGTTAGAAGTTGGAGATGTAGTAATATTCGCTGGAAGTAAAGGGATTAGCACTATTTCTAGTATCGAAACGAAGGAAGATGAAGCATATAGTAGATATCTGTTATTTGTAATTTTTACAGAAGAAACTGAAAAACCTTTAATTTATTTAGGTGACGCAGAAGTTACTTATATATGTAACAACAAGAAAGAGGAAGAAACTATGACGACTCAACAGGTAGATTGTTCAGCCCTATATCCATATTTAGACAGCCTACTAGAGAGTGAACCTAATATTCATGTGTTAGATTTACCTTCTTATCTAAATAGAGAACTTAAAAATATTCATGAATTATTTGGAGATGTTCTTGGGCTTACATTGGGAGAAGTGAAAACTTTTTACTTTGAAAGGAAGATGGGTAAAAAAAGAGTTACCTAGGACAAAAAAGGGTAGGAGATTTGTGCATTGGTGATAAAGTTGTTTTTCTTCCGTACTGTGAAGAGGAAAATATTGTTACTAAACTTCAAAAGTTCTCGGATACTCAAATCAGGATTATTACAGAGCAAGATGTAGAATGTATTTTTACAAATGACAAAATAGTTCATCTTCGAGAATAGCGTTTATTATTGTAGATTAGTTAGTTCTAGTTCTTTACGTATTTACTTAGGAGAAAATCAATGACTCTTAAATCTGAAGAAGTTCAATCTACAAAGAAGGAGTTAGAGAAATTACATAAGCTACTAAATGCTGCTAACCAACAAGCAGATACACAGGAAGATGATACAGATTACAGAGAGCGTTGTTTTTATAAGATATACGATGCTTTTTGGAAGATTGCTAGACAGATAGGAATTTCTAGAGATGATTATGATGGTTATGACAGTTACGAAGATATCATGAGGGTTTATTTAGAACGGTTTGAAAATGATAATCCTGACTGGCTGTTAGATGTCCTTGAAGAGATAGAAGAAGAATAATCATGTTAAGCTGAAAACAAAACAGCCACATGAGTAACAAATTACCTACCTTCTACTGTGATATTGGTTTTTCTAGATTAGGTTGGGCAATAAGTAAGGATACTAAGCTCATTAGTTACGGTACTTATCATACTTCACCTAAACAAGATAATGGAGAAAGGTTAGATAGTATTTACAAATATTTATCTAATCTTTTTCTTGTTCATGAGATAGAAGATTGTTTAGTAGAGTTACCTGTATTAGCAGGAGTTAATGGCTCTAACTTAAGTAAAGTAGTTGGCTTAATTGAGATGCTTTGTTACTTACATTCTACTAAGTATAGGTGTATTTCTCCTAAATCAATGAAATTACAGCTTACTGGTAAAGGTAACGCTAGTAAAGATGATGTTAGGTACTGGGTTGCTAAAGAGATAGATACATCTAAGATTCCTAAAAAGGAGTTAGATACTATTGATGCTATCGGTCTTTATTTAGTAGATAGAAAGAACAAAAATGAGTAGTAATAAATTTATCTTATTAGTTGTAAATTGCAACAAAAATGAGATTGAAGTAGGTATTACTAAAGTTTTCTTAAGCAAAATAGAAGTAACCTCATTACTTAATGCTTTCTGGGATTTTAGTGAAGATATAGAAGGTAGTTTAACTGCTTATAAGTCTAAAGAGACACAATATTGGACTTTTGAGACTACCTCATCAAACTTAGAGTATTTAGCGTTTGATATTGAGCAACTAATTAATAAACTCTTACCTTCACAATCAGTAAGAATTAACTGGGATTAAAAACGATGACTAATCTTATGGACAAATACAACAAAATTCTAATTAAGATTCATGATGATGTAAAGCTAGAAGATTACTATGTTGAAGTAACTATCGGTGGGTTTTTGAGACTTGATAAAGAAGAACTTAGTAAATTAGCAAAAGCTTTGTGGGATTATAGCTGGGAAGTAAAAGGTAACTTTACTGCTGAAAATGATAAATATTTTCAAAGCTGGTATTTTGAATTTCCAAGAAGTCAAGTAGTAATAAGAGAAGTAGCTGAAAAACTATTTCTATATTTAGAACCCTTATTTCCTAATAAAGTAGGTTTTTATGAGTAAGCTAAATTGCTGGTGGATTACAGTGTCTAGTCTTTTATTTGGGATTAGTGACAGAACTATTAACTCTATTACTAAGGACTACTCGGTAGATAGTGTGCTTCAAGTAGTTCTAGGAGTTACGTTACTTGCATTAGTATACCAACTCTACCCATATAACCATTAAAACTATGTCATATCATGAACTAAAAGAAAGATTTGAGAAGTTACAAGATACTGAGTTTGCTGATAATTGTTTATTTGAGGACTTAGCAGAAGATTTGTTAGCTAAGTTACTTGCCTCCGAACGCTCTTTGTACCTACTTAGGAGAAATGTGCCTCTTGAAGTTAGTTCTTTCTATCCAAGAATAACTAAAGACCCGGTAATTAGTTGTTTTAAAGATAATCACTTAGTAGGTACACAATCTTTAGAGAATCCTGACTTTACTAGATTACATGAGTTAGGACTATATTCTTTAAGTGGGGATGATTACTATGTAAGAACAACAGAACAACTAGGATATGTCTCTAAGTTTTTAAAAGAAGAGTTAGCGTATTTAGTAGGTCTTGACGATTACCATTTTGAAATAAACTTTGATTAGGAGAGTAACATGAGTGACATTAGTAAGATATCCATTGAACTACTTAAGTTAAGAGAGAAGCACAATTTCCTTTCTGACCAAACTTTCATTACTGCTAATAACCTAGTAAATAAACTTTACTCCACTGCTAAAGCTAATAAATTATGGTGGTATCCTCCTTCCATATTTAAGAGTAACGTAGATGACGCAATAGTTTTAGAATGGTGGAATAATGGGAAGAAACTACATATCTACACACTTGATGAGGAAATAGATTACTATGCTCAGTGGGGGATGAAAGAAGATGATTGGACAGGACAAACAGAATCAGGAGACATCAATATTGAGAATGACTTAACTGAGTTTTGGGAATGGATTAGCGAGTAAGTATAAACATCTACTAATAAGGAGACTAAGATGAATAGGAAAACACTACCTAGATTACTCAACAAAAGACGAACAGTTATTAAAGCGTTAGTCAAAGCTCGTGGGAATGGAGGTAACTCATCTGATATTCTCTATAATCACAAGTCTCTAGTAATAAGTAATAAGCTATTTAAGTCTCCTCCTTCTGCTGTTATCTCAACAGGTAGAAAGAAACAAAATCATAAGTTCTCTAGTAAGTCAGTAGGTAATAGAAGATTAGGAGATAAAGCTAGAGATATCTATGAAGATGATTGGGATAATTTAGAGAGTCCTTCTAATTTGAAAAGGAGATATACATGAAGAAAGTAATTCCTCAAAAAGTAGCTAATAAAGTATATAGTAAGCTTCTACCTGAAAACCAGAATAGAATAGAAGGTGAGTATCCTGAAGACATCTTATTCAAACCTAACACTAACAAAATAAATAACAGATTCTTTAAAAATTCTATTAGAAAGTTTATTTATAGAGGTAAGTACGAGTGGTCTAAGTATAGCTGGTCTTGGAAAGGTGAGACTGTTTCTAACAAACGAAAAGTTGAAAAATCAAAGTGTGACCTAAATGATTATTTACAGAAGAAATGAAAGTATTTTTGATAGTTCTGCTGCTTTTATCGTTAACCCTGTTAATTGTAAAGGAGTTATGGGAGCTGGATTAGCGCTAGAAATGAAGAAGAGGTTCCCAGAGAACTTTAAGTATTATCACGAGTATTGCTCTAAATCTTCACCAAAAGGAGGAGACTTAATTTGGTATATCCCTGAAGCTTCTAAAGTAATTAACGGTGAGCGTTCTATTATCAACTTCTGTACTAAAGAGGATTGGAAGAAACCTTCTAAGTTGGAATGGATTGAGAAAGGAGTTAAACAGTTAGTTACTATTTTTGAAGAGAAGTATTCAGACGGGAAATACCCAACTCCGTTACTAGCTTTACCAATGTTAGGTTGTGGAAAAGGTGGATTGGAAATAGATAAGGTTTTGGGTGTATTTACTTCGGAGTTCGCGAATTGCAAATACGATGTAGAGGTTTACTTATGACTATTTTAAATCTAGATGAGTTTTGTACTTGGTTAAAAAGTAAAGATGAAAATGAAGTTGTAGGGGAAGCTCTCGTTTGTGGATACTGTCCCTTAGCTAATTATTTACTAGATAAAGGTAATAGCGAAGTTGAAGTCTACTCAAATAGAACTTATGCTTATCCTGTGGCTGCTGGAAGTTGGATTGATAATCCTGACTGGGTAAAGAAGTTTGTATCTAAAATAGATAACAATCGACAAGTAGGAGATACTATAACAGTTAAAGATGCTTTGGAAGTAGTTAACAATCTCTATATTTGTACAGTTTGCAATCAGTACAATCCAGAAGGAACTAATTGCGGAAAGAAAGATAATTGTCCTTGGTAACTCTTGACTAATTAGCTGGTATCATATAGAATAGTAATAGCATAACGAAAGAGATTTTCTTCATGACTAACAATCTTAGTTCTCAGATGACTGAAGTTCTTCAAGGTATCCGTAGTGAGATTACTGTAGATAAAGAAGGGAAAGCCAGTATTACAAAGAAAGGTTTAGCTGAGCTTCTAGGTATTTCCCGAAGTGTTTTAAGTGTAGACCGTATGGCTAAAAAATTAGCTGAAACACTTACTGCTAAAGGGTTCTTAGGTGTAGACCGGAAGCTTTCAAACGGTATTCCAGACGTAGCTGTTCAATGTATAATAGAATACTATGCTTTTGATGCTCAAGATAAATCAGAAGTAGCACTTACATTATTTAGGGCTTTTGCTGCCGTAGGTATTCGTGCATGGTTTCAAGAAGTCTCTGGTTATGAAAAACCTAAACCACAAACAGAGTTAGAACGAGCTAAACAGGCACATGAGTATATGGGAAAAATGATTGCTGTTATGGAGTACGCAGCAGATAAACCCGGCCAGGAACGAATTAATAACTTTGCAATTAATCCAGAGAATGAGAAAGCTTTGCCCGGATTTCTAACATTAGATGACGTACTTGCCCGTTATGACAGAGAATTTAGTAATGATGAACGTAGAGCCATAGGAATGTTTTCAGCGGTTGGTTATAGGAATCTAACAGGGAAAAAACCTGCTCAAACAGTTAAACGTTATGTAGACAAGAGTGGTAAACAGCAGACCGCACCCATAGCTTGCTACCCAGTAGACTTTCTACCTGTAATTGAGAACGCGATTGAGTTAGGATTTGGTTCTTAGTAAATAGTTGATGAATTAGAAGTGCTTGTATTGGAGACAGTATGAGCATTTCTTTTAGTAAGGAGATAAACATATGACTGTGATTAGTGAGAAATTGTCAGAGGAACGGTATCAAATATCTAAGAAAGAGTTTAGAGCTTGGCTAGAGTCTAAAGAGGAAAATGTTGTAGTTGGTCAAAGTCTTGTTTACGGAAATGACCCAATTGCAACAGCTATAGTCGAGCTTAGTAAGACCTCGCCTTCGAGCAATGAGAAAGAAAATGAATGGGAAACAGTAGTAATAGACTCAGAGGAGAGTTCTACAAGGTTAAATACTAATTTCTGTATCAGTAACCCTCGTTGGGTAAATAGATTTATAGAAAAGATAGACAGAGATACTTTAGGAGATGAACCTGTAAATATCACAGCTAAACAAGCATTAAAAGTTTTAACTGAGGTAGAAGAAGATGTGGGGAAAGCAGTAGATATAGAAAGGATGCAAGAAATCGAGAAAGCTAAAGAATTATTTTCTAAAGATTCTTACTCTATGTCTATTGGAGAACTTCTCTCTTTATACGAGAAGAAAGAATTAGTTGTTTCTACTAATAGCTCGTATACTTCAGTTACACAGCAAAATGAATTTATAGAATCTATTTTCCTAGACTTACCTTCACAACCTTTATTTGTAAAAGTAGAGAGAGAGATGGAAAATGGAGAACCTTAGCTGGAGGTTGGATGTTAAAAGCTATTCTACGTTTCTTAGATAGTAACGTGGAAGATAGATTAGTGTTGAGAGCTACAGAGTTACTATCTTGTTTGTGTGGCTTAACTTGGAATGATTTATCTGATAGAGAGCGATATCAGTTTAAGAGATATACATTTCAAGTACATATCTTAGCTGAGAACACAGAAGATAGATATTTGAGACATAAAGTACAGTCAATTTTTTGGAGATATAGTTCTTATGATTATTAATTATCCTTTGACAATTGAAGATTTTCGGACTTGGTTAGAAAGTAAAGAGGAGGATGAAACAGTAGGAGTAGTACGTAACTCTGAAAGCTGCCCCATAGCTACTGTTTTAAAAGAAAGTTACAAGGAAGTTAACGTGGATTACAAGACCACAGCTACTCAGATAGAAAAATGGATAACATATACTAATCCAGATTGGGTAGAAGAGTTTACACGTAGAGTAGATTACTATAACGTGAGTGGTGCAGAAGTTAGTGCTAAAAAAGCGTTGGAAGTTTTGTATGAAATAGAAGAGGGATTGTAGTATGGTCTACCTAACTAGAGCTAAGCATCTATTACGTGACCTTAAAGTATCAGGATGTAGAATTGATGAAATAGTTGATTTAGAGAAAGAGTTAGATATATTTCTTCCAGAAGCTTATAAAGAGTTTCTACTTTGGATGGGTAAATCTACTAGGAAATTTCTCTTACATTGTTACGCTGAATATAGTTATTTAGTTAAACTTCAAGTTAGAGCTAAAGAGTTACTAAAAGAAAAAGGATACCCACTTCTACCAAACAACGCATTTGTTTTCCATTTCCGTCAAAATTATCAGTTTAGTTACTTTCTATTAGATGGGGGTGACGACCCTGAAGTCTACTTCTTTGATGAAGCAATAACTAAAGGAGTTGAGTCACTAGAGAAACCTTATTCTTCTTGGTTAGCTACTGAAGCTGAGATTCACTGCCAATTTTGGAGAGCTGAAAAGTATGAAGAAAATTAAATTGTGTTTAGTAGATGAGGATTGTGAGTCAGGACTTACACCTATCTGGGAAGAAGGTAGTAATCTCAGTTGGTTCCAAATAGAAAAGTTAGTAGAATCTGATAGACTACTCTACTTAGATTTAGTCAGGTGGGTTGATGAGTTCAATACTTTATCTTATCGAGCTAGTCAAAAAGTAGCTATTGACTTTGAGATTTATGGATTAGAACTTCTACTAAGGTTACGTGAGGAGTTAGAAGGTAAGTATTCCGTGGATTATTACAGTAGATACTTAGGTTGTTTTCTAGAACATGACTCAGAGGATAACTAATGAAGAAAATTAAACTTTCTGTCTCAGATGATTCTGGAAATGTTACTGTTGGTGGAAGTCCTTTTTGGAGATACTCTTTAAATCTTAGTTGGGAAGAAGTTATTGAAGTTTTAGGTATAAAAGAAGACTTAGTATTAAGACTCCGAGATTGGAAGCTTCGCGCAACTAAAGCTTATAGGTATAAGTGGTGGAAAGTAGACCAAATTAAATGTGAAATAGAAGGTTTATCTATTCTACTAGAACTAAGAAAAGAGTTACCTGACTATGAGATTACTTATTCTAGTAACTTCAATAGCTATAACTGTGTACTTAATGAGGAACAAGTGAATGACTACTAACGACTACCCACTAACTCAAGAAGAATTCAAAGACTGGTTATTATCTAAGAAACCGGAAGACTTTGTAGGTTATCAACATTCCAGTCACTCTTGTCCTATCTTTTATTGTTTGAATCAGAAAGGAGTTAAAGTAGTAAGTGTTTTAGGTTCATATACTCTGTTAGATGACAGTTCTGAGTTAACAAATCCTAATTGGATATCGGAGTTTATAGATAATGTTGATAGCTTATCTTTAGATTACAGCATAGTTACAACCCAAGATGCGTTAGAAGTTCTTTAATTTTTAGGAGATTAGGATGTCTACTCTTTCTAACGTTCAACAAGCACTATTAGAAGCAGAATTAGCTCAGAAACACTGGATAGACGGAGGTTATGAAGCTTTGTCTAATCAATTAGAGGAAGAACTAAGAAAAGAAAATGAGATACTAAGTATCTTCTCTTTAGTAGACCAGACAGAACCAGTAATAAAGATTAGGGTTAGAATCATCCTACATAACTGGATTTACTGTGTTCTTTTAGAAGATGTTTCTTCAGTAACAGATATTAATAAAGTCTTGCACATTGAGAAGGAGGACTTGTACCCCGATTGGAAAGAAAAAGTAAATAGTAATAAGGGTAATCTACTAAGGTCTTCACAAACAGTTGACCATAAAGGAATTACTTGGAATAAGACTGAATATATTGATGAAGTAGGAGATATTAGGGTCATCTATCGAAGATACAACTAACTAGAAGAAGGTATTCTAATGAGCAGTAATAAAGGATTCATTGAAGTTGGTTTGCACATCGATGACTTATATCTCAAAATCCAAAAGGAAGGTGAAGAAGAAGTATTTGAATGTTCGCTGACGGAGAATGAATTAGATTGGTGTATTGATACCTTACAACACGTCAGAAAAATCCAAAAAAGAAAGAAAAATTTAGGAACTCTTACTTTTAGAGGTGAAAACTTAGAGGACTACGAATAAAGTAAAGAACTAATAGATGCCTTCTACTTAAGTAATTCTAGTTAAAGGACTTTCCATGAATATCATTAGAGTTGAGTACAGATTTCTAAGACTATCTACTAACCTACTTGCTTTAGTAGAGTTACATCCAGATAGTAATGTACCTCAAGCAACCACTTGTCTTTATCCCTACGAACCTTACTTAACTGATACTAGAGAATTAGTAGAGAGTATTTATGAGCAAGAGTTTTCTTTTCAAAAAGCTGTAATAGAAGCTAAGAGAAAGCCTATACTAGAGTTCAAGTGTACTGAACCTGAGTATCGAGAAATTTGTCTGTGGGTTTATCGTGACCCATTAGTATATTGGGATGAGTACTGTCCACTATTTGATAACGAGTTTAATTACGTATTGAGGTAGAAGATGAGTAACTTAGCTAAAGACTTTGCAAGGATACGTGATAAGAAAGCAATTGAGAACGCTACAGAAAAAGAGTTTCATACTTTGAAAGGTATAGCTTTAGACCTTTACAACCGACTTATCACTATAGAAGATATGTATGAAGTATTGATGAAAGAGAAACTGATTGGTAGAGAAGAGTAGTTTAGTAGGTTAAACCCAGCTACCTAGTTAACCTTGTAAGTAGCACAACTAACTAACTTAGGAGTTCATCATGAGTTACTACAATGTCTTGGCAATCTTCAATGAATTTCAACTAGCAGAAGTAGAGTCTGTTATTACTCTCACTCACTTAGGACTGATGGATGAAGGAAGAAATAATCAGTTAGAAAAAGCAGTAGAAGACTACCAATATCTACTAGACAATTCTCAAACTACTCGTGGATTAACTCAACAGATTATCTTGTTCTTACTTGATGAAGCTTCTACTACTCCTGAAGGTATTGAACTCTTTCTCTCTAAGCTAGAAGTCTGGCTAGTAATAGTAGAGAATAAGAAAGAACAACGAATTTGGGCAGAAGTTCTCAATAAGTACCAAGGTTCTCTTTACTTAGGTTGTGATGAAGAAGTCTTAGGTTTACGTACTAGCTTGTTAGAGGTGTTACATGAACTAGATGATGTTCGAGCTGAAAGAAAGAGACAAAAGAGATTTATTCAATGGCAGTCTCAAGACATGACTTGGACTGAACCTCCTATGCAGCATCATCCTGAGTTTGCTGATTATGAGTTACAGATGAAAAGATACGGTCAATCTTTTGAGTCATCTGATTCTCTTTTTAACTCAGTACCTAACCTCAAAGAGAAGTTCAATCAAGAACAACCTTCTTATGAGAGTGCATTTGGGAGTTGTTATTTCTTAAAAGAGCAGCTTGGATAAGTAAAGAATGTTAGGGAAGTAGAAAGGACTTAGTAACTATCTACTAGGTCTTTTTGCTATCTAAGTGCAACAACTTTATTAACTCAGGAGGAAAACATGGTTAGCTTTGGATTTTACCACAAACCTACAGTTATCAGTTTAGAAGAGTACAACATTCTATCTTCAATTGGATTAGAAGATGATGGAAGTATCTCTCACAACTATGTACCTAATAATGACTACTTCATGTTCTTAGGAAGGAAAGTAGGTACTGAACAAGGTACTCGTACTGAAAAACAAATACTTAATGCTTGTAAGTTACTTCAAGTAGATAAGGTACTGAGGACACCTAAAAATTCAATACTGAGACTCCGACTTCGAGCTAACCTAGTAATCAAGAAAGGAGATAAAGTCTTCTATTTTCAAACTAAAGCAGGTGAGGTAGCTGCCACTGAATATGTAGACAAGTATGTTGGTAGAAAAGCAGGAATTTATTTTCGTAACGATAACAAACAGGATAAACCTGGTGGCATTGAAGACTCTTACTTAGCACCTGGAGTAATGTACCTTAACACTACTTATGGGGATGATACTTTAGCCTTGTTTCTTTCTGAGCTATCTACTTGGCTCAACTGTCCTGTACAAAAGAAGTATCAAACATTAATAGCTTTTTTACGAACTAAAGCTACTAAGAAACACGTAACTTCTCAGGTACTCGAGTCAATCTTTGGTAGAGATGTAATGGAGACAGTTTCAGGCTTAAGTGTTTTTTATCCTATAGAGATGGAGAGTGGTTATGTCAGACTCAACACAAACGAAAGGACAAAGGTTAGTAACTCCTATACTTGATGGAATTACTTATCCGGATTGTACTGAAGAAGAGTTTCTCGCATTGATTTACAGATTACAACCTAACAACTGGAGCAAAATCACTCATGGCTAATACTACTTTGACCGTTTTACCTTTCATCTCTCCTATCGTTGAACTGGCTATTTCTGACAAAGAATCTGATGTAGTAGAAAGAAACAACTTAATGGAGGACTTTCTTATCTCTAAATTTGAGGAGTTGAAAGAACTACCTAAGTCATTCAACATTAACGATTTGGCTACTTATTGCTTTGGTAATCAGTATCAAGCTCATTATCTACAAGTAAGGAACTTCATCTTCCGGACTAATGAAGATTTGAAGATTGGTAATAAGGATGTTCTCTCTACTGGACTTGCTTTAGTTTTTGATGAGGGACTAGAATTGAAAGAAGCTTGTAAGAAAGTCCATAAACATTACCGTTCAGGAGGTGCATATCTATTTAGCCGGAAGTTCCTGTTTATGCTTCTATTAACCAAGTCAGTAGATTTTCGGATGTTCCTTCGTGACATTTTAGAAGATGATGGAAAACAGGTCTATGATGTGCCTCATGACTTAGAGAGCAAGTATAACCGAATCACTAATGCAATGTTAGCTGCATAACCGAGCATAGCGAACACTCGTCTTAGAGAGTAGTAGAATCTTAGGAGGTGGGGTAACTCATCTCCTTCTCACTGAATTATGAAAGAAGAACCCGACCTTCACGTTTACTTAACTGCTATTGGGTTGATAAGGTATAACTCTCATTTAACTAGAAAACAGTTAGAACTTTTATTAGTATCTGATTCTGAGAAATACGCTCAAATGTTTTATGCAACTGAACCCGGAACAAGTACCTTAATGAGTAGAAGGGAAAAACACATTCGAGATATATATATGGCTTATAACTTATGCTACAATCATTTACTTTCCTTATATGCTTGATTTGTTACCTTTGAGTGAAGAAGTCAAAGAGAGATTTATATCTGCTTTAAGAGAAGTAGTCACTGAGCTAGCTGAACATCAAGAGCTTTATCCCAGTGCATTTCGTATTTTCTTTACTGAATTAGGGAAAATGCTTACTAATAGCGAAGAACTCAACAGTTTAGAACTTGAGGATGAGGCAGTATCGTTGATGGGTTTAGTTTCAGAATATTTACTAAATAAAGAACTTAGGTATGAATTATCTGATGACGATGAAGAAGATGTAGAATTAGAGTAGTGTCTCTCTTAGCCGTTATGATTCTACCAACTACAGAAATTAAAGATTTATTTAAAGATGTCTATCCTAGAGAAGAAGATACTTGGTTATTCGCTTCTTATAGGTTAGGACTTAAAACTGTATTGACTAGAGGAACTTTTCATGTAGAGGTTCCTATGCGTGACCCAGAATCAGTAACAGCTTTTAATAATGGTTGTTTAGACGGAATAGAGTTGCTTCAAGGTAGAAAAGAAGTTGAACGGTCAATCAAAGTACCTTCTACTAAAACATCTACCTATACTCTTAGTAAAAAAGATTCTGGTGTAGGATTCTAGTTTCATTTCAACTCAACTCTCTATAGCTATCTAGTAATAAACTGCTAGATAGTTTTTATTTCACTTATAAAGAAAAAGATAAATATGAAAACATTGGCTCAAGTCATTTTCGAGACTACTAAACCTAACCTAACCTTTGAGCAGTTTTGTCAAAGTCTAATTGATTCAGGAAAGTTTACAGAGGATACTCTGAATTTACCACCAGCTAATATAGATGTAGATGACAAACGCAGAAAGATTACACCTTCTATTACTCCTAGAGTTGCAAACTGGGCGGGTCATGACCAAATACGGTATATGATAAAGAGCGATGCTAAAATACCAGATATTATTAAATTTTTAGCAATTGTCTTATATGAAAGAATGCAGAAAGCAGGAGGAGGATTAAATGCAGAGTTAGTAGAAACATGGAGAAATAAAGTTGACCCTCTTTTAGATGAATTACATTTAGACGAGGCAGTTAAAGTAAGTCTTGAATGGTTTAAAAAAGCTATTAGTTTAGGAGAATTTAATTCCAAAGCAATGAAAACGTATCTAAATACTAAGAGTAGAAGCTCTAAGTCTGAAGACGTAGAAGAAAAAACTCAAGAGAATAGTTCTTTTTTCCCAGAGGAGGAAGTATGAAATTGTATCTGATTAGTAGAACGGATAATTGGGGTTATGATGATTTTGATGCTTTTGTAGTAGCTGCTGAGAATGAAGAAAGCGCTTTAGAATTTCACCCTATAGGAAGAAAAGACTACTTAGATGAAGAGGATATAAGCTGGGGACACTACAGTGGATGGACATCTAAAGAAAACATAAAAGTGGAATACATAGGAGAATCTAATAGCTTAGTCGAAAAAGTTATTATTTCCTCATTTAACGCTGGGTAATTCTAGACTAAGACCGAGATAGAATTAATAAACTACTTAGAAAACAAGAAAAAACAATCATGACTAAAACAGTTACTATTACCAACGGCAATCTTACAGGCGACCCTACAGTAAAGATACTTGATGATGGGACTGCTGTTTGGAATTTCACTATGGCAGAAAACCATGCAGACGAGTCATCTCTTTGGACTAACTTCTCTTTCTTTGCTGACCGTAATCATCCGGTATTAAAGAAAGCTAAAAAAGGTGCTACACTCCAAGTTTTTGGAAAGTTTGCTTTTAAATTAGATGAGTATACTTTTTCACATAAGCCCGAAAAGAAGTCTTTCAGTATAAAGCTTCAAGTTACTGGTGTGGATTGGGGTACATTCGATACTCCTAAAGAAAAAGGAGATGCCAAACCTCAAACAGAAGAAACAGTGGAAGACATTATAGATTCTCCTGAGTCTTTCTTTCCTCCTGATGAGTTGATTCCTCCTTCTCAAGATAAGAAAATGGATGAACGAATGAAACAGATGCCTTTGGGAGTAGAAGGTGAAGAACTAGAACTACTTTCTTAAGAGTTTATAGTTAGTTAGGTTTTAGGGTCAGTTGCTCTAGGGTAGCTGGCTCTATTTTGTTGTTTTAGTAATTAAGGTACGAAAGATGCTTAAGAATACAGAAGTTCTAGATAAGTTAAAAGGTGTACTCACAAAGAGTAAGGTAGATTCTGAAGGTAGAGTAACTATCCCTCTATCTGAAGTTTCCAATTTATTAGGTATTTCTACTAAGCTTTTGTTTAGGTCTAGAGCGCTTTGTAAGAAACTTCTTGCTTCTGGTTTTGAAATGCACTCTTTAACTGACAATTCAGAGATACCTCATTGGGTAGTAATTTGTATGATGGAGTATTTTGCTTATGAAAGTAAAACACCTAACGAGTATGTCTTAAACCTGTTCCGAACTTTTACAGCTATTGGATATACCGAAGTTTCCTTAATGTACATAAATAAGAAATGAAAAATATTACTGAATATTCAAAACCTCTAACTATTTACCTAATTCCTAACCACAGAAACGGAAATAGTTTAAGAGTAGACTTTGACCTTAAACATCCTCAAAGAAAACTTAATCCTATATTGCTGAGAGACACTTTACGAAAGCTTGATTTCCCATGTACTGATTTTGTAGGTAGCTTTAATACCACAGAAGAATCCAACATTTTAGATATTGCTCTCGACTTGTGTGTAGATGAGAGACGAGTAATAGAAGACTTAATTCACTATATAGAAGAGCGATTTTTAGGCAAAGACTCTGTACTAGATAGAACAAGAAGTACAATGAGGAAGGAGAATAATAAAATGAAAACATGAAAATTGAGTTAGTAAAGACGCAGTTCGAGAGATATTACAAAATTACTCCTAACGGTAAAGAAGAAGGAGTTAAGTGTCCTAGTGTTACTCAGGTGGTTGCTTATCACGAAGACAAGAAGTTTCTAGATGATTGGAAGAACCGGAATCCACTAAAAGCTGATAAAACTTCTTCTTCTGCCAGAATGAGGGGTACTCGGATACATCAAGCTCTTTACTATTACCATACTGATAGAGCTAAATTTACTCAAACTGTAGAAAAGTTTAGTGATGAAGATACTAAATATCTACAAGGTTATAACAGTTTATTAGAAGTAACTATTAATCGTCCTCCTTATTTAGAAACTAAAGTTGCTTATTTAGACCCAGAAACAGAAATAGGTTTTGGAGGTAAATTAGATAACGTATCTGTCCTTAAAACTACTGACTTTGTTTACTATAAGACAAGCAAGCAAGTATTCAAAAATCCAGAAGAATTATTTATAATAGATTACAAAAACCCTACAAAAGCAAAGAAACCAGAACATCTTATAAGCTATTGCCTTCAATTAGCAGCTTATACCGCAGCTTTTAATTTCTCTACTCTACTTACTTGGAGAGCTAATAAAGCGTTACTTGTAGTAGTTTCTCCTAAGATGACTACTTATTACTATCTCTCACCTGAAAAGTTAGGTAAATACTGGGGATTATATAAACAGTTACTTGAAGGGTATTACTCAAAAAGAAAGGTTAATTGGACAAAGCTAAAAGAAGAGTTAGGAATATTTGAGGATGAGAGAGGCTATCCAAGAATAGCTACACACAACTTTCTACCTGACAGAATTGAGTTGAAGAAGCAAGAAGAATTAGTAGTAGAAGAGGTCTTATTTTAATATGGAAGACATCATATCTCTAGAAGTTAAACTACATGGTGGAGAAGCTTTTTATATTACTCCTGTAAGTTATCAATACCACAACAAAGATAGTAAGTTCCGTAGATACAATACTATCGAGTTTTTACCAAGAATTCCTTGGGCGTTAAAACATGATGGGTATACTAAGAAATATCACTATTTACAACTCTGGTGTTTTAGATTTTGTAAATTAGTTAAAGCAGCGAGAGTTCCTGTAGACATCTTTTTAGATAACATTCAAAGTTTTACGGGTTCAAATGTTTTTGATTCTTGGTTTCCTAATAGAACTTGGGAATGGTGGGATAAATATCTAGTAGATAGAGAACTAACTCATAGTTGGTTTTATGCAGCAGATGTTTTTTCCCATACTCTACATCTTGAAGGAAATATAGAAGTAGATTGGTCAAATGTAGACAAGTACATTAGTTGGGGAGATGACTCTTATATAGGTTACTTACCTCCAAGTTCTTTATATATAGAAGAGAGACTAAAAGAAAGATTTCATGTTTGGACGTTTGATGAGGAAGAAGATAAAGTAGCTGAAGAGAAGTTCTGGAAGTGGAGACAAGAACAAATAGATAAAGGTTATGAAGTTTATTATATTACATCACTGGAGACATAAAAATGAAAGACGTTATATCTACTCAAGTTAAACTTAGAAACTTTGATGGTGAAGGTTTTTGGGTAACTCCTGTAAGTTATATGCCCCATGATTTCTGGGGAGAGCCTAAAGATAGAAATAGACTAAGATTATACAACACTCCTGAGTTCCCTCCTTTTATTGATTTCTACTTAAAAACAGGGGCTGACGATAAATACTCACATTTTCCTAATCTACTAAGACTCTACCTTTGGGAAGCAATTAAAACCTCTACTAAACAATTCTTTTCAAATTCTAAGTATTTCTTTGGAAGTGCAGTATTTGATTCTAGTTTTTCTAAAAGGAGTTGGTGGAATAATGTCTATTACTACACTAGAAGGTCTTTAGAAAAGGACTGGTTTTACTGTAGAGAGGTTTACCCTGTAATTCTCCATATTGAGGGAAACATAGAATTACTAGATGAGGAGCATAACTATTGGGAAGAAACCTATTTAACACCTACAGCTAAGTGGATTGAGGAAAGATTAGAGGAAAAAGAAGGCTATACATTAAATAAAGATGAATGGGGTGAAAAGTTTACGGAATGTTCTTTAAAAGACTTCTATAAATGGAAGAAAGAGCAAGAAGACAAAGGCTTAAGTATTTCTTATATTGTCTCGTTAGAAACATAAGTAATTAAATAATCTACTAAGCTCTGTAAGTTATCTTTGACCTATGGAGCTTACTTCACTATCTCTACTACCAAGGAGGTTATATGTGGATGTAATAGAACTATTTGAGCAACGTCTGGAACTTGTTAAAGAGTACCCTTCATGGATGGAGTATATATGTCCGTTATGTGGAAGTAAAGGGCTTAAGATAAATAAGGTAACTTCTTACTATAAGAACTATAAATGTACCTGCGATACTAAAAGGATAACTGCTTTTATATACCAAGACTCAGGAATTACTTATGTACCTAAAGCAAAACAAGTTCCTAAAGTAGTAGAGTCAGTACCTAACCTAAGTAACTTAAAGCTAAGTATAGTAGCTAATCCCTCTTTACTAAATGACCTCAACAATAAATACCAAGACTTAGATGGAATAGTTCTATACCAATACTCTACTAACCAAAGAACTAAGAGAATTAATCGTCTTAAGTCTAATGGTAAGAAAGTAGTTATACCTCAGACAGGTAGGTTACTTAATGAAGGTGTATCCATAAAATTTCTTATAATTTCTCTGTCTATTCAACTAGGTATCTACTTAGTAGTTTCTATATTAGTGTTTAACTATCAATGGGTTAATGGTATAGGTGAAGGAATATTTCCTATATTTACTAACCAAAGAACATTAGTAAGTGAACTAATAATAGTGGCTGAGGGGGAGAAATGTGTTGAGTACCTAAACTACAAAGGTATAGAAGCAATGAGTCTATTAGGTAGTTACACAACATCTATTACTAAAATACAAGAAGTCATAGAGGTTAGTAGAAGTAAGATACCTAATGTTCTTCAGTTCCTTTACTTACCTGACTTAGACGCTAAAGGAATGCAGAAAGCATTAATATTTCAGAAAGCAGTATGGGAAATGAGACTACCATGTAAGATATTTGATTTAAGAACTAAACTGTTACAGCCCATAGGGTGCGGACTAGATTTTAAGAGAGGTTATGATGTGGCAGATTTTATAACTGAGTTTCCTGATAGTAACCTAGTGAGTGTATTTGAAGATGAGTTCAGAGATACAAGTCGATATCAAGATAAGTGAGATAAAAGAACAGTATCTTCAAGCATTAGATAATTTACATCTACGAGCGGAAGAAGATATTCTTGATGAAGTTGATTTAGAATACGCATTAGATAAGATACACAAGATATATGGGGTTAATTTAGGTGTAAAGGATGTTCAAACAGTTACTAGACACTATCTTAGTAGAAGGAACACTACTTTAGACGTTAAAAAGTATTACACAATTAAGGAAGTAATCAACTTTAAGAACAGTGAGTTAACTGGTTCTATCGTTCCTAGGTTAGTTCCTACTGGAGTAACTATAATAAGAGCGCCTGCTAAACAAGGTAAAAGTAGACTTATATATGCGTTACTTAAATCTATTTACATTACTAAGGAGTTTTTAGGTCTTCCTACTAGGAGATGTGGGATTACTATAGTATATCAGGCTGAAGAACCTATGACTATAGTAAGAAATAGATTCCTCAGTAATAGATTTGATGATGATGATAATCCTGATGTACGTGACTTAATAGAAAACGATAAGATAATCATTGTTAGACAGATTAACATTGCTAAAGGTATTGACCAAATAAAGAGAGATGTCAGGAAGTTCTCTAAGAAACATAAAGTAGATTTGATAGTAGTAGATACGTTAAGAGCTGCTATGAGGTCTGCTAGTGTATCTGAAAATAGTGCAGATTGGGCTAATCCCTCTGGACTTCTACAAGATTACGCTAACGGGCAGAATATAGCTATTATACTTCTACATCACCATAACAAAGGAGGTAAGTCATCAGGTACATCTGCTCTTGATGGTAATGCTAATATGCTTTGGGATGTTACTTACTATGAGGGTGAGAAATACTCTAAGAAATCATTGGTAATAAAGACTACTCCTAGAGATGGTACAGGTGCAAGTTTTGTAGTTGATTTTAAAAAAGAACTTAAGTTACTAGAAGAAGAAGGAGTAACACCTGACCTAACCACATTAGAAGTTAAGATTATCACATTACTAAAGCAAGAAGAGAATAGAGAAGGAGTAATAGACTTAGGTTTATCTATTGAGGAAATAGCAGAACAACTATCAGTAGAAAGTCTAGAAAAGTTAGAGTTAGCTTTAGATAGACTACTTGAGAGTTCTTTTTTAGAGAGTAACAGAAGTAAAGGTAAAAACTTCTACTATATCCCGAACTATATCCTAGAACTCTACGGAGACTTAGGTATCTTAGGCAAAGCAGAAGAGTTAGATTTAAGACTTCAGGATATCTCAGTTCAAGTACAAACTGCTACTACTAAGAAAGAAGTATTTGAAGCATTTAAAGGAATGTCTGTTAGAGATAAAGAAGTTGTGTTTAGACTTCTACCAGTTGAAGAACAAGACCGTTTAAAATCACTATCTTAAAAGTTGACATTAGGAAATAATATAAATCATGAACAAGATGAATGAAATGAGTCAAACCACACCAGTATATCTAAGTATTTCAAAAGAAGAGTTTATAGCTGCTTACGATAACTACGACTATGCTTACCACATCTACGTTAAACCTGGTCAAGGAGAGCTAGAATATCTAAGTTGGAGCGCTGCTAAGAATCTTCTAATGCGTTATTTTCCTAATCTAGTAGTAGAATTTGAAAGAAATAGTAGTGGATTACTTACATTTAAACTAGAGAACAATCTTAAAAAGGAAGCTAAAGACAGGTTTGAACAATTAATAGTAGAAAAGCAAGAACTCTTAAAAGAAGAGAAAGATTGGAAGAAAGAGAAGAGTCTTAAGAAAGAGATTGCTGAGTATAGTGACCAACTCTACTATGACAATAGAGGTGTAGCAGTTATGCCTTACTTAGTAGATGTAGTTACAGGACTTAGAACTCCTTCTATGTTATTCCCGGTAATGAGTAACACTAATGATGCAGTTTACAATCCAGATATTAGAGACATCAATGATAGCTGTATGAGAGCTGCTGTTAAGGTAATTGCTCTTAATACAGGTCTAGCTCTAAGGATATTTACTAGGGAAGATGTAGGTAAAGGTTCTACTACAGAAAGCGATAAGTTCAAGAAGATAGATGAGATTATTAAAAGTTCTACTAGACTTGGAAGAGAAGTAGATAAGAAAATAGTTAACTTTGGTAGCTCTATTCTAATGCTAAACAAAGTAGCTAATGACCTCAAGAAAGAGATTGAAGCAGCTATAGAAGCACAGAAAGCAAGAAAAGCACAATAGTTTATTTTATTAGTGGGTGTACTTGATTATGCCCACTTCTACTAAGAATAGGAGTTACTCATGTTAGAAGTTTGGTTGAGAAGAGTAAAACAGTTTATTTCAGAAAATAACCACGAAGATAGACCTCAATGTTTTATCTACAAAGATTATGAGATATGTACAACTGCTATGTGGAGAACTTCAGGGAAGAAATATTATTTTATGCAAGTCAATAAAGATGGAAAAGAAGTATGTAGAGGGGTAGGTGATGACGACGATACTAGAGATATAGTAGAGATGTTAGGACGTACTTGGGTAGATGAACATGAATTACTTAAATAAATACTTAGAAAATGCTTTAGGTAATATTGTTAAATGTGCTTTTGGAGTCAAAGATAATAGAAAAGAGGAATTAGTACAGTACAAAGAGTACGAAATCTACGTAACCCCAAGACAAGAAGGTATCTATGATGTTGGGATTTATAAGTATGGTAGGTCAGTTAATCAAGTAATAGACATTCATCTCTCAGTAGAGGAGATAATTAAGTTTGCCTGTGAATGGATTGACGAATATGATGCGTTTAATGTTGAATAATGACTTTACTAGATAAGATTGCTAAGTCTATATCTCTTTGGCTGATGAAGACGGCTTATAAAGGGATGTGTGAATCAGAAAGATTAGAAGCTAGAAATAATGCAGCTTTAAGAATTCGTGAGTTGAGAATAGATTTTGATTTTGAGTTAGCTGACTTGTGGATTGAGTTTTACAATTGGACAACTACTTACAAGGAGATAACTATGAAAGAACATTTTGAGATTATGTGGATGCAAGTTCAGATAGTCTTTTATGAATCACTAACTTCATTAGCTAATTTCTTCAGTGTTAATGTTTTAGATAATATTGCTAAGTTTATGTACTTGTATCTAATGGATGATTATAAAAGAATGCAGTATAGAAACGGAGTATCTGCTCATATTAGTGAAATGAGATATAAAAATGACCCGGATTTAGAGCTAGCTATTGAAAGAGTTACGGAGTTATATAGATGGATGTGTGACAATCAATGAATATTACTCATAAAGATAGTTACGAAGACTTCCTTTATGTTTGGGGCTTATCTAAACCTGATGAATATACAGAAAGGGAAAAAAGACTAATTTTCCTAGTTGATGAGGTTTTAGACTTAACTACTTACTGTGATGACTTTAGTTTAGAGATTGGGGAATACATATTGGACATTATCAAGAGTATTCATTACTTCCATAACAAGAAAGATGTACCTACTAAGCCAAATCAAAACTATCTTTTTCCTGATGATGAAGAGTTGCAATACACTTACATTGTTTATGTTCAGTTCCTTATTCAGTATTTGACTTGGGGAAGTAGTATTAGAGGTGCATGGTTTGATAGCAGAGAAGAAATCTTAGGTTATAAACTAACACCTGAAAGTGTGTCTTATCTAATTAGTTGGTTTGATTGTTCTGAGGGAGGACAAGACAATGAATAGAGAAAGGATTCAGAAATGTGTAGATGCTTTAAGAAGTGGTAAATACAAGCAAGGAAGAAAAGCACTTAGGAATATAAATGATGAGTTTTGTTGCTTAGGAGTCTTTTGTGATATTAGTAAGAAAGACTTAGGTATTGATTGGAATCTGGAGCCTACAGATAAAGAGTGTTATATGTTTAGTGGTAGTAGTGGCGTACTTCCTAACTCAATGTTAGGTTATCTAGGTATTGACTGTAATAATGTTCTGATAAAAACTACTAATTCTAAGTTACCTATGTATCAGATGGAGAAAGTAGGTATGTCTTATATAGATAGAGAGCAGGTATCATTGATTAGTCTCAATGATAGATTTAAATTATCTTTTGAACAAATAGCAGACATTATAGAAGAAGAGTTCCTGAAGTAAGTAGATAAAGAAGAATCCTCTAGAACTACTAATAAACTCTAGAGGCCTTCTCTTACTAACCTTACTCAGAGAACAAGTCTCGATAATTAATACCTACTCGTTCGTAACATACAGAAGCATTGGCTAACATACGTACCTTTTGAATTTCTCTAAGGATAGTAGTTAGCTCAGCAGGATTTTTTACTACTTGAGCTAGTGACTTTGCGTATTCAATAGATGCTTGGTTGACTACGTTATGTTGTTCTCTTTCTTCATCAGTCTTAGGAGGATGGTAGCTAAATAAGTCTTCTAACTTGGTCAAAAATTTAGGAGTCATGTAACTAATTGATTGGAACTAATAAAGTTTAACATATAAGGAGAAGTAAGATGAGTAATAATTTAGAACACAAAGATATTCGAGAGTATTTAAGTAACTTAGTAGGTATAGATGAGCTAATAAGATGGCAAAGAGATTTTTGTAACCAAGATTTACATTACGCGGGATTTGTCTGTAAAGTAGAGAGTCAGTATGGTGATGATTGCGATGCTCCTTACTCAGGGTGTATCTATTTAAACGGAGAAAGTATGGACATATTTGTAGTAGGTGAGTCTCCTTATTCTTATGCAAAAGATTTCTGGAAAACAGTAGATAGGTATACATATGAAAACTCTACAGTTAAAGTGGTCAGATATACTAGCAAAAGATGTTCCTCTTGAGCCAAATATAATTGTTCATGGCAAAGTAGAAGATAAAGTATGGAATGAATGGGTAGATAAGTTCTCAGTTGCTAAGATATTCTCTACTGACTTAGAAACTCATGGTGACGAAGAATATAGCGCATTATATTTTAAGTTTGGGTTAATAAGACTTATCTCAGTAGGAATCAAGGTAGATGGTCAATATTATGCACTAATATATGATTTAGGTGGAAACTTAGATAATATAGATGAAAAGAAGAAAGAGTTTTTTGCTAGTAGATTCTACCAAGTATTTAAAGAGAGATGTGAGAATCTAAAAGTCCCGGTAGTAGGGGTTAATCTAAAGTTTGATGGTAACTTTCTACTCTACCATTTAGGTATTAAAATACTGTGCTGTAGAGATTTAATGTTATGTTCGCAAGTAATTTGGGCAGGAGTAGAAGTAATCCCTGGTAATAAATCTAAAAATAGAGAAGATAGATGTTTATTATCTCACTCTCTTAAAGCTATTACTGAACGAGTAAACATTCTTTTCAACACTAAATTTGAAATAGATAAGAGTGAACAGAAAGAAGATTGGGGATGGAGAATTTCAAATGCTAAGTATAATTATTCAGGAAATGACTCAATCTTACCTCTACAATTATTTCCATATATTCAGGAGTTAGTTATAAGAGAAGACTTATATTACTCCGTAATGGCAGAATCTCTTGTACTTCCTGCTTTTATTGAAATGGAAGTATTTGGTTTTCCTATTGATAAGGATTTATTAGAAAAGAATGTTTTTGAGTATAGGAAAAAGTTAGAAGAATATAAAGAGATTATCACAGTTAGTTTTCCAGATGTAAATTGGGGACAAGTAGAGTTACTAAGACAAGCTTTTAATGAGAAATGGCCGGAGCTTAAATTACAGTCATTAGACGTAGAAGCACTAAAAAGAGTTAAGTATCCAGAAGCTAAAGCTCTACTAAGGATGAGGACTTTGAACGTTCTTATTCAATATGCAGAAGGTATAAGAGATGTAGCTTGGAAGAATCCTGAGGAAGACTTCTATTCTGTTCGTACTAATTATAGACAAATGACTCCTTCAGGTTCAGGTAGGTCAAGTTGTAATGGTACTTTAAAATACAAAAATTCTAAGGGAAGTAAGAAAGCTATTAACATTGGCGCTCAACTTCAGAACCCAGCTAAAACACCAAGTTTTTTTAAAGAAGAAGGATTACCTGACTTTAGAACATTCTTTAAAGCCCCAGAAGGTTATTTTTTGGGAATTATGGATTTAAGTCAGAGTCACTATAGAATCTGTACTGAATTATCTAAAGACCCCACATTATTAGAGATTTATGGTAATGGTAAAGATGCTCATATTATTATGGGTAACTCTATTGCTATTTATGATGGTCACAATTTTGGGTATGACGAAGCAGTAACTTTATATAAACAAGATAATCCTGACCCACTAATATCTAAGTACAGGAAGTTCGGGAAGGAAGCTAATTACTCAGGTCTCAATCAGGCAGGAGCTAAAACTATACAAACAAGCTTTAGAAAGAATGGGGTAGAAGTAAGTGAAGAACAATGTAAATTAATTCAGCAAGCTTATAGAAAAACTTATAATGTACTCTACGAATTTATCCAAAACTATGTTAAAGAGTGTAACAAGTATAATATAGAATTCCCTTTCTTTAATGCTAATGGTCAACCTACTTCAGGGCATTACGGTAAATGTAAGACTTTTACTAATAGAACGGTACATTTAAAAAAGCAAGAGAAGACTTTTACAACTAAAACAGGTAAAACCTATACTACTTATGAAGTTCCTTATACAGATTCTATTTCTCTAATTTGGCTCTGTGGAGAAGCAGATATTCTTAAATTTGCTCAAGGTAAAGCAGAGATAGAGTTCTTTAATAATCCTCATTGGAAAGCTAGATTTTGTAATAACTGCCACGATGAACTTAACTGGATTGGTTTATCTGAATATTCATTTGAGATTAATAGTGCAGTAATGAATTGTTTACATACTGAATTGAGATACTGGATTAAGTCAATTCCGGTAGATGTATGTTTTGACCCTAACAAACTAACTTGTAAAAATTGGAATGAGAAATAATCGTCATAAACAAACCTAATAGAAAGACTTAGAGAATAATGAATAGCTTATCAGTCGTAATCTACTAATATAAGAACGTTAAAATATCAAAACCAGTGTAGGTGAATGAGATGAGTAACTATGAATCTGCCAAAGTAGAAGGTGTAATGGAAGTATTGCAACAACTTAGTGAGAAAGATGGGTTTACTGTCTATCCAACTAAAAAGTACGTAATTGATAAATTAACTGAATTAGAACTTACTGAGTATGTCGAACCAATCATTAATAACTACTACAAGATAACTAAAGAGGAGTTAAAAAAGAAAATAGCTTTACTAATAGCTAATGAGCTTATTACTAATAATCCCTATAAAGGTGATGAATCTTATGTACAGGGGAAATTACCTTTAGCTTCCAAGATTCTAGATTTAGTACAAGACTATTTAGATACAAACGATTTATTAGTGAGCTGAGAGGTTAACTAAATGGATAGTGCTACAATTGCTTTCTTCTCTGGTCAATATGAAGGAATCTGGTTAGTTCTTGAAGCTTTGTATGAATTTGAACAAAACGAGTTAGTGTCGGTTAAGTATAAAAAAATTGATAGAAGTTATGTAAAAGAGAAATTGATACAGCTAGGTTTGACTGATTTTACTGCCGGGATTGTAAATACTTACTTACCAATTAAAGAAGAGAAATAGAATTATGAAAAAACCTAAAAATATTGCTGTTACAGGTCGCGTATCTGATTGGATGAAAAACCCAGATGGCAGGCTTCCAGTATCCTGTACCGTGTTTGATGTGCAAGATAGTATGGAAGGGAAAGACGGGATTGAACAAAGTTGGTTATTTACCAGTGGCGCTCTAAGATATGGTGCTGGTGTGGCAATTAACTTGTCTAATATACGTTCAAAAGGTACGACTAATAGCAAAGGTTTGGTTGCGAGTGGTGCAGTTAGTTTTGCTCAAATCTATAGCCAACTCAACGAGATTCTAAGACGTGGAGGTATCTATAAGAATGGGGCTGTTGTTGTATATCTCGATTACAATCACAGTGACCTAGTTGATTTTTTAAATGCTACTCCTAAAGATTTACCTTGGGCTAAGAAATCTCTGTATGTAGATGAAAATTTATTAGAATCACCTCATATTGACCTTATTATTCAGAAAGTTAGAGACGGGTCAGTATGGTTAGCTAAGAAACAATGGGATAAAGACGGTAATCGTCTCTACTCTAACGTGTGCATGGAAATAATAATTTCGTCTAGAGCTTCTTGCCTACTTTCCCACACTAATTTAGGTAAGTGTAAGATTGATGAAATTGCCCAGGCTTTTGAAGATGGAATGAAATTTCTATGTGAGTTACATCCTCAAACTGGTGTGGATAAACAAGGATTATATTTATCACCTAACGAGGATAAGCAAGTGGGTTTAGGAGTGTTAGGATTAGCTAATTTGCTCGCTATTGAAGAAGTTAAATATTCAGAGTTTGTAGATGCGTTAGAAAATAGAGTATACAATATTGAAAATTCATCTACTTCCCTATCATCTAATGCTGTTGCTATTGTAGATGCTTTATTAGAGGGGTTTGATAAAGCTAAGATTGTAGCGTGTAAACATGGGATGCAACGTGCTTTTACAATTGCTCCTACTGCCTCTGTGGCTTATCGTAACCGTGACAGAGAGATGTTTACTACTGCTCCAGAAATTAGCCCTCCAATTAACAATATAGTTGACCGGGATAGCGGTACTTTTGGAGTTACAAATTATGAACATAACCCTAAAGGTGAAACAGCAAGAGAGGTTGGTTGGGATGTTCAATATCGATTGATGAAAGCATGGCAAAGTATGATGGATAGAACAGGTTTGGCTCATGCGATTAGTTTCAACATTTGGAACACTTGTACAGTAGATAAAGATTTCATTGCAGATTGGTTGGCATCTCCACTTAAAACTACTTACTATCGTTTACCTATTGAGCAAGATTTTCTAGATAAGAGTCGTGTAATCACAGAGGATAATATTTCAACTGCTGTAGAGTCGTGTAACCTTGATGGGTTATGTACTTCTTGTGCTGAATAACGCTAACTAACTATAAAATATAAAATAATGACAAATACATTCTATTCTGAATTATTGGCTAAAAAGAAGCCTTGGACACCTAACGTCGGTAAACCATCTCCCGTAATGGAAGGGTCAGAAGAAACTATTGGACGTGCAATCGCGTTACGAACATTAGAAATTCCTGTAGGAGATTGGATTCTATTAGGATGTAAACGTGAGATGTCAAGACTATCCGAGGATGCTATTAAACTATTGCAATCTAATATTGAAGATGAATTTCGTCACGATGAAGTCTTAAATATGGCTCATTCTGTATATCAGTTGACAGATGAGAATATGGAGAATGAAGCGAGTATTATAACTAAAGAATGGATTGACCATCCTGACCACCCAGTAGTAAAAGCTTGGGTGATTGAGAATAGTGTATTTTTTGTAATCCTTCCTATCCTCCGTAAATTTGGTGACGCAGGTTTAAGATTAGTTAGTCGTGATATTTCTAACGATGAAAATATTCACGTCTCTACTAACAGACAAATTGCTGCGGACTTAGGATATAGCTATTCTAAATCGCTTGATAGTTTACGTAAACGTACTGTAGAGTGGATTGTAGAAACTCTAAATTCTCCTGGTAAGTTCGGTTTTCCTGATGTGTGGTTGAAATCTAGCGACACATTGCTATATCAAGGAGTTGCCTCTGAATTATCAGACACAGCCAATTACGTAATGCCTGCCTTTTTTGAGTTAGATAATCAAAATCTTCCTTCTTATTACTGATTGCTTACTGCCGGAGAAAAGATAATGGAGACAGAAGTATTTAAGATTATTAGCACTAGAGATGTTTACGGATACTACACTTATACTTGGAGATATCTTTTAGATTCTACTAAAAATGAATGGCTAGAATCAAAAGATAATTTCGGTAGTGAAGGTGTATGTTTAGCTAACTTTCTAGAAGAGGTAGCAAAAATCCGAATAGATACTGATGAATTAGATGAGAGTTTGATGGATTTATAAGTAAACAATAACTAAGAGGGGTTTCTTATAAGCTCCTCTTATATAACTAGGAGAATAAGTTATGAACAAAACAGTTTATTTCTACTATAAAAGAGATAGTTTACCTCATTCTGAATATCAAGTAGTACAATCTTTTAATAAGTTTCTAGAAGATGAAGACAGAAAAGAATATAAGATATCTACTTCAACTGCGGTAATCTTTAGCATAGTTAGAGCTTTCTGTCGTCTTCATAGATTATCTCTAGTTACTTACTACGAAGATTTGGAATTAAAACTAGATAAAAGTATGGAAATGAACGATTGGTCTAACTGTTTTGATTTTGAAATTGAAGACAAAGCGTTTGAAATCTTATTTTTGACTTCTGAAGATGACCTTAAGAACTATACTTGGGTTTTGAAATGAAACAACCACCAGAAGAGTTTGAACCTGTACTAGCTATTATCAGTAGAATATCTGAATTAGGGTTATCACGATGGCATGAAGTAGTTTACTATGATGTCTGGGATAAACGATGGTACTCATATCACGGTAGCAATACTTTTGATGTAGCTGGGGATACAGTAGAAGACTGGGTTTACTGTAGTGAAGTCTTCAAGGAGAAAGTATGAGAAACAACTGGTACATCTCTATTCCGGGATTGTTAACAGGTTTTGTAATGGCTGCTTTATTGATAATCCTTCCTTTTGAAATTGCAGTAGTTATTATTTTCTCGTTTTTTCTAGGACTATTTGTTGGGTATTATTTATTAAATTTGGAGTAAAATTATGGCTTTCTTTTATTGGGTTGGATTTTTCTTTTTTCTTATCTTTGGAATTCTTAAGTTAATTGAGATTATTGAAGGTAGCTAATGCTTTTATTTATCGGACTTATCTGTTTTGTCTATATTATAAGTTTTGCTTATCTTCTATTTCTATTAATTGTATGAACGCAATAGACCTAGCTTTCTTTGGATTTACTGCTACTCTTTATGCAGTTTCAATCGGTTTTATGATTTCTCTATTAGTGAGTGAAGATGACATCTCTTGAATTAATAGTCACAGGAATTCTAGCTTTATCTATTTATAGTATTCTCTTTGCTTTTGTCATTGATTGGATATCTAAAGTTGACTATGACATCTCCCCTTTCTTGATAGCTGGATTTTTCGGAATAGTAATAACGGTAATCATAGTTTCTCTTAAAGTTCTCTTAGAGGTAATTTAAATGCAACAACCAATCTATTTCGGTAATATCATCTTCCAAGCTAGAACTCAGCATTGTATGAGTATTGGTGATTTGATAAAAGTCTTAAGAGACATTCATGGAATAGCTCTAACTTTTGAACAAGTGGAAGAAATGGAAAATAATCAAGGTAACTACTGTTGGTTAATACCTACTTTAGCTCAGGTATATAGATGTGATGAAAGTTGGCTTTATATTTTACACGAACAGACTCCTAGATTATGAACAAGATAGTTGTATTTTCTTACAAGAGAGATAGCTTACCTCATTCTGAATATCAAGTAAGGAAACAATTAGAGAAGTTCTTAGTAGAGGATAGTAGTTCTTATGTGATTACTACTTCTACTGCTTCTATTTTCTTAGTAGTTCTATCTTTTTGTTCCGGTTATAACTTGATGATAAGTGCGGACTATGAAGGAGCAGTAATAAACATAGATAAAGCTTACGGAATTCACAAAGATAATTGGAAGAAGTATCCGGATTTTATAGAGTTAGACAATGAGAGATTAGTATGACAGAAACACTAATAACAGTTGTAGCTTTTGTTATTATCTTAGTTTTGTGGATTATCTTTATATTGGAGTTGAGTAGATGACTATCTCGCGCAAACGACTTGAAGAATTAGAGAATATTCCAGAATCTGCCATTGATACGTCTGATATTCCTGAGTTAGATGATACTTTTTGGCTGAATAACCAAGAACTACAAGACCAAATCAAAGTAGCTAAGGAAAAGCACAAAGAAATATATTGGAAAATCTTTGAAGTAGAGTATTGGAAATCTACTAAAAGTCTAAACTTACTCTTTGAATTAGAGAAAGAATATAGAGTCTCAGGTCAAAAACACTTTACCGGGTTTACTGTAGAAATTAGTGAGTTTAAATGTTTAAAAGGTAAAACTGAAGAACAAATAGAAAAAGTAAGTCTCTTAGGTGACAGGGCAATTCAATGGGAAGAGTTAGACATTCAAATTGATTTAGAGGATTTACTTACGTCTATTCAATTACGTGAGAATTGGTTAAACTCATTAAAATAAAATATGACACAAACACATCAAGTAGGCATCAAACTTCTACATCCAAATGCTAAAGTCCCCACAAAAGCTAATCCATCTGACTCTTGTTACGATGTTGTAGCTGTTGGAAGAGAAGAGTTATTATTTCCGATAATAAAAGAAAAAGGAGTTTATCTAGGTAATAAACTTTACGGATATAAATATCACTTAGGTTTTGCTCTTGACCTTCCTCCAAATACAGAGCTACAAATTCGTTCACGTAGTTCTATCTCCAAAACGGGATTAGTTCTATCTAACGGGATTGGAACGGGAGATGAAGGATATACTGGAGAATACTCAATTGTCTTTTATCATGTAGTTCCTGAGTTACCTCCTTATGAAGTTGGAGACAGAGTAGCTCAAATTCAAGTAGCTAGTCGAGCAGATATTAACTTCAATCTAGTAGAAGACTTGCCAAATAAAGACAGAGGTGATAAAGGGTGGGGAAGTAGTGGTTTAAAAGAGCTAAGACCTACATATAAACAAGCTAGAGATGTGACTTACGATTAATGAGGAGAATAGTTATGGGTATACTTCCAGATAATATCTTTGACATAATGCAGAAGTGGGAGTTTAACCAAATTGAAAGACAAAAAGAGATAGATGAGAAATACAGAGAGAAAACTAAAGAAGAAAAGTTACTAATGAAAGCTCAGTATAGAGAGACTCTTAGTACCTGGCAAGTAAGAAAAGTTTATGAAGTAGAGTTAGATTCTGACATTTGCTGTGATGTTTGCAACGAAATAATAAGCAATCAACTAGAAATTTGTCCTATCTGTAAAACTGAAAACGTAGGAATATATGAAAGTTCTAGTTTAGTAGAATCGGGTTGGGAAGCTATTACTATTCAATGTGAGGAATGTAAGAGTTACTTTAAATTAGTATCTGGAGGTTGGTATGGATATCCTGAAGACCCTAGAGTAGTTCAAATAAGTAAAGAAGAGGAAGAAGCAGAAAACGGTGTAAGAGATGATGTAGATAAAGCAAACTACTATAGTTTTATATCTAAACTCAAAATAGGAGAATAACTCATGAGCGTAAGAGAATCTATTGTCCGAGCATTTCTTAAGTTAAACATCTTTGCTAGAACTCCTGAGGTAGAAATAGTAAAGAAAACAGTATATCTCACAGAAAATGAAGCTATGGAAGAGATGGTAGCTAAAGTAAGAGAATCTAAAGAATATCAAGAAGCGCTAGCAAAACTTAAAAATGAAGAGAAAGATAATCCTTTCAACTTCTAACTAACTCCCTACCCAACTTATAAGGCTCTCTACTAATAATAGGGAGTCTTTCTTCTTATGAACACTATAACTTATGACTTGCCCAACTCGGATATTACTTATTATCCTAACTTCTTTGATGAGTTTGATAGTCACTACTTCTACACTAAACTACTAAAAGACATCAAATGGGAAACTAAAACTCTCAACTTTTCAGGAAGAGAAGTACAAATTCCTAGGTTAACAGCTTGGTATGGGGACGCACCTTACACTTATTCAGGACTTAGATTAGAACCAAATGCTTGGACTCCAACTCTTTTATCTCTAAAATCTGCGGTAGAAGAAAGAGTGGTTCATCCGTTTAATAGTGTTCTACTAAATCTCTATCGAGATGGTCAAGATTTTGTTTCTTGGCATTCTGACGATGAAAAAGAGTTAGGTAGAAATCCTGTAATTGCTTCTATTAGTTTTGGTGCTACTAGAGACTTCAAATTAAAGCACAAATACTTAGACTATAAAGAATCTATCTCTCTTACATCTGGAAGTTTATTAGTCATGAGAGGAGAAACTCAACATTATTGGCAACACTCAATTCTTAAGACATCTAGGAAAGTAGAACCGAGAATTAATCTTACATTTAGAACTATTTACGAATAGGAGAAACCATGCCAGATATATCTAAGCAATTACTTCAGGTAAGAAAAGGAGTTATTGGTTATGTAGAGCATAAAGCAGGAATAGTAGAAGTGATTTATTACGATAGGCTTGTTAACTAAAGGAGAGAACAAATGACTTATAAACATTTTGAACGTGAGATACTAAGGCAAGAAGAAGATTGGAGTAGCCATTGTAATATAGAAGGACTTTGGAAACTAGCAAAAGAAATGTTGAGTCATATTAAAGAACAAGAAGAGAAGGAAGGACTTGTATCTATTTTGAACAAAACTGAGGAAAAGAAAATGGAAAAAGAAATCCTAATGAAAACAAGAGGAGTATACAAGTATGTAACTTCTTGCTACTACAAAGATAGCTCTTCTACTAAAAATGCTTTAGTTCAAGTAGGTTACTTAGATTTAAATGACAACATGGTATTTAACTCGTCTGAGACTCGTTCTGAAAACGAACCAGATACAGAATTTGTAGAGTCGGCAGACCTCCTCTTAGGAGAAAAGCCAGATACATTAGTTAGATATCTTCCAGGTTTCATGGTTAGAGGATACAGAAGTTGTGAGGAGTATGTACCAATCACTAACTCTCATAACGGTAAAGATACTAAAGAGATTAATGAGGTAATTAGTCAAAACACCATTCAATATTCTCCTTCTACTTATAGTAGTTCTCCTAAAGTCCCTTATTCAGTAATAGGTTATTTGAATGATGATGGTGAACTTATTTACTACAACCAAATAGCTAACAAAGAGTAATTAGTAGTTTATATGAGAGTAAAGTAACTAAGCTCTCTAATAGGGAGAAAAACAATGACTTATCAAGAATTTAGTGAACAGTTAGAAGAAATTAGAGACTATATTGATGGTAAAGGATTATCATTTCATCCTGAATGTGGAACAGCGATAAGGAAACTAGATAGAATCGCTCAACAAATGCTTGATTATATTGAGCAAAAAGAAGAAGAGAATAAATATACATTTAGTGAGAAATTTACTAAAGAAATAGTCTTAAATTGGTATAACAAAATTAGTGAAGAAGAAGACTATCAAGATAGATTAGGAGAAGAAGCATTACCTAACTCTATAACCGAGAAAAAACTAAAAGAAGTAGGATTAATATTTGGTGAAGATGGAGCAGAAATAACTACTCAAGAACAAGTAGATTATTTATCTCAATTCATAGAAACAAAGATTGAGTTAGATAAGTATGACTATGCTCTAAATATTTTCTATTAATAGAAGATGAGAAAAATTATGACTGACCCAAATAATCTTAACTTAACAGAGTTTGACTTAGCATCTTACGACTTTGCAACTCAAGAATTAAATTTACCTGACCATGAAGCATTTGAAGTATCTGTAGAAGTGGCAAAACAAGATAATTCAGAGTTCGTTAGATTAGATGATTTAGATTTATCCGGAGAAGGAAATGAATAGTAAAAAGCAAATGCAACGTTATCGCAGTATTGTTAAAAACTTCAAGTCTATTACTAATGATGATGGTTGGGATAGGGTTTGTAATGAGTATCCTGTAATAGAAACAATCCAAGAATTAGTTGCTGACTTACTACTTTCTATTAAAAAAGAAGAAAAGCTGTTATCTGAAATAGAAAACCATATTCTTTGGGTTGATTATAGAGATTACAAGTTCAAAGTTTGGTTAGACGCAGAGAGAAATACTTTAGTAGGGGATATATTGCTTAATGACGAAATAGATGTTATAGGATTGGAATCCGATTCCCTTACTCATCTACTAACAGAATTAGAAAGACAAGTAGATAACCAGATTAACTATAAATATCAAAATCAGTTAGCAGAAGAAAATATACAACTACAAGCTGAAGTAGAAAAATGGAAGAAGGAAGTAATTTATCTTAATAAAATGATAGGAGAAATAGATGATGAGTATTAACAGTGATTTCTATTACACATATAAAAGACGACTAGAAGAAGCTCAAAAGAAACCTTTAAAAGAAAGAGCTTGGTTACTAGAAAATCTAGCTAAAGAACTACTGAACGATTTAGCTAGTGAATGGTTGAGTAAAGAAGAATATGAAAAAGAAGTGGGAATTATAGGAGAAGACAATGAAACTAGAATATAAAAACTACATCTTAGAACTAGAAGAGGTACATCAAGAAGCAGGAACTCGTATAGTAGCTAACTGTGATAAAATCTGTTACGCAGTTAATACTTCAAAAGGATATGACTATGTAATACCTGAATTTAGAAGATTAGTTAATGAATATATCCGATTATGGAAGAAAGAAGATGACCGAAGAGAAAGTGAAAGTAACAGTTATTTATTTTGGATGAGTAGATAATGAATCCTATCTATTGGCACTGAGCAGATTTTCATTCAAAACATGATGAGATTGAACTAACTACTTATCACTCACTAACGGGTAACGAATGGCTCGACTTACCTATTGTTGCAGCTTTATTGTTATTACCTGTTATTTTCTTAATCTGGAACATTGAGAGGAAAAAGAAATGAAAAAGCTAATTGTTGAGTATTTAGGTTACAAATTAGAAGTAGAAATTCATCCAAAGCTTAACGGGATATCTTTCATCAAAGGTACTTGTAAAAATCTATGTTTTAATTTTTGTGGATATTATGGTAGCTACTCACCTGCTATAGATGAGTTTATAAAAGTTGTAGATAGAGAATATGAGGAAGAAGTTAGGAATGAAGCTTTAGCATTTCGGGATTAAATAAATGAGTATAGAAGAAATGATAGGTAAAAAGTTTCTTAAAGAGATAGACGAAAAGGATGCTGTTTCTATCTTAGAAGCATTGGGACACTACGGAGATGACACTTTAATAGATAAGTGGGTTTCTGTAAAAATAATTGCTACTGAAGCTAGAAAAGAAATAGTAAATAGAAAGAAATGACTAACGAAGAACAGTTACAAGAATCACTTAACTCAATAGCAGAAATACTCAATCAACCAGAAATTAAAGATTATGCAGATTCTATTTATGTTCAACAAATAGAAGATAGATTTGTCCAAGGAGTAGAAGAGAAGAGGACTGTAGAACCCTGTATCTTCCTAGTTCAAAAAATACTAAAGAATACTCCTGAATCTGCTAACGAGCTTTTACAGTTGTTATTAGGTTTCAAGTTTCTCGGAACGAGTCTCTGACGAGTTAAGAAAGAAGAAGGTATTGGAGAGAAAGAATGACCGAAAAAGTATTTAAGTCCCCGGATGGTACTGATAAATTCGTAGAAGTTGGAATATTGAACTCTAACAACGAAGTAATATTCCACAAACCTCTTAAAAATAGAGTGACTCATGTAAATCTCTACGATATCTGTTTCTATACTAATGGGGATTATGGTGAATGTAGTTATCGTTGGTTATCCGAAGTTAAAGAAGTTAAAGAGATTACTACTATTGTTGATGGATTAAACTGTTCTATTGGTTATATTGACCTTAATGATGATATTGTATTTTATGACCAGTATCTATAACTAAGGAGAAAGAATAATGAAGAAAGCTACCTCCTATTTGTACAGAGAGATTCTACTTAAAGTCTGGGAAGAAATAAAAAGAAGAGATAGATATAAAGATTATATTAGATTCCATACTAACTTAGAAGAAGATATCAAATCTCTAGAAGTAGACATCCAGAAAATAATAAGTATTGACTTTGATGAGGAATTCTGTGAAAACCTATATCACGAAATATATGATACTGGATTTCTATCTGACACTATCTCGGATATGAAGTCTGACCTAGTGGATATAGGAGCAGAAACAGGTACTAGAGACGACGATTACGAATATCCAAGTAAAGAATTAGCTATTCCTATAACTGGTCTATCTGATTACTTTATAGGATTTACTTATTACTTTGGAGGAGGTAAATATGATACTGGAGATTGGAAACCTGATATTACCGAAACTTGTTATTTATTGACTTGTAGAGAAGAAGTTAAAGTAGTAAAGGTTTATGAGAAAGTAGTTGAGGAGTAGATAAATAATAGGGTGCGTCTACATTTCAGCAAACTAAATCAAAACAGATAACAAAATTATGTCAGACGAATTGAAGTACAAAGGCTATCTATTAAGAGTAGCTACATTAGCAGAAGATGACGGTATTACTTATTATGAAAGCACTTGTCCAGAATTTTCACCTACTTATGTCTTTAAAGGTACTAATGTAGACAATCTTTTTAACAAGTTTAAGAAAGAAGTAGATTCTAGAATAACCTACAAAGATAAAATACTTCATACATATTACTCGTATTTAAGAGCTTTATCTTTTGATTCTGTTACTTTTTCTGCTAGTAGAACGGCACAAGAACTTAAAAGTATTCATGAGTTATTCGGTGATTTATTAGATTTAAGTGAAGCAGATATTAGACGAGAGTATTTTGAATCAACCAGTAAGAAAGAATAAGTAGATAATAGAAAGGGAGATTAGTTTCTCCCTAATAAATCAATGTAGAAACAATCTCATTCTTGTAGCCTATACCCTTGTAGATACCTGATACAAAATCTTAACTAGAGGAAGAATTATGACAGTTGAATCTCTAATCGAAGATGACGATATCTTTATGACTGTAACTGAAGCAAATGGATTTGTTTATGGTATTTGTTCAAACGTCTATTTCTTCAAGAAAGATACTTCTGTAGAAAGATTACAAAGTCAATTCAAGAAACATCTAGACATAAGGAGAGAAAATAGAAAACACTTTAAGCTTATAAACAATCCATTAATGGTTCAATATGAAAGACAGCTAGAAATACTAAGAGAAGAGATAGATGCTAATGATTATGATGCAGTTACCATAGATATGAAAATTAATAATATCTATAATCTCTACAAAAACGCATTTTATCTAAGCAGTCCTGATGAAGTAAAAGGACATTTCTTCTCAGGATATAAGATTTAAAAACTTCTAATTTCTAATCAACTTATAGAGAGTGGTAGACTATTATTTGAGTTAAATTTAGAAACATCTAAACATATCTTGAATAATAACCTATCACTCCTAACTGCTACTTTTTTATTAATCTCTGGGCATACGAGTCATAGACGTTTATAAAAATTACCGCAGTTATTCTTCTAAAATCTCCATTACTTTAACTGTCTTTCCATCTATCCGAATACTCTTAGTTCTAGTAGAGCAATACTGGGTAACATCACTAGCTTTACCTTTTTTGCTTAAGTGTAGTCGTGTATAGACATCGTTAATTACAGTCTTTAGGTGAGATAGTGTGTAAACCTCTCCTACAGCTAGTAGTCTTCTTAGCTCAGATTTGATACACTGTTGAATATCTACGTTCTTAAACTTAAGCTCGTTCTTAAGTCTGTCCGGTAGATAGTTGACAGCTTTCATTCTCTCAGCTCCTAGTTGTTCATAACTTTCTTTGATGAGAGGGAATCTATCTCCTAAGTAGACCCTCTCGTTTTCATTATCAATATAGCTCAAACAATTAGATTTGAAAGACTTACTACTTAGTCTATGAATAAAACTGTTTTCATTTTGAACGTTAACGAAGTCCTGGTCATTAGCTACTAATTCAAATCCGGCTTCTACATAAGCTTCTCTAACACTTAATCCATCTCTGTAGACGTTACTAGATATTTCCCATCTTCTCTTATCATTGAGCATCATATAGTGATTGAAGTAGAGTTCACCATCAATACTTTTACTAATATAGTTATCATCTGAGTAACCATATTTAGTATTACTCTCCCAATCTATTAAGAAAGCTTTCTGCTCAGATTCATTACCTTTGTGGTAGAGAGATAGTAGATTAGTAGTTTGCTCTACCTTGGTTTTAATTAATTCGTCAAACTCTTCCTGAGATAATAAGCTAGAGTCAGTATTGTAAAGATGATAAATTTCCTTCCTAAAAGGATTACTAAGAGTTCTAATTCTACCAGCTATTTGTCTGATATCAGTGTCAATAGAAATTAAAGTGTTCTTATTCTGAGTATTGCTAACTACATAGATAACTCCAGTTTCGGAGTAGAAGTCACATCCTTTAAAAGCCGTAGAAGTTATAAAGTTGAATTTCTTCTCTGGGTCAAGTGCTTTTTCTATTTGAAATAAGTCCATCTTGCTTTGGTTAACTTTGTTATTAGCACAAATAACTCGAACTTCACTAGGACGTAAATCCGCAGCTTCTATTATATTTAGAATTGAATTTACGGAGTTAACAAAGAAATAAGCGGACTTACTATACTGACCGTTAGGCATTTTAATACCTTCATCCCCAGCAGCTTTATACGCCTCAATAATATTACAAGCTAACTGGTAAGGTTTATTAGTCTTCTTCCTTTCTACTTTGACTTTTGTATATTCTCCCCAGTTAATCTGATACTCATCCAATCCCTTCAAACATTCTGGGTAGTATTCAGACTTAATAGGAGTAGCCGAGATATAAGTTACATAATCAAAATCTTTAACCGCATTAAGTAACCTGTCAATTGCTGCATCTCTATAAGAGTAAGCATCTAATAAGTCAGAGAACTCATCTACTAGAACTCTATATTTATCTTTATCACTAGATAGCAATTTAGAAACTCTATCAAAACTATCATAAGTAACCATTATCTTTGGGATTTTAGTAGAGTTCGCATAGAAAAGTAAATCTCTTTCTTTAACTCCACCATAAAAACCAAATATCTTTTCTTCTCTTCTATAGTTAGGATATTGCTCTACTTTGTTTCTGATAATCTCAATAGTAGGAACTGCTAAGATGTACGGATTTTGGTCTTCAAGAGCTAATACTGATGCTCCTACACCAGTTTCATGTTTGTCAATTATCCCTTTAGGCAGTTCAGTCATAAATTCTGAACAATAACGGGAATTAGGAGGTGCGTCGATAATAATCATTGAGTTGCGGTAAATTCGTGTACCTTTATAGTATATCACAAATTATTTAAAAAGTAGCAACTCTAGATAATTTGCGGTAATTTTTATTAATCTGTGGGCTTAGTGGATTTAGCTGATAATAAAAAAGTAACAGTAAAAAGGAAACAAAATTTATGACTGATACACTAAGATACGAAGGTTTTACTCTTAAAATAACAACTGATTTAGATAGAAATTGTCTAGTAGGGGAAATTGTTGAGTTAGTAAAAGTAGACCAGTACAAGTATAATTTCACTACAGATACCGTATCTAACCTAAAAAAGAAATTTGAACAATTAGTAGACGAAAGAATAGAAGAATTAGGAGCAGATATATTTGATACTCATAAAAAGTTTCTTAGTTTACCTGTTGTGAGTATTAAGGGAACAGAGTATGTAGTAGATGTAGAAAGTCGTTATTGGTTACAGTGGGGACGTAATTGTAATAAAGATGTACCAAAGCATTTAGCTACTGCTATAGAGAGTAAATTGTTTAAGTTAGGTGCGTACAGTATTTCTTCTTATACTACTTTTGACACTAAGATAATTGAATCTATCCAACAGTCAGAACTAAAAGCAACGAGAGAAGTAGTAAATAAAGTGTTACGTCAACTGCTGGAAATTAATCCTGAAATGTGGATTGATTTTTGTATAGCAATAATAAATACTAAAGGGTTAGCCTATCTACTTAGTAGAGATGAGAAATCTAAATTTGAAACAGAGGATTTATTTGGGGACACGTATTGTGCTAGAGAGGAAGATGTGGTGCCACAAAAGTTACTAGATATTTTAGATACAGATTTTGGTAATTATATGTGTGCTAATCCACTATTCTACTTGTATTAAACAATAGTGGAGTGTAGACTTTTTCTAAAATTTGTACTAAATATAGTCCACAGATTTCAAGAAATGTCTACATTCTATTTCTACTAATTAATAAGGAGAAAACAATGTTATTAACTCGTCGTGAAAGAAAAATCATGGAATGTGTTGGTAAAAGTATTGCTCTTAGAGGAGATTGTGATAGGGGATTAAATTCATCAGATAGAGTAGAGAAAATATCAAATGCTGTAGATGCACTAATTCAAGTATTTGACGATGAAGATACAGCAGAATTATTGTCTTCTTGGGATGAGAATTTTTATCAGTCAGTTAACAAATAAAGAGGAAAATCAAAATGGAAGAGAATAATAATTTCTTATATAAAGGCTACCTTCTAGTTGTAGAATTTCATGGCTATTATTACAGTGGAAAATGTGAAGAATTAGGGTATGAAGATACGAGTTCAGACACAGATTATCTAAAGAAAGATTTTAAAAAATTAGTTGATAATGCTATAAAAGAAAAAGAACAGATTCAATATGGTCAAGAGATACTAGCTCAAGATTTGTTCAACTCTATGCTTCGTTATTATCCAGAAGCTTTACCGGAAGTTATTGAAGTGTTGGATAGGTTACATAATCAATATCGAGGGAGAATCAAATGACGGATAAATTAAATGGAGCTAGATTATTCAAGATTGAGTATGGCTTAGTATCAGACTTACTTGTAGATAGTGGTTATGGAACTCCTTACTATCTACTATTAATGTTTGCTAAAGGTAACAATCTTTATCCTTATTATTTTCCAGTTAGTGAGCAGTTAAATTTATCTCAATCTTATTTAGGTAAAATAATTAAGAGTAATGAAAAAGTAGAGGGGAAGAATAGATTTATCTTTACGGATGGAACTTATATTGAATTCTATTTATTAGATGAGGAGTAAACAAAATGAATCAAGACACTATATTTGACACTAAAGAAGGTAGGTTTGGTTTACCTGCTATCAGTATTACCTCACCAAATGTTCGGTCTGAAAATGGAACTGAATATTTAGTAGATTTAAAGAGCAATCATTGGTTAGCTAATAGAAACCAGCAAACTTATAAATCTATCCCTAATTATTTATCTACTGCTATTGAGTATAAGTTGTACAAATTAGATTCTTCTTATATTTATCCTGCTGTAGTTTGTTTATCTAACAGTAAAGAGATTGTTGAGTCTATTCAGTTAAATGAACTTAATATCAGTAAATACAAAATTAACGAGCTTCTACGTTTCCTAATTGAGATATATTCTCTTAACTGGTATTATTTCTGCGAGAAAATGATTTTGAATAAAGGTTTAGAGTATTTCTTTAGTAGAGATGAGAAGTCTTGTTTTACGTCTAGGAGTTTATTTGGAGATGAAGTACCTCAAAAGTTGTTAGATATATTAGGTACAGATTACGAAAACTATAATTTAATGAATCCTGTATTTTATTTATATTAGAGGAGAGGAGAAAAACAATGAATAGTTATTTCTATCTAAAGTACGAGTTAGTTTATTTCAAAGATAACTGTATCTATTACGGTACTTGTAGAGAATTGAATTATAGTAATAACTTTGATTATGAGGATGAGTTGAAGAGAGATTTTGTTAGATACGTAAACTCTGTTAGTTAGCATAAAAATGTATTACAGCTATAAAGGGTACGAATTAGTTATTACTTATAACTCAATGTCTGAACAATATGATGGAGAATGTGAAAAGTTAGGAATTTATATATCTAGTAAGAGTAAGGATGGATTAGAGAAGAGTTTTCGGGAACAAGTAAATGATTTGATTGGTAGTTAGTTTAGGAGAATTATTATGGGAATGTTTCGTGGCTATTTCTTTGGAACTAAAAGTGAACCAGAATCAGAAGAACCAGTAGTAGAAAGAGTTCCGTCAAGAAAAGAGATACTTAGACCAGTTTATAAAGACAATATTGAGTTTGGAGTTTACCGACCTATAAAAGTTGCTGTTGGCTATGTCATTAATGAGAACGACGATATAACTTTTAATAGGCCAGAACGAATACTTAGTGATACGACTAATACTCGACCAATTTATAGTAGAAAGTTTTATCACAAGAAATGGGGAAGTTTCTATCCTTTTGTTCCTGGTAATTTAAGTGAAATAAGAGAAGTTACAAGTACCTCTGATTTTAATGAGGAGTATTGTGTTTACGGTTTTCTAAATGAAGAAGATGAGTTAGTATATTACGACCATTTTGCTAGAGAGAATTAATATGTACAAGAAAGTATTTGAAGGTGAATTTAGAGTTGAAGAGGGTAAGAGGATTCTTCAATGTCACTCTAAAGGAAATAAAGAGTTCAGTCCCTTCTTTTGTTATGTAACTGCGTTTGGCAAGAAAGATTCAATCGAGAACCATTATCAATGTGCAAAGAGATTTGATACTTGTGATGCCCCTTCTAGTTGGAGAGATGTTAAAAGTTGTGAAAAACTGAGAATAAGACAGGTAAGTTGGCAAATAGGAAAGTTAAATCTACCAGTTAAGTCTAACGAACAAGGTAATAGTTTTGTAATAGACGATTATGGAATTCAGTATTACGTAATGTTGTGGTATAAACACTTAAAAGAAAATCCTCAGAAATTAGTTTATGCTAAAGATTTTGATGATTTTGAAGACCCCTTTGCAGGTTATTTTCCTTTCTGTCAAGCTGAAGTTATTAAGGTAGTTGTAAGAGAAGGAATAGAAGCGTTAGTTCCTTATTTTAGTGAGTTGAGAGATTTGTTGTATAAAAAGGAGAGCTAAATGAATAATGATGTTTTTGAAGCTAAAATGCGTTCATTAGAGTATTTCCACAATCTTAAATTACTTCCTGAGACTTATACAGTAATTAGAGTAGATGGACGTTCATTTTCTAATTTTACCTACAACTCTAAATTTGATAAACCTTTTGATTTAACGTTTCACTCTTGGATGGTTGAGACTACTAAAGCATTAGTTACTGAGTTAGGTGGAATTTACGGTTACACAGAAAGTGATGAGATATCTATTTTATTTCCTACAGATTGGGATTTATTTAATAGAAGTGTAGAGAAGTTAGTGTCTATCTCTGCTAGTATTGCTAGTTCTACTTTTACTAATCTATCTGGTTCAATAATTAGTTTTGATAGTAGACTTATTTCTTTAGTTAATAAATCTCAAGTAGTTGACTATTTCTTATGGAGACAAGCTGATGCTACAAGATGTGCGTTAAATGGTTATAGCTACTGGACTTTAAGAAGTTCAGGTCATTCAGCTAGAAAAGCTACAAATATATTAGATGAGAAGACTAGAGAGTTTAAGAATGAACTTCTATTTGAGAATGGGATTAATTTCAATGAGGTTCCTACTTGGCAGAGAAGAGGTACTGGAATCTATTGGGAAACTTATGAGAAGACTGGTTATAACCCGTTAACTAAAGAAGAAGTCTTGACTACTAGGAGAAGGTTAAAGGTAAATGAGGATTTACCTATGAAAGAGGAGTATAGAAGTTCTATTGAGCAGATATTGAAGTTGTCTAGTGAGATGTAGCTATGAGAGAGTTCGGTAAAGTCTTTAAGTACAAAAATCATTTTATAACAGTTACGAAGAAGAAAGAGAACTATTATACCGCTAACTACACTGTTAATGGTCAAGAGTATTATTCAGGTAACTCAGATATTGAGAAGATTCTAAAATATTTTAGGTCTAATGTAGATAAACTAATGGAGAAGAATATGAAAGACCTAACTTATGAAGATATTAAAAGAGCTTGGAGAGGTACTACCAGTATAATTACTTATAAAGGGGAAAGAATGTTTCTTACCGCTAGAGAAAGAGCTAGAGATAAGAAAGTTTTTTATATAGGAGAAATAGGAGAATTTAAACCATACAATAAAAGTTTTGAAAGTATTCATTACGATAAAGTAGTCTCAAAGTTTCAGAGATTTGTAGATGAGTATTGTACTGATTGGGTAGATTGGAAAGATTATGAGTATCAGGGTTACAAAGTAATAATTAAAAAAGATTATGAGTATCAGGGTTACAAAGTAATAATTAAAGGAGAGAGAGCTAATAGTAATAGTTTCTTTGGGAGTGTTCAGTTCCATAAGAATTCTATCTTTAAATGTATTGCAAGTAGTACAAGAGAAATACAGCAGCTTTGTGATAGCAGAATAGAAAGAGTGGTAAAAGAGAAAGAAAAAGTACAAAGAAAGATGTTAACTCCTAAACAAGAGAAGATTCAAGAGTTAGAACAACTACAAGCTAGAATATCTGCTCAATTAGAAGAGTTGAAGAAAGAAAAAGAGACTTGGATTTATAAAGAAATAGTCCTGGAATTAATGGATGACCCAGTATATTGTAAAGGAATTCTTAGAGGAGTTGATAATCCCACTCCATTTGTAGAAAATAGTTGGGGAGATTTAAAGAAATCATTAGAAAGTTATGTAGATAGATTAGAAGCTCAATATAATCTTTATCTTAAATTAACTGGTAAAGAATAATAATCCGGTAATAGAAGTAGCAGAGAGTTGGAAAGATGACTGAAAGGAGGCAGTTCTTCTTAGCTCTCTTTGTTGTGTTTAGGAGACTTAACTATGACAGATAATATTTATACTTTTAGAGGTTATGAATTAGAATGTTATGCTCAACCAAATAATAAGTATTGGGGTATTTGTAGAGAATTAGGTATTAGTGTACGGGAAGATAGTTTTGAGTTATTAACAAAGAAGTTTCGTGAAGAAGTAGAAAAGATGAAATATTCTATCTACTTATCTTGGGAATCTGGAGAAGAATATCCTTGTACAGATGGTGAGCAATATTCAGTAGAAAATCTATTAGAAAGTTTACCTGAGTTAGTAGAGAAAATAGAAAAAATTGAATCTAGAAACACTATTTTAAATATTCAAATTAGTAGATTATGAAAATAACTATCTGGGGTAAGCAATATCCTTTAAGGCTAGATACTAAAGATTTACATCTAAGCTTTCCTGGTATTGAAACTATGGAAAGAAATAAAGCTAAAGATAGCGATTTAGTTAGTATGGGTTTCTATATTAACGGGTTCTTCTTTAGTGTGAGATTTGAATATTCAGATTATGGACTTAAGATTCGTCCAGACCAAGGAGATACAGAAGATTTACAGTTTTTATTTGATAATTTTGAGAAAGCTGAATCGTTTACTCTTTTCTTTAGGGATAGAAATGTTGTAAATGCTAGCAATAGATGGATAAGTAGTGAAATGGAGATAGTAAAATGAATAAACTAGACATAAAAAGAGTCTGTATAAAGAAACCATCAGTAAAAAGTTATCTGACTAAGTTATCATTAGAACCCAAAGACTATCCAGATATTATTTACATTGGTAGAGCTATCAAAGCTAAAGGTTATCCAGAATTACTAGGAAGCCTATTAGCTAATCCATTTTATATTAACAAAGATGGTACAAGAGAAGAAGTAGTAGAGAAGTATAGAAGGTGGTTGTGGGAGCAAGTACAAAACAACACAGAAGCTAAAGAAGAACTTAATGAGTTATTAAGAAATGTTAAGTCTAAGCAAGAACTAGATAAGTACCCTCTTAAACTAGCTTGTTGGTGTAAGGAGAATGAGAAGTGTCATGGGGATGTAGTTATTAGTTGTCTTAATTGGATGAATGATAGTAACTTAGGAGAGGACTAATGAGGAAGACTTTTTTATATAAAGGATTCTATCTATCTACTTGTGAAAGTAAATTTGAGAGTGAAAATTGGGTAGGTACTATCTATCATAAAAAGTTTGACAAGTATATTTGGTGGACTAATCACCATTACTACAACAAAGTCATTACTTGGGAAATTGGAGAAGAACCTTTAATAGCTAAAATGAAAGAAGAGGTAGATAACTTTCTAGAGAAGTTTAGAAAATATTTAGAGTTTCAGGTAGAAGACACTAAAGTAAGATTGGATTCTCTTTTATCTGATTTATATTCATTACCTTAAAGAGGAATTATGTTAGTCAAAAGAGCTGAAGAATTCGCAAAATTAGTTCATAGAAATCAGTTCTACGGGGAGCTACCTTCCGAAGACGGGTCTCCTCAAAGACTCGACTACTATGTTCATCTAAAAGAAGTATACCTAACTCTACTAGATTTTGGAATTGCTGATGAAACTATTTTAGCTGCTAGTTGGCTGCATGACTCCATTGAAGATACAGAGACTACTTATGAGACTCTATTAATTCAATTTGGTAAAAAAGTAGCAGATTTAGTTTTAGCAGTTACAAATGAGAAAGGAACTAATCGTAAAGAAATATTAGAAAAGACTGCTCCTAAGATAAAAGATAATGAAGCAGCTTTAGTTATTAAATTAGCTGACAGAATAGTAAATACAGAGTTTAGCATTGATAATAATGACAAGCTCTATAAGATGTATGAGAAAGAGTTTCCTCGATTTAAGGAGCTGTTATATAGTAAGACTTCTACTAAATACTTCATTCCTCTGCTATGGGAATATCTTGAAAATCTTTACGGTGATGAAGTTAACCTTGAAAATGATGAATTACCTAGACACAGTTCTTTAAGAAAAAGAGAGCTATTAGAAGAGTGGGCAATACAACTAGCTGAGTATCGAGAAGAGTTACGTGAAGTAGAAAGAGAAAGAAAAGAAGATGAATGTTGGAATCAATATAATCCGATGCTAGATGAAAGAGAAGCTAGATATTACGATGATTGTTACCAAATAGTAGAGGAAAGAATGTATGACCTATAAGGAGCTAAACTAATGCAAGTAAGATTAATAACTAAGACAGAAGGTTATAAAGGGACAGAGTACGAAGGTAAATCTTTAGATGAGATAACTGTAGGAATAGCAAGACTCAGCTCTAGTAGAGAAATTAATGAGTTATTTAATGAGCCACATAAGTTATTAAGACATTGTATTTCAGAAGGACATTGGAGTGTATTTACAACTACTAACTTAGGGATTGAGATTGTTACAAGTAGAGCTGTAGGTAGACAGTTGTTACGGCATTGGTCACTACGTCCACAGGAATTAAGTCAAAGATATGCAGAGATAGCCAGTTTTGAAGAGGTAGAATTTAGAAAACAATGTAAAAATAATAGACAAAGTAGTGAAGAAGTGTTAGCTACTATTACCTATCAATCAGACGATAATTGGTTTGATGAAGAAAAAAATCGTATTTTAGCTGAGGCTACAGAAGAAAGTAGAAGTATACTTAGTCAAATTAAATCTACTTATGAAAAGTGCTTAGCTAGTGGAGTAAGTCGCGAAACTTCTAGAATGTTACTTCCGGAATGTGCAACTACTAAAATTATTTTCAATGGGACTTTAAGAGAATGGATTACTACTCTCAATCAAAGACTGCATGAAACCGCTCAAAAAGAAACTAGATTAGTATGTGAAGCTATTAGGGATTGTTTCATGATGGAGTGTCCAATTATATCTAAGTGTCTGTTTAACTTTGAAGATGCTTATGATATACATCTACTAGATAGATTAGTTCTTGAGAAATTTGGAGTTTATGAGTTAGTTAAGAACAACAATTACAAGAAGCTAAAACCATGAATAACAAAGATAAAGAGTGGGAAGACTATTTACTAAGTATCGGTGTAACTAACCTAAATGATGAGGTTGAGATTAATAGAAAACTAGAAGAAGTAGAAAGAGGTAATCCAGAATTTCAAATAGAACTACAAGCAGCAATAAAAGATGCAGTCTCGTACATAAAATACGTACCTGAATCTAAAGAAAGAGTCTTAAGAAAAATAAGTAGAGATGAAGTTCAAGCTTGGTTAGAATCATTAGCAAATTAGGAAGGAACTAATATGACTCAACTAGAATTGTGGAAATTCTCAGAAGATTACGGAAGAATGGGAGATGTTGAAGGGTTATTTATTGCTACTGAGGAAGAAATAGATAAGTTCCTAGATAAAAGAACAGTTTTCTTTGGTGAAGTATTAGGTAAACATTCTGAAGTAGACATATATTTTGAGAAAGGTAAGAATCTCTATTCTCTAAATGTTTCTACTTCTACTGTTTCAGAATTGTTAAACGCGTTAGATAAAAGATGTATTAGTGGTCTTTATCCTTTTCAATATATTAGTCAACAAGTTAAATGTAATATCTGCGATAAGGAGGGAGATTATTATGATGATTGGATGTTTGATGCAGATACTATTGAGTGTCCTGAATGTGGTTGTGAGTCATATACTTTAGTAGAAGAAGAGTAATTAATATGACAAATGATAAAAATAAAGAAAATAATTCAGATAGTTCAGAGAATATCGTCTATATTTCTGATGAGGATATAATAGCTAATGCTTACAAATTTCCCCCTCACGTACTTAGAGGATATTTAGATGAGATGGAACGGCTATCTCCTAAAGATAAAGATACTGAAAAATCTCCAGAAGAAAAGGAAGAATGAAAGTAGAACTAGATTTAACCAAGGAACAATTTGAATTATTATTAGATTTAGTATTTTCTAAATATGATGAACTAGATAAGTTAGAAGATGCTCTCGATGATTGTGTAACATTTTGTGACAAGACAGATGAATTTGAAAAGCAGTTAAAAGAATTAGAGAAACCTTTGGAAGATGCTAAAAATTTATTTCTTCAAGTAAGAGAATATAAATATCCGGGTGAACCTTACTAATAAAACTACATAGCTGGTGGCATTAACTCCTGTTAGTCGTTTAAATTTGGCTTTGTTGTTCTATTTGCTTCAGAGCTTTTGCTTCTTCTATCTCTTGTTCAGTTTGTAATGGAAGTCCTAGTATTCCTCTAATTCTATTATTTATTACAGGGTCATCTGCTGATAGAATTCCCATTGATACCGCAGTAAATATGTTTTGCAATTGCTGCATTTCTACTCCTGGGTCGGAAGAAGAATCAATAGTAAATTTACCGTAATCTTTCTGTTTACCAAAGTTGTTAATAATTATTGGTTTACAGATTTTCTCAATGATTTGGTCTTGAATTTGATTTACTACAACTTCTATATTCGCATCAAGTAAAGTAGATTGTTTTACTGATAGTGTTGCTACTCCAATTGAACCGCTACCTTCTTCAAAGATTAATTGAGGAACTCCAAATGCTCTATGAATTAGTTTATCAAATCTATTAAGAGAGATATCCCATGACTGACTACCATCAGGAACATTAAGAGCGGTAATCTCATTAGCTTTATCGGTAACAATAATTGTGTTGTTTTCTACATTACTTAACTTGTCATACATTACTTGAGCTGCATTTTTCCGAAGAGGTTGACCGTCTCTTCCCATTAGAGTGTTACCATAAGCATCTGTCACTGTAGCATTAATAGTAGCAGCACTATCAACTCTTCCCACTAAAATACCAGTAGCTAAGTTTCTAGTAGAAATAATCATGTCTCCAAAAATAGCTACTTTAGCCTTCCAAAATGGATAAGCCAGTCCAGCCTCAGCATTTCCAAATGGGTCGTTGAATGTAGTAGCAGCAGAGTTGGTTACATGAATGACTTTCTTGTATGGGATATGAATGTTAGATTTATGTCTGTCATTATAAAGAACCCACTCAATATATCCTTTTGAACCCTTAAATTTGACTCTCTCTAAACTTAATGGATAGATACTTTCTAGTTTTAAATATCCTTCTTTATCCATCTTGAAATTGATTTCAGCTACAGAAAAACCAAGAGCAGGAGCAATAGATAATTCAGCTACACTTTTCTTTAATGTATCTCTCATATTACCGAACATATCTTGCATGAAGTCCGTAATATCTGGTTTACTATGTTGATAAGTACCGAATGTATTAGCAGCTCTCAAACATTTTACATCTACGCAAGCTTTTGCTATTGGGTCTTTGTGAATGAAGTGGATTAAGTCATCTACAGTATACTTACCTTCCCAACTAATTTCTTGAATAGTAGAGTCAGATAACTTAGATATCTTAGAGGAATGATTAGTTGTGTATAACTGTTCTTCAAATTGTCTGGTAGGTTGTAGTTTTGTTTTCATTATTAGTTGATAGTTTATTTCTCCTTTGTAAACTTTAACATACCAAAGAAGTAGATAAGAAAGGGAGTCCTAAAACTCCCAGTAACCTTACTCTACAAGATAACCTTTCACAGATTTATCATTTATTTTTTTACAACAAAGTTTAGCGTTACAGTATTCTAAGATGTCCGTAGCTTTAGCAGTTGCACGTACCCCTAAGCGAGTATAAATATATCCAAGAGCTATCTTTATATCTTTACAACTATAGAACCTATCTCTTTCTATTTCTTTTAGTACAACTGTTCTAACAGAGTCTTTCTTATTGTAGTCGTCGATTTCATGTTGTATTTTAGTATTATTAAATCCTAAACATTTAACTCTTTCTACTCCTAGCTTTTCTATAGCCTCTTTAATTAAAGGAAATTGTTCGTAGATAACTTCTAAATCACCTTTCCCTTCAACAGCAGTTTTGCAAAGAGAATAAAAAGAGTTATTAACTAGGTAATCAATGTCTAGTTTAGTAGAAGGTAAGATATCAACTTTATCTAGAGAGGAGTAATAACTATTGACAGATAAACCATCTTTATAGACTTGGGCTATATCTTCGTATCTGCGTTTATCTAATAAGTACAACATCTCATCATAGTAAGGAACTCCGTCTTCTGTAACAGAAATATAGAAGTTTTCTAAGTTTTGAGTAGATAGAAATAAGGCTCTTTCTTCATCAGTAAGCTTACTATATCCTTGTAGTAGAGTATTACTTTGCTTTATCTTTTCTTCAGTTACTCTTACGAACTCTTCTCTTGTTAGACTTAAAGGATTGATATTGAAGATATGACATAGATAGTTTCTAAAGGGATTTGTTGGATTTCTTATTCTACCTGCTATTTGGATAATGTCAGTGTCTATAGTTACTAATGTATGAGTATTAGTATTATTAGATACTACAAAGACTACTCCTCGTTCACTGTAGAAATCTAATCCTTTAAAACTACAGGAAGTAATAAACGTGAACATAGTCTCTGGGTCAAGAGAAGTAGAGATATCATAGTCTCCTAATGTCCGTTTATTCTTATCTGTATCCGCACAAATAATTCTTACTTCCGAGTTTAGTAGTTCGGCTTTCTCACATATTTCTTTAATCATCCGAACGCTGTTAACAAAGAAATAGCCTGCTTCACTCTTTATTCCATTAATCTCTACTAAACCACTTTTATATTTATTAATTAAAGCTCTAACAGTTTGAATAGGACGCTTCTTATGTAATAAGTCAATATTGATTTTGGTTAAATCATCCCAGATTAAAGTAGTATAAGGTAGTTCTTTTAACTGAGGAGGTAAATATTCTGTTTTAGTTGGAGTAGCTGATACATAAGAGACTCTATTAAATTTCTGAATTTCAATTAATAGCTTGGATATTGCTTTATTTCTGTAGTTATATGCGTCTAGCAGTTCAGAAAACTCATCCACAATTATTTGGTAACTACTATCTATTAAAGGAGCTACTTTATAAAAACTGTCATAAGTAACCATTATCTTTGGGACAGTAGTTTTTCCTATATAGTCTTTAATGCTATTTAAAGAAACTCCTTGGTAAAGTCCTATTACTGAATCTAATCTTCTATTGTTTGGATACTGGGAAACCTTATTTTTAATCATTGCTACTGTGGGAGTAACAACTACGGTCGGAACTTCATTTTCTAAGGCAAAACTGGTTAAACCTATACCTGTAGCTGCTTTATTAACTATTCCGTTTGGAATTTCCGAGTATTTGTCTGAGTAGTACATAAATTCGAGACACCTTTTTTATTTGGACATACTAACATTATAGCTTATATTTCTAAAAAAGTAGAAACTTGAGGAGATTAATCACATGACTTTCAACCAAGAAGAATATATCAGACTATTTTCTGAAATTATTATCAAGCCTATTGAGTCAGAGGAAGAGTTAGATAAATATGTAAAATTAGTAGAGCCATATTTTTTCGATAAAGAGAAAACTTCAGAAGAAATTGCTATCTATGAACTACTATGTATCTTGATTGAAAAGTATGAAACTGAACATTATCCTGTTCCTGAATTAGAACCTCTTGAATTCTTAAAAGGTTGTATGGATTTACACGATTACAAACAGAAAGATTTAGTAGGAATTATTGGTAGTAAAGGGGTAGTATCTGAGGTTCTCAATGGTAAGAGAGAGATATCAAAAGCTCAAGCAAAAACATTAGGTCAGTTTTTCAGTGTAAATTACAAGAACTTCTTATGAATACTTTTTATGTGATAGAAGATGATATAACCAAAAAGGTAGATTATATATATGTCGAGGGATTTATTAACAAAGAGTTGTTTTTAATCTATACCTACCTTGGTTTACAAAGACTAAGAGAGGAAAAGAATCAAGAGTTATCTATTACTGGTACAGAAGATGTAGAGTATTTGTGGTTATTACTCAGATGGTCATGTGGATAAAGAAGAGTTTGTAGATGCAGTTAGTGAACATATAAAGGAAGATATTGAGGAAGGAAGTATCTACTTAAGGAATGATGAAGAGGAGAGGTTCTTGTTAACTACAGTAGATATAGATAAAGTAGAGTATGTTTGGTACAGAGAAGAAGAGATAGACGATGACTCTCTAACAACTACTTTTTGGTTTAGTGACAGAGCTAGAGAAGGTTATTCACCAATGACAAGGTACTACTTATGAAAAGACAAGAAGAGTTTGGTATTGTTCAAGAGACTTTATTATCTGAAATAGAAGAAGTTGAGCAACGACTAGCATTACTCAAGAAAAGAGTTACTAATAAAGAGCTTATAGGAGTAGGTGACTCTATAACTACTTGTGTAGGTAACGTTAATGTCTTAATAGGTAAGTACCAAATTCTAAGTAAAGTATATGAATAATAAGAAACTAATATTCATTTTGGGTTCACCAAGGTCAGGTACTACACTTCTACTAAGCTACCTATGTGGATTGAAAAATACTAAAATACTTTATGAAACTAAATGCCTAACTAATCCTTTTAATTTCTCACCTACTGACCTTATTGAATATTTAGCTAATATCTTTGATTCAATACAAGAAGAGATAGTAATAGAAAAAACTCCTGAACACGTACATTACTTAGACATAATAGAGCAACTGAGGAAGGTATGTAAGAGAGATATTCATGTTATCTATGTTACTCGCCCGCCAGTTCCTACAGTTCTATCTATATTAAGAGCTAAAGACGTATTAGAGGTAGAAGATATATTAGGAGCTTGTGAGAAGTATGAAGAATCATTAGTAAATATATATCATAATTTAATTACTAAGACTCATGAACCAAATCTCTCTTTAGTAAAAAGACACGTATATGGAAAAGATATTTCAGATGAGTTAGTTAAAATTAGTTGGTATCATCAGAACATAATTATACCTTACCATTTCCACGTAACTTATAGAGGTTTAACTGAAGATGCTTACTTTACATTATACAATTTCTTAGTTAATGAGCTACATCTTGACCTAAGTGATTCAGATATTCGAGGTCTGTTAGTTAATAGAGTAAGTAACCTAACTAAAGTATTACCTCAAGTATTAGAAGAAGAACAACATAGTAACTTATTTAAAGAAGTAGATGTAGTTAATAAAGAGAGACTTAGTAATGTAAATAGTTTAGTTAATGACCATAAGGAAGAGATAAAGTACATAAGTAATTATTTTAGTGAGTCAAGTAAGAAGACTAATGTATATGACTTAGTTACTAAAAAACAAATAATAGAAGTAGAGAAAAGTCCTTTAGTTACTATAGTAGTTCCGCTTTATAACAAGGAGAGGTACATAGAAGCGACACTATCTTCATTACTTAATCAGACATATCAGAAGATATACATAATGATAGTAGATGATGGGAGTACAGATAGTAGTCTAGAAGTAGTAGATAAGTACATTAATTCATTAGATGAGAGTAGTAAATATAAAATTAGTGTATTTACTCAAAACCATTTTGGTGTTTCAGAAGCTAGAAATAGAGGTCTACCTTTTCCTTATGATATTGTCTCCTTCTGTGATGCAGATGATGTATGGGATTCAACATTAGTAGAAAAGTCAGTGGCTACATTTAAAAAATATCCTTATATAGATTGTGTATATTCTAGAGTTTTAATAGATAAAGATGGGGAAATAACTAAGAATCATAGTAAGATTTGTAATGGAGATGTTTATGAAGACGCATTAGAGTATAACTTCCTTACTTGTGGTTCTAATATCTTTGTTAAAGCTTCAGTAATAGAAGAACATAATATTAGGTTTAATGTTGAGTATAACGGATGTGAAGATTGGGATTTCCTTATTCAACTAGCTAAGGTAGCAACATTCAAATGTACTAAGGAGTATTTAGTTACGTACAGACAACTACCTAACTCACTATCTACTAATAAGGAACTTCAAGTAAATAATGGAAAAAAGGTGTTAGATAGTTATGTAGTAGAGACAAGAAGGTTTAAGAGAGTATTTACTAGACTCTACTTGTATTACTTCTCTACTAAGAACCTTAAGTTAGAACATATAAAAGACTTAGATTACAGCTTTATAATGAGAGTTGTAGTATCTAAGTTAAAAACTCTTGTTAAGTCATATCTATTATAAATTAGCTATTTATGAATACTCCTTATCCAACTTCTATAGAAAGGTGAGTAAGAGAGGTGATGAGTATTCTTCTTACTTCTATCAGATGTCAGTAGATGAGAAGAAGCATAGTAAAATGTTGTTTAGTTTATTAGCTCGTCGGAACCTCGCTTTGAGGAATAAGAGAGGTTGGAGTATACCTACTAAGTATCTAATAGAGAAAGTAGTAGTAGATAGTAAGGTTACTAAGACTAATATACAGGTAAGTAAGAGAAATATACTATTCTACTTAATCTTTAGAGGTAGGTCAGCATCTAGTTACTCTACTAAAGAGCTTCTAAGCTATGTAACTAAAGGAGAAAAGATTGCTTATCTATATTACTCAGTCTTATTATGGTTAGTTAAGTGTCTTAGTTATGTTACTCAAAATAAGGTCTATGACTTAGACATAAAAATTTTATCAACTATTAGAAGTGAAGAGAAGGAGCATAGTAGTCATGAAGTATGAAGTTGTTATAGTTTTTAGACGTAAAGGTTCAAATGAGCAGTATAACTATAAGTACACTCAAAAGTTTGTAATTAATGGTATCTCAAAACTTAGTAATGCTATAGAAAACATGAAAGAGTCTTATACCATTATTTCAATAAATACTGAGTTAGTAGAGGAGGAAAATAGTGATTAATATACAAGAACCTCAATGTACTAACCTAGCTAACTTACTTAAAGGTATAGCTATATTTATGAGATATGATTGTACAGCAGAGATGAGTATAGAAACTGAAACTTTTTATGTACCTACTTATATTATTAGTCTTTCTGCTGACTCTAAAGATTTTGATAATGAGGATTTAAAAAAATTAGAAGAGTTAGGTTGGAGAAAAGGAAATAATCATGCTTGGTATGAGGAATGGTACTATGACTAAAGAACTAGAAGTTAGGTGGATAATTGAAAGAAATATCTTGAGCTACACAGATAGATTAGTAGAGTACCTAAAAGAAAAAGATATCTATTATAAAGAAACTACTTACCAAGAAGTAATGTCCTATGACTATAACGATAAGTTTGGAGGTTTAGTAGATTATGAAGTAGCTACTATATTTATAGGAAGTCTCAGACTAGCTAAAGAAATTAATCAATACCCTTTAGACCCAGGTGCTATTTGTACACTTAAGAATTTTGATTGTCTTAACTACTATCCTAGTTGGAATGGCTATCTACTAAATAAAGATTGGACAATAACTCTACCTTCTATCTTAAAAAGACATTGTAGAGAAGGAGATACTACTAAGAAGTTCTTTTTCCGACCTAATGAAGGAGATAAAATTTTTACTGGTGGACTATTTACTAAATCTGAGTTAGAGAAGTTGAGATTAGAAGAGAGTAGAGTAATAATTCAAGCTAGTAAAAAAAATATAAAAGATGAGTATAGATTTCTAGTAGTAGATAGAAAGATAGTTGATTATATCAGATATTCGGATACTCCTAAAAGTGGAATGTACCAAGGAGCTAAACTTCTATTAGAAAATGCGTTACGTAGTTTCTCTAATAGTGTTTTAATTCCGGATAGAGCTTTTACAGTTGATATTGGTATGAGTAATAAAGGGATAGGAGTAATAGAACTTAACTCTTTTTCTTGTGCTAATCTTTATTCTATGAACATGGACAAAGTAGTTCCTGCAATAAATGAGTTAGCTAAGCAGATGTATATTCAAAATAATGATTGACAAGATTAATTAGTTTGTGCTAGCGTAGATTAGTCAGAAATAGAGAAACGGTTACTCATCTCCAACCATAAGGAGACATTAATGTGGTTCGATTCCATAATCTGACACCAAGCGAATATAGTATAGTGGTAATATTTCTAGCTTCCAACTAGAAGTCAAGAGTTCGAGTCTCTTTATTCGCTTTATACTTGAGACTAGATTTCCTTAGTCTTTTTCTTAACTTCCACGAACGGATACAGGTATACGAGGAAGCTCATGTTTGGGTCTAGTTCTACATTAGTAGGTTTTTTGATGGGAACTTGTTTTGTTACGTCTAGAACTCCAGGTGTAAGAACGGTTTCTAATTCTTGTTGAGGAGTACCTAGTATAAAATTATACTCACTATTACTGTTTTGAGACGAGACAGTATATTTTATGTATTGTGCAGGATTGTTTGGATGTTGAAATTCAACTTTTTTATAAGAATCCACATCTACTTTAATAGAACCATCAAAAATAAATTGTCCCCATAATCTGTTAAACCATTGACGAGTGCTTATTCTTTCAGACGGAGAAGAGAAGAACTTATCTGCTAATAATAGATTTTCTCTAGTGTCGTAGTAAGTGCCTAAAGAGTAAAAAAGAGAAGATTCTCCAATAAAAGGGAGAGATATTCCATCTAATCTGTTAGTTGCGTATTTAGACCAATTATTATTTACATAGACATAAAAGTGGTTTAATCCGTAACTATTTAATATACTATTTCTAGTAAGTAGAGTCGCAGCGTCATTATCAGCAGTAGGTATTAATTTATTCCGTATGCTTCTAATATTGGAAGGTACGTATTTTTTAGGTCGAGTAGTTAGATATTCAAAATAGCTTTCATTACTTATTTGTCTAATATTATTAGTACCTGTATATGTCAAATTAGGACTTAAACCGTAACTTGTAATTATTTGATAATAGTTGACATCGTAACCTACTATAGAGCTTAAACGTTTATTTTTACTGTCCAAGATGCTTCTATCCCATAAAGCCCACCAACTATTAGTAGACTTAAGAACTAACCTATTCGCGTCAGCAGATGAATTAGGTTTAGCTATGAGAAAACAACTATTTGGAAAGAGTCTAAGGTCTAGATTATTTTCTGTAGGAGATTTAGATTGGCTGTAATTGTACTGTTCATAGTTATTACCTGATGTTAAATTAGTTAGAAATATACTGCTATCTGACTGTAAAAGAATATCATTAGCAAAATCACGGTCTGTTTTGAATAGTCCACCTCCTAATCCTGTTCCAAAAGTAGACCAGCTTCTACCAAAAGAAGTAAAATATTTTTTTTCTATGTATTGTTTGTTCCATGTTTCAGTAGGTAGGGAGCTAGTATCCAAGTTATTACTAATACTTTCTATTTCCCAGTCTGTAATCTTTATTGTTACTGTTTTTTGATACTCCCAGCTTTGACTAGAAATTAAATCGTTTGCAGGAGTTGGATTGCTAGTATTAGATACACCTTTACAATCTGTATTGCTCAACGTATTTTTAGGAGTTAGACCTAGTTTTAAATGTACAATTTGAGTTTTTTTATCTACAATAGTCAGATTAATAGTTCTGTTATATAGATTATTTATCATTTGTTGTAAATTGATATTTTTAGGGTCTGTAGCAGGAATATCAATGTCTACAGCAGGTCTAACACCAAAATCTGAGTTAGGAATGTTGTCTATTATAAATACCCAGACTCTAGGGTCAATTCGTAAGTCAATTATATTTTTATTACAATTTTCATAGAATTTATCATGACGTAACTGTTCTTCTTGAGTAAGACTGGTGCTTCTTCCTAGTCTACTATTTATATCTACTTGAGTTTCATTAGCTCTTAGAATAAAAGCATTGTACATTCCAGAAAATAAATCGCTAGCACCTAACTCATACAATTTAATAGCTTCTTCTTTTTTACTACTACCTAGCCAGATTTCGGCTTTATGAGTAGATAGTTTCATATCACGTCTTTTAGGTGGAGGTGGGCCTTGAGGAAACCTATTACCCCCACTGCCATTATACGGGCCGTTAGGAACAGGTGGACAACCAGAAATCCAGGGAAATAAACCTTCAGGAATGAGAGGTGTTTGAGTTAAAGGATTAATTTCTAGAATCAAGAAAGTACCTCTGGCGAAGTCTCCGTCTACATAAAGAGGTTGAAAATGTCTTTTATACATAAAACTATAAGGTAGATTTATCCAACCATATTCGTATGCCCAGCTATTATCGATACTTCCTACTCCAGGTGTTCCAGGTGGAGGAGTTTTACTATTAATATAACCTCTTGAATCACAATATCCTGCTATCTGCATTTCTAAGGTACACTCATTGGAAAAACCCGGCAAAAAACCAAAGTCACAATGTAAGTAAGGTTCTCCAGTTTTTAAACTATTAGAATATTGCCAACCCTCAATATACATTGCCCCAGAACAATCTAAAATACTAGCGTAACCAAATCTATCCGCAAAAGTTGTACCGAACTCGCCATCATGAGATAGTAATGCGCCTTTTATTCTTTGTTCTTCATCGGCTGTAACTCGTGAGCTGTAAACTACAGTACCCGCTCCCATACCTTGTTCATCTCTACCACCATGAGGTGTTCGGGCATCTCTACTTAAGTCATTATTAAGACAATCTGTAAGTGAAAAATAAGGTTCATAAGGCAATCCTGTATAATCTACCCCATTAATAGTGTCTTTAGCAGCATAATTACATCTCTCATAAGCACCTACAAACTGAGTACAAGAGCTACCTTTTCTTATCCAAGTAGATTGTAATTGAGTAGGATATGGAGAACCTGTATCTATCAATTTCACAAATAAATAAAAAACTTCAATATCTGAGTCGGTGTATTCGATAGTTTTCTTATCATCTATTGGCTTAGTCTTTCTTAGCTGTATAATTCTCTCCGTAATTTGTTCAGCAGATTTAAAAGTAACTGCTTTATATTTACCATCATTAGAATCTTTAACTACTAAAACTTCTCCACTAGAATCTACATTAATAGATAAAGCTTGAATAGTTTTCCCTGTTTCAGTATTTCGGACATTTATCTTTGTTCCAATTCCACCGTTTATTGCGTAACCAATAAAAGCAGTATTATTTTCTAGTAACTTCAGGATTTTGAAAACTACTTGGTCATCATTCATAGGAAGTGTTTAATATGTCTGTAAATTTTGTATTTAATGTAATGCAAAGAAAAATAAGACCTCTACATCCTGGCTCTATTGTAATAGATATCCTAGAAGATAGAGGAATTAATATTAGAGATTTGTATCTTTATAACTTAGAGCTAGATGAAATCCTAAAAGGAGAAAGACCTATTACTTATTATTGGGTAAAAGAGATAGAGAATAAGCTAGGAATACCTGTCCAACTCCTCATAAATTTACAAAGAAAAGTAGATATTTGGGATAGTTTATCAGAATGAACGGAAGGTAATTAGTTTCTTTTCATGATTATACTCAAAACATAAAGCATCATGAACATTACTAATTGCTGGATTAGGTTGTCTAAAAAATAACCAACCACCACCTCCATTGAAAAGAAAACTATGAGTAAGAAAAGCCGTTCCACTCATTAAAGAAGGTGTTAATGTAGGATTTGACATAATTGCGTTATTTGCTACTGCCCAAGCTTTGTCAGGTCTATTACTATAACTTGCACTTGTCCCATTAATAGTAGTGTTTCCATCGGTAATATTATACTTGACAGGACTCGAACCTTCTGCACTCTTATCAAAGAAGTTATATTGAAATTTAAAAGTCTCAGTAAAGGTACTATCCGCACTATTCTTTCTAGGAACCCAAATTAATTTACCTGTATTATTGGGACATCCGCCACATTCTCCAGTTCTACATTGAAGTAGAGTAGGAGAAGACATTTCTACTAAAGGAGTTATTTTAGATAAAGTAGTTATTTTCATTTTTTATAAGAGAATTTCTAAATTAATTCTGATATCTTGCCCAGTAGCTCCAGCTAAAGTATGAGCATTTCTAGATAATAGAACTCCATATAAATTAGGTGAACCAGCAGAATCCGTAGTAAAACTCATTCCTACTCCTGTTACTGAATAAAGAGTATTATTAGCAGAAGCAAGAGGAAAAGAGAATTCAATATCTCCTACAAAAGATTGAGCTTCACTATCAGGTATATTAAACAATGAGTAGGCTTGTCTATCTGTAAAAGTAGAAGTAGTTAGTGGTTTATCAAATAGTCTAATTATATATTGACCTGTAGATACAACAGCACAGTAAAGAGAAGCATTTTGAATTACACCTCCAAGACCAGCTTTAAGTGCTACTCCTGGGAAAGTGAATTGAGAAGTTCCCATTACTTGATTAGCTGCATAAGCGGTAGTTCCTATACCACCCGTATTTGTTCCTACAACAGAAAGAGTTTTATTAGTAATAACCGGAACATGATAAGTTAGTCCAGTTCCAGAATCTACATAAGTTTCTCCTGCTATCCACGTACCTGAACCTTGAGTTACTTGATAAGCCATAATATATTTTTAAATAGTTTGTTTAACATAAGTCATTATTATTGTAGCTGCATTTGGTTCGACTGTTGTGTACCAAGGATAACCACCAATTAAACCAAAAGCCACTGAACCTGACATAGAACTAGGAATAATAGTTATTTCTAAGATATCTGTGCCTTCAAGTTTCAATTTAGAAATAGAATTTAACTCTAAAGGTTCTTGATTAAAAATAGGTAAATTAAAATCTTTAACTATTTCTAAGTTATTTAGTTTAACAGTAACTTTAGCAGCTTCAGATTTTTCATTTTTTAGTAGAACTTTAGCAATGATAAAGGTAGTTGTAGGAGTTGCTTGGAATAAGGTAGTCGGTGCTACATTGAGAGTTTGTGTTTCTGTTTTTAATAGAGTTGGCATTTATCCCTCTTTTGTAAGCTGTTTATATCTTTCTAAACCTATATGTTTTTGAATTGTTTTCATAGCTTCTGTTAGTTCAGGATTGTCTTTACAGCTAAGTATTAAAGGTTTTTGACCATCCCAGTATTTAGGAGCTACCTCAACATCTTCTAGTAAAGTCCGAATGTTAAAGTAAATAATCATTTGCATATTTTCTACTATTTCATTAGCTACGGATAGATTAATTTCTAAACGTTCAGAAGCATGAGATTCAGTAATATTTGTTTCTGGGTCAGTTATATTTATTGGCATTGTTTTATACTATTTTAACGTCGTTTCCACTTCTCCACATTGCACCAGCTAATAGACCCGCAGAAGAAGTAGGTAGATTAGCGCTAATCCCTCCTCCAGCAGCAATACCTCCTCCTGTAACTAAGGAACCCGTAGTAGTAGAAGTAGTAGCAGTAGTATCTCCTATAACCACTCTACCAGTACCTGTTCTAATTGCATATTTGTTAGTTGCAGTTCCCGTAATACTAGCAATATCTATTCCTATACAGTCAGTAGCTGGAGTAGTGTTAGATGAAGAAGCAGTAACATAAATCCCTCTTGCAGTTGTTAAAGTAGTGGCAGCAGAACTAGAGACAGTTACATATACACCATTGATTGCATTTGCAGTTCCTACTGTAATCTGAGCTAGAAAGTTACCTCCTGTTACCGTAGTAGTAGAACCAGTCCCTTCCTGTCTACTTAAAAAATAACCTCCATCTAAAACACTTACATTTCCTGTTCCACTATTGAGAGCTGTAAATCTACCACCTTGTAAGTTACTAACTAATCCAGTACCAAAATTTCTAATTCGGTATTGATGTCCAATTGTAAGACCTAACGTATTAGTATTAGCTGAGTTAATTTCTACATCAGTTAAATAGATTGGTAACGTAGCCGCTAAATTAGCAGAAGCAGTAAAACTACCACTTAAAATATTTAAAGCATTAGCACTATTAAATGTTTGAATATCAGAATTAGTATACTGACTTATAGTTAATGAAGAATTAACTCCTATATTAATTAATCTATTGAAATATTTATTTCCTGCTATGTTCTGATTTGTGCTTATATCTACAAAGTTTTGACTATTACTGCCTGTTCCCCCACTGGTTATAGGTAAGACATTAGTAACATCGGTATCTAAAGCAATAGAAGAAAGAGTAATATTAGTGCCATCACTTCTAAGAACTTTATTAGCAGTCTGAGTACCTACTAAGTTATTTAAAGCTATTTGTTTATTGGAGAGATTGGATAGATTACCTGCACTATTAAGAATAATCTTGGTAGTATTAGTGCTGTCTTTATATTCTAAAGTATCTACGTTTCTCCAAATAGTTCCTATAGAAGTTCCGGTAGTAGAAGATAGCACAAAAGGACTACTAAAAGTTTTTACACCTCCAATAGTTTGATTTCTACTTGTATCTACTACTCCTAATGAATCTACAATGTTATTGGTATCTGTAGAGCTTCTAGGTATTGTGTATACTCCATCTTTAAGTATTAGTGGTCGTATCGACATCTACTACCTCTTGTTCTAATAACTTAGACTTTAATTCTTGTATCTTTTTTTCTGCAAAGTCTAGTTTAACTTGTAAGTCAATTAATTCAGTATAAAAACTAATGGATTGTCTATAATAAGTTTCTGCTAATTTCTGAGTATATTCCTGTTGGTCAATTTGCATATTTATTTTCACCACGTACTAAAAATCATTATATCTACAAGTGTACCACGGTCAACTGCTCTAATGTCTGCTCTACCTTCTAAGAACACACTGGTATAATTCTCAGCTAACTTATACTGATTGCCAAAGTTGTATATTCCAGTATTATTAGTCTGTATATTAAATCTACCTCCGTCCATAATATTAGTTGGGTTATTTATATTACTAATTGTTCCAGTTGTATTAAAGACATAATTAGTCGCTACATTAATATCTGGATTAATAGAACTACCACTAACTACTAAAGGAGATAAGCTACTACTTCCGGTATTTCCACTGCTAATAGATGTTCCTTGATTACTACTGTTTCCTCCACCTCCTAAAGCTAATATAAGAGGAATCATACTTTCGTCTACTGATTTAATATAGGAATTTAAAGTAGAGATATTAGGAAAGATAGTAGAGTAAACATAAGCACTTACTTGGTCTAGATTAAGACCACTTTCTTTTTCTTTCCAAATACCAGGAGAGCTAGAAGGTAAAGTTCCGGGTTTAAAGCTAGTAACATTATCTCCTGCTCCAGTCTGATACTTATAAAATATTAAGTCTAGATACTCATTATTAGTTCCTTTTAACGACCTTCTTTGTCCGTCAGGTATATAAGTAGTATCTAGTAATGTTAGTTGTTCCTTAAATAAAGGCTCACCTAGGTACTTCATATTATTAAGTGCCTGAGATAAGGGCATATCAAGCTCTACTATACATCCTTTAGCAATATCATGACTAATAGACGTTACTTGATTTCCATCGTAGGCATAAGCAATACTAAATCTATAACTACCTATACTAAATCCACTTCCTAATCCACTACTAATAACAAAATAAGGTAAGTCATATAGATTAAACTCATTACTTAAGTTAGTCGTAGAAGGTACACTACTTACAACTACTCCACTATTCCAATCTAGTAAGTTGATAGAGAAAGTGTTGTTAGAAGTATTACTGTTATAGTTTACTTCAAATCTTCTCACCTCAGAGTTAGACTGTTTTTGTACATATATTACATATTTACCAATAATGAAAGTAGTAGAATTATTAGCAATTACATCTGGATAATTACTTCTGACTAAGGTAGGTAAAGTTAAGGTAAGTGTAAAGTTACTATTTTGAGTAATAGGTACATAACTACTCCAGCTAGTAACAGAGGTCTGACCAGAAGTAGTAGATACAATAGCTCTAATAGCAGATGAGTTAGGTAGGTTAGTAGGAGCTAAAAAGCAGTTACCTAAGTTATTGATAAAAACTTTTTGATTAGCAGTATTAGGTATTAATCCTAAGATAGTAGTTTTAGGTAATAGAGGAAAAGTATAGTTCTTAATTAGTCCACTACCGGACATCACTTCAAGACCTGTATTAGTAGTAGAAGGCAATACTCTACGTCTACCACCTTCACTAAAGATACAGTCACCTATTATCTCTCCTCCTGCTACATAGCTACCTATATTAGAAACAAAAGAAGGGTAAATAGAAATAATAGAACCTTCTGGGATAAAGTCATTGAGTTCTGCTCCTAAAAAATTTAAATAGAAACTAAAAGATAAAGCTTCCCCAATTAGTAAATCTTCTTCTAACGCAAAGTTAGGGTTATTAGAGTTAAAGACTAATGGAATACCTAGCTTCTCAAAAGGTGTAATTCCATCTCTTAAAGTATTCCTAAGAACACAAGTATTTAAATCTACTATTCCTTCAAATATATAGCGAATCTTCCTATCAAATAAGTTAGTCTTTACGTTTTCATTTAGTTTAACAGTTAGAGTAATTCTAGTTCCAACTGCTACACTTCCACTAGCATTGTCAACCCATAGCCTAATAAAGCCAGAATCTCCTCCATCTGCCCCGTAACTATTAAGAATAGGATTGATATCATTTTCTTCTCTTAAATCGAGCCTAGAACCGTCTACGTCATAAACTGAGGATATATAAGTGGAGAAACCTCCTCTAGCCTTAAATCGCTTACCAGTGCTTGCTAAAAGAGTTTCTTGATTATCTACTGCTGAAGTTGAATCTAAACTGTCATATTCATAAACTAATCCAGTTCCGTTATACCCAATTCGCATTCCATGAAGTAAATCCGCAGAAGGAGTATCGCTAGGATTATCTGACGTTATATAACCAGTTTTTAAGAATATATCTCGACTGATAACTAAAACTAATGGAAAAGTAGTAGATGATGTTACTGGAATTTTAGCTATTTGACTAAACGTATTTGGAACAGAAGAAGTAGAAACCCCAATTACATAACTAAATATCTCCTCAGTTGGTAATTTGGCTTGAGAGTTAATCGTTATAGTTACTTTGTTGTTAGTAGCTATACTTACTAAAGAGGATACTAATTGTAAGTTTCTACCTATTCTATTTTCTGTCTGAAGTGAGAAGTAGAGATTAGTAGCAGATAGGGAACCACCAGTAGAAGGAACAATTGACCAACAACTACTGGGAAGAACTATTCTACTATTTGCATAAGTAACTGCCATGATATCTCCTATCTTAGTTGAGTAATTCTAGTAGTAATCTTCTGACTTCCACCTTTAGATAGCTTAATCTCTTTACCTCCAATAGTTAGAACGTTACCTTTAATAGTTATCTTATCTTTCTTTAATATCTCAAGTATCTTACTTATTAATTGTTCTTCCATTTTGATATACTGATAGTGTCTAACTAATTGTATCTTATATGTTTGGAAAGAATAGAGTAAAAGGACATAACCGAGTAAGTAAAGGAAAGAGTGGATTTAAAGTAATACGAGTAGATGACTTCTTCCGTAAGAAAGATGAGAACAGAAGTAAGAAAATAGCTTTGGCAGTAGGAGGGGCAGGTTTATTAGTAGGAGCAGGGTTACTAGCTAAAAAGAAAGGTCTTAAGTTACCTTCATTTGGTAAGAAAGCTAGTGATATGGTAGTTAATGTAAAATCTACTAAAGTTCCAGACACTAAACTATTAACTCAAGGTAAGAAATCTCAAAACTTAATAAGTGACCCTTGGGAAACTCCTATATTAACTAAAATACAAAAGGAGAGTCAGTTAGTTACTAAGAAGTCTGAAGGAAACAAGTTACTAACTCCTGCTAAAAAACCACAAGAAAGAAGTTTATTACAAAAACCACAAAGAAAAACTAGAAATGCAGAGGATAAAGTGATTCAAGTAAGTAACGCACAAAAAGCATACCAATCTCTTCCAGTAGAAATGCAGACTATATTACAAGTTGAAAAAGCCCTATTAGCTCCAGCTAAGAAAGGAAGTTTAGGTAGACCTCCAGAGAGAACCTCTATTGTCAGGTTAGTAGATAATTCAGAAGGTAAATTAGATAAAGCAACTAGAAAAGTAAAAGATAGACTCAAGAGAGAGAAAGCTATTTCAGATGAAACCGTAAAAAAAAACTAGATGATATCGTACCTTCTCCTTCTAGACGTAACCTTCTACTAATAGATAGAACTAAAGCTGCTATTCAAGATAGAGAAAAAATACAAGAGCTGGCTATTGCTTCAGTAACAGAAAGAAAGAGTTTGATGGGTAATGCTATCGCACAGATAAACAAAGTAGCTAAAGACCCAGAAGCAGAGAAGTTAGGAATTCAAGTAAAAGCTGAAGAGTGGGAAAAAGCACTTCAAGCTATATCTGGTAGAAGAGGTGCAATTAGAGTTACTGCAAGAGGGCTGTCTAGAGGTACAGAACAACTTATTTATGCTCGTGTAGTTAAACCCAAGATTATAAGAACTTTATTAAATGAGGTTAGGTCAGGTAATCTACAATCTACTAATCCAAAAGGTTACTCTGAGAGGTTAAGCAGGATTCACGATAACTTTGACGAATTAATGACTAAAGAAGGAGTTGATTATAGAAAATTAAGTAGAAGAGAATTAGCTAAAAGAGTAGCAAGAGTAATGGAGCCTGAGATTAAAGATGCTACTCAAAAAGCTAAAGATTTTGCTACTAATAGTAGAGATTTACGAGATACATTTTTAGGCGCACCAGGAGAAATTAATATTGGGCTTAGTCGAGCAGGAATTACAGATAGAAAAGCTCAGTTCTTAATGAGACAGTTAATGAGAATAAATGGATTGATACCTTAAAATGCTAAAACCAGGAAATCAACATAAATGTAACTTAGTATCTGTATTAGATGGAGATACTTTAGAACTAAACTTTGAAGGAGAGACTTTTAAAGCTAGATTGCAGTGGATAGATGCCCCTGAAGTCAGGAAGAAATTCCAGAATAGTACAGAACCTAAAATATTAGAACATTGGAGTTATGGGGATTTAGCTAAAACTGCTCTTATCAACTTACTAGCCAACAAACCTATAATAATCATTCCTGTACTTCTAGATATTTATGGTAGATGGATAGTGGATTGTTACGTCGAGAAAGTATCTCTAAAAACTAATATTCAAGTAGAGCTATGTAAGCTAGGAATGGCTGTTAGTTACTATTTGCCTACTGAAAGATATGAGTATAGCGACAGAGAGTTAGATATTCTACTAAACATTATTAAACAAACGGCTTTAAGTAACAGAGCTAAGTTAGGATTTTGGAACAGTAAAGATATTATATTTCCTCACGACTTTAGACAGTTAATCAAGAAAACAGATAAAACAGTAGAGGTTAAATAGAGGGGAGTTTCAACAACCGGATTTGTATTGACAGAGAAGAAAGATATCTTTGCTGTCTTAAGTACAATGGAAGAGACTTTAACTGAATTGGTTAAGAAGTATTCTACTGGAGAAATGATTTTTCTAGATAAGACAAGTAGCTTTCCCGATATTAAGTGTAATCCTATCTTTAGGTCTTTTCACATCTATTTTAAAGTCAACAACGAATCTAGAATACTAGGTGTTTCTTTTGATAGTAGTGACTATAAAGAATACGGAGATTCTAAAATCATCTGGAGTGTTAATTATTGGGGAATGGCAGAAGAAATCATTTTAACTATTTGTAAAGCTATGAAACAATATGGTCAAGTGTTTTATGAAGCTAATGATTGTAATGGTGAAGTAGTAGAGGTTTATTTATCTGAAGAGGAGCTGTAATGGGAATATTATCTTTAATACATAAAGGTTACAGAATAGAAATCTCTGAGATGACAACAGCTAGTAAAAATCATCTTACTCTAGCTATTAAAAATTACTACGGTTTAGTAGGTAAGAACACTCCTAACAGTAAGATTTATTTTAATGTAGTAGCTAATTCAGTAGATGAAGCAAAAGATAAGTTAATTAGGTATATAGATAACAACTTATTTGAGATAAAGTAAATGAAAATAACTATTCATGGCAAGCAAAGGTATCTATCTGAAGAAAAACCCGATATTAATATAGAATTAGCAGACTATCCTGATGAAAAAGTTACTAGAATAACTTTTTATCTATTACACAAATCTGGTTATTCCAAATACTATAGCTTTGATAGAATTGATTATTTTGGTGATAATAGTGTTGTTTGGTGGGAAGTGGATAACTCCGATATAGAAGAATGCATAAATAAAATGTTTGATTGTTTCTACTTAGCAGATAAATTTGCAGTCTATACTCAACCTATTAAGTTACTTAAATCCAAATACTACTATGTAAGAGAGGTAGGTAGTAGATGGAATGAGGAAAATAAAACTATGTACGTAGATTGCTATCCTGAATATCTACTTCCAAACCCATAAGCTATCTTACCTAACTCTTTTCCTCTTGTGTACATATCAAATATATATGCTTCATTAGGATTGTTAGTCTTGATAGGTTCAACGTTTTCTCTAGGTAGTTTGACTTTAGTTAATGAGGTTAAGCTACCCAAACTACTATCTATACCTAAACTAAGAGAAGTAGAACCAGTAACCTGAGTAAGTAATGTACCATCTTCTAGTTCTTGATAACCTACAATATTTACACTACTACTATTACTTATAATTCGACACTTCCAAGCATCCCAAGAATAGTTAAAAGTAACTTTACTACCTTCTATCATTTCAGGTCTAAATAGAGTAGTTAAAGAAATAGAACAATTATTATTCATATCATCTATCTCTAAATCAGTAATTGCACCTAAGAATGCTTCGGATTTGTGTTTAGTATTGTAAGAGACAGAACCTTGTATTGGGTCATTAACGTTATAACCTTGAGTAATTAATAGATGTCTGTAAGTATCTTTAGGTTGCGATTGTACGGCATCTTTACGTTTAGTTTCGGTCATTGTGTAGTAAACATCTGAGTTCTCCTTTAAGCTCTCCTCAGTTTTAGGTACAAAAGGTAGTTGTTTCCTTGTCGCTTCTGGAGGTCTACCACTTCCATCTTCTATTCGGATGTTAGTAGAAGCATTTCTAAAGTTACTATCTTGAGCCGAACGTTCAGTAATGTGAGTCTCGTATTTCTCTTCTATTCCATCTTTACCATCTCCTATAAAATTATCTTTAACTGATGAACCAGTAGAAGTAAAACCTAATCCTTCCTCTTGAATAGTAGATTTACTTCTATGAATAAAGACTTTTTTATATATCTCCATCTCTCTACCAGTAGTTAAAGGTGGATTATAAATAGGATTATCAGTAACAGTTTCAGGGGGTGAGTCTCTAAATTCTCTTCTAAGTGCTAAGTTTGCTGGGTCTTCTGTTCTAGAGTAACAAGAGTAGAAAGTGTATTCTTCTCCTACATACATTGGTTCTACCCAAGTCGGGTCACGCATATATTTAGTAATTAACTTTCCATCATTAGTACAAACTTGATAAGGAATGTTAGGAGATGAGTTATTAGCGTCTTGGTAGTAGTCTCTATTTTGGCGTAGTATAAACTGAGTTCCCCCACTAATCGGAATAGCTCTAAATCTATAACAATCTATTACTTGGTTTAACTCATATAACTTTTCACCTCTAACTACTTCATCTGATTCAAAGAGTTTACTTAATGGGTCGGCTATTGCTTGTTTCTCTTGTTCTAACTTAGCTGTTTCAGTAGAAGACTCCTGCTTATATCTACACATTTTCCATCCGGTTATTGAGTTACCTAAGTAGTAGCCAGTAGCGGAATCAAATATGTAAGTAGTTTCTTGAGATTCAGTTAGTCCCCAATAGTTACTAGGAGAAGCTTCTAATATACTTTCTCCGTCTCTAGTGATAACAATATCCTTAGATAAGTACATGAATCCCCAAGTCTCTATCTTCTCCCAAATGATAGTTGTGCCTTCTCTCTTAGTAGTAGTCTTAACTTTTATCTTTCCTGAAGCATCATAGTTAAGGTCAACTGTCTTAAGTAATCCTTCCTCGTTAGGAGGTGAACTTGCATTATCCGGGTCACTAATAGATTTTTTTACTCTAATATTTAGTTGTAGCCATTGAGGAATAGTATTCTGATAAGTATCTTCTTCATTAGTATCTAAAGGTTCTTCATCTGACTTATTCCATGAGAGTTCAGAAGGTTTATATCCTAACTCACTCATATTATCTGAATAACTAACAGGAGGAACTATTCTATCTTCTCTTACCTTAAATTTAGAAGGTGTTGCCCAACTAATAGTTTTAATACCTTCATCAGATGAGTAAAGTACATAAAGACCTTTAGTTCTCTTTCTACTATCTAACTCACTAGCAAAAGTAGTAGTTAGGTCAGGAGATACAGGTTTCTGATAGTTACATAAGAAGTCATAACCTAAGTAACTAAAACCTAACCTACTTGCATAAGAACTAAGAGGTACTACTAATTCATCTGGTTTGTTGAGTGAGTTAGCCAGCTCACTATTTGCTTTACTATTTCCATCTAATCTACATTCAGGAGCTTCAAAAGGTTTATTAGTTGTGTTACTTGTACCTCTATTTTTAACAAACAAAGGTTGATTGATTAACTTCTCATACCAACCTGTAAAGGATAAGTCTATATCGTAATGTCCTTCTGGATAGACAACTCTTTCCCCAATAACTTCTGAATAGTTAGTCAGTCTAAAGGGAATTCCATAGAAGATATACTTAATATCAAATCTATCTCTAAACTTCTCACGTACCTCATCTATCTCATCTCTACTACACATTAGTTTGAAAGATATAGTTGGATGACTCTCAAAACTTCTACTAATGGTAAAGCCACCAACTAACTTATGTTCTACTATGAAGTCAGGTAGTTCAATTTGATTACTTATGAATATCTCTTTATTTTTAAGTATCTTAAGAGGTAATGGGTCTTGAGTAATCTTAGTATTTACCTTACAACAGAGAAGAACTTTCTGAGTAACAGGGTTGAAGAGAAATGTACCTGGACTTGTAGCTAGTTTAGTTACTTGTTCAGGAGGTAATTGATTAGTAGAAGTAATTATACTGTTTAAAGGTGACTTAGGAGACATAGTAATATGAAGGTAAATGACAAATTAACGATGACTGAGTTATATAGCAAGTTAGAGAAGTTAGGTTTTTCAAAAGAGTTTATAAGAGCTATAGGTTTACCTAGTTGGTGGGTAGATAAGTTAGACCAATCTATTAGCATAAGTGTTGCGTATGAAGCTGCTAGTTATATAGCTAAGAGATTACCTATAGACCTTAAAAGTCTAATAGATATTACTCAAGAAGCTAAGTTCAGAACTTGGATGCTCTATGATGAGATAACTTATGAAGGAGTAATAGAAATACTCAGAAAAAGTAAACAGTATTTAGTGCAACATCCTTTAACAGATAGGAATGTAAGTTATATGTCAGATGATACTTTAGATTATCACGAACAACTCCTTGTATTAGATGTTTAAGTGCTTTCTCTTTCTTCTATAGGTAAGGAGTCTACTTCAGGTACTAACGAATCATCTACATTAGTAACGAAACTAAACTCATCTAAGGACAATAAGTTCTGATACTTACCACCATTAAAGTACAAGTTATCTAGGTCTTCTATGAGATTAGTAGATAAGATATCTAGTTCTACTACTTGATACTGAGAAGGTACTGTACTGAGACTAAATACAAAGTCATCTACTGTCTCAGCTACTTCATTCATATGTTCTAGTTGAAACATAGGAGTAAAGTTAGTTAGAGTAGGAAGGCTGTTAGTTAATTGAAAGCAAGGTACTGATATAGATGATGGAGATATAGTCGAGTAGACCTCGCCTTCGAGAATAGTGTTGGAAGTAGTAGAGTTACGAGTTATCTTGAACATAAGTAAATAAGGAAAAGACCTTCTATGAGACTAACACAAAAAGAATTGGACTTAATAGATAAGTTTATTAGTAATAGACCAGGTACTCTAGGTCTATTACAAAGTAAGTTAGCAGATGCTTTCTTTGAACCTCTATCTAATGAGGAACTTAGGTTATGGAATTGTGAAGATGAGTCCTCGGAAGTAAATGTGTTAGATATCTGGACATTTATGTTTCCTAAAAAGAAACGAACATTTACTGTGAAAGCTCAGTATAAAGGACGTAAGAAACCTTTATCTTATGTACTAGATGAGGAGAAAGAAGATGACTAACGAGAGTCACGTAGAGTTATTAATCCAGCATTATCTTACTGACTTCTACAAAACTGCTACTTATATACAACTAATAGCTAGTAATATGAGTAACGGAAGTAGTAACCCAAAAGAGCTAATGGAAAGAATTAAGTTAATGCAAAAATACACTGCTGCTTTATATGGAATGACTAACGCTGTTTTCTTTAGTATTCAGGAAGTAATGGAGAGAGAAAATGAGCAATAGAGTTAAATGTTTAGAACTTATAGAAGCTATAGAGCAAGATTACTGTAATTCTCTACCTTACTTCTATAAGAACCTTTATGAAGTATTACTAGACTTTATTTACCAATTAGAGAATAATTTAGATGAAGAAGATGAAGCAGGAACCTAGATATAAGAAGTTACCTGATGGAAGATTAGTAGTCTCTTGTGCAGATGACTATACTGATTGGTTTGCATTTATAAGGATGAGAACTAATATTGAGAAGAGAGAAGTAGCTCATGAGTTAGTAGACTTATTGGGTGGGAGAGACATCTACTCAGATATATTAAATGAGGTAATAAACTATTTAAAGGTATTATACTCAAGAGAAAAGAAACAAGTAAGGAAGGTGAAGGGGAATGAGTAGTATATCTGAATCTATAGCTTACGAGTATTTAGTTAAATTAGAGGAGTATATTAACTCACTTAAGAAAAATATAGAGAATATAGATAACTTGTATATAGTAGATAGTCCTAGTAATGTATATGAGTTAAAGATGGAACTGGTAAAGATTAGAAATTGGCAGCTTTTAATGAGTAGACACGTAGATAGAACTTTAGTTAAAGTAATAAAACTACAAGATAGTTTACAGAATCCAAAAGATGTAGTGGATATAAATAAATATTATGACCTTGAGTAATGAAGATAGTTATACAAGTAGAGTAACTAAATGTTTTGAGTTATTAGGTAAGTTACTAACTAAGTATCCTAGAAGTATTGATGAAGTATCTAGCTTAGCACTAAACTTAGGGAATTAACTATGACTACTAATGAACAACAACTAGAGATATTAAGAGCTGAGCATAAACAATATACCTATGAGTTAGAACAGTTAGAGAAGTCAGTAGAAGAAGAGAAAGACTATAGAACATTGCAGATTATAGTAGATGAGAGATTACCTGCTATAAGAGATAAGCTTACTAATATTCTTAGTGATATTATATATCTACAAGAAAGAATAGCCTTAGAGCTTAAGTCAAGGAGGTTATGACTAAGAAAGGAACATCTACTAATGACTTCCTATACTCAAGACTATATAAGGAGGTCACAAGTAAAGAAGCAGAAGAAATAGATAACATACATACTTTACTATGGGAGCTACTAAACTTTCATCCGGAGTCAATGAAAGAAGTAGTATCTTATCTAATATCAGTAAAAGCTAAGTATAACAAGTTAAAGAGATATGACTGAACAAGAAAAAGACGAATTAAGAAATGAGTGTGATGAGTTATTTAACGAAATTGTGTTTGATTACTCCGATATAGCTTTACCTAAACTTAAAGAGATGTTGACTAAGTTCTTAAGGCATTATGAAACTAAACGATTGAAGGAAGGTAAGTAGATGACAGGTAATAGATTAATAGTCAAGAAAGTTTTAGATGTTGTAATAGACTCAGACTATTGTTGTGATTTATGTAATGAAACAACGGATAATTATTTAGAAGAATGTCCTATTTGTAAGGGAAAGTATATTGAGCTAGAAGAGTATGGTAGTTTACAGACATACTTTACGGGAAAAAGAGAGTTCTGTACTTGTTCTAACTGTAAAAGTAGGTTTAAGTTAGTAAGTGATGAGTGGTACTATCCTAATTTTCCTGAACCTATTGAAGATGAAACTAAAGTGATTTTAATTAGAGAAGAGTAAGTAATATGGTTAATAAATGGAAAGATTTTAATAACAGTAACCCGTTAGAAAATCTTCATAGCTATATAAAAGAGATAGAAAACTCTCCTATGATACCTTTCGATTATGAAAAGGAATGTAAAGAAATAAAAACCCGACTCTATTCTAAGTTAAAAGCTAAATGGGGAGAAGAGAAGTTTAATGAGTGGGTAAATAAATCTCTAACCGATGAAGAAATAGGTAAAGCTATATATTACTCTTTTGCTTTACAAGATTACTATAACGGTATTGGCCCTTCTCCTTTTGATATGGAAATGTTTTCTAACCCATCCGATAAGAATTCTCAGTAAAAGTAAGAGTAAATCCTTCAGGGGTAAGAATAGGCCGAGTAGTAGGTTTAGTTATATTATCAACTGTTTTCTCCCCACTCATTTGTCCAGTATATTGTAGAGGTAAGTAGATTAGTCCTTTTCGGATTGTGTAGCCAATATCATAATTCTCGGTTTCAGGTCTTACATAATCTATTACTTCTACAAACTTCTTCTCTTTAATCGCATCTTTAGCTATTTTGTCTATAGAAACCATAACGTCAGTAAGTGTATAATCAAATTGAGCAGTAAATCCTTTCCTAATTAAGGAATATTTAACATAAGAACCTGAACCAGTAGGTGCCATTCGAGTAGCTTCCCCTTCAATAATTACTTGATACGCATTAGGTTCAAGAAATAGACAGATATAAGATTTACCTCTGATAGTATATAGAACTTCTTTACCTATCTCGGTACCTTCTAATAAATTTTTCTCGTTTAAGAAACATAACTTCCGAGTAAAAGGAAAACACTTAGTTAAATCATCTTCTCTACCGTGTTGTCCTAGTATTACTGGGTCATCTATATCTTGAAAAGTTGCCATTAGTTTTGCCTCCTTCTAATCTTCTCAGCTAATCCAAATAAGTGCTTGTTAATCTCTATACCTGTGTTCTTATCTCCTCCACCAGTGACAGATATAGGAGAAGTAATGTTTACGTTACCACCTTTCTCAATATGTTCCTCAATCTTATCTATTAGTTGTTCAATTGACTTCTGTAACTTATCATTATCTTTCTGTTCTTCTTTATATCTAATATCAGCTTCTTTCTTTTTAGCTACATTAGACTTGTCTACTGACAACTTAAAGTTAGTAATAGCTTCTCTAATAGTTCTAAGTGAGTCAGGTACGATTTGTCCTTTCTTTGGCTTAGGTGGTTTAATTACTTTATTACCTTTAAGGGTTGTGCCAGTAATAGTATTAGTAGCAGTAGTAATATTCTTACCTATGTTCTTTACACTTACCTCTATTAGTTTATTAAGTGTCTTACTATTAATGTTGAAAGTCTTTATAAGTGATTGAGTATCTAATCCTAATTTTTTAGTAATAGACTTCTCTGCTTTATCAATAGACTTACTTAAATTAGATATAGAACTAGCTGTACTGTCCTTACTATCTTTCTTAGTCTTATCATTATCTCTATTAGTACCTGAACTTGTTGTAACACCTCTACCTAGTCCACCAATACCTAGGATGTTAGTAGGTGAGATATTATTCTTGGGCTGAGTATCTGTACTTAGAGGGTTAGTAAGGTTAGTAGTAGATATTTCCTCAATCGGCTTACGTGACCTCATAGACTCACTAAATTCTTTAAGTATCTTCTCTACTTGTGATTGAGTATTAGAAGTTAAATTATTATCTCCTATACTTCTTTCATCTAACTCTCTGAATCTCTGAGCTTTGCCTCTTACTTGACTATCATCAGCGGTATTAGTAGTAGTTTGTGCAACTGCCATTTCTGCTTGTAGTCTTTGATTTCTTTGGTTCCGAGCATTAATTAGTTCTTTATTCTTCTCGGATTGTTCTTCTATTTTAGATACTTCAATAGCTAGTTCCTTATTTGCTTTAGCTGCTAAAATTCCTTGTTCCGCAGATTCAACGGCTAATCGAGATGCTAATTTCTCTTCATCAGTAGCATCTTTTCTAGCGTTAGTTCTAGCTTCTTCTGCTTTGGACATTGCAAGAGCTTGTTTAGCATTAATTTCTGCAATAGTTAGCTCTACTTTTTGTCTCTCTCTTACAATCTTATTCTTAGCTTTTTCTAGATTAAAACTTTCATTCTCCATTCTTTGTTGAAGTTCTAGGAAAGTCAGTTTATCTTTAGCCTGTTCTCTAGCTAACTTGTCTTTAGTTAAGTCAGATTTAGCCATTGACTGCTCAATTCCGTACAAAGTATCAATAGAGCCAAGAGTAGAGTCCATTAATTCCTTTCTACTATTTAATAGAGCAATCTGAGTGTCGTAAGCTTTAGTTAGCAAGTCACCAATAACTTTTTCTTTATTTGCATTGGCTTCTATTAACGTTCCTTTCATCTTAAGTTGTGAGAGCTGTTTCTCGTAACCTGCAATGATAAGACCTTGTTTAGCTTGTTCAACGTCTAACGCACTATTCTTTTGAGCTAAATCTTGCTGTTGCTTAATGACTCTAATTTGATTTTGACTAATTTCAGCTTGATTAGCAATTTGAGTAGAAATAAGATTTTCACTTCTACCAAGAGCGTCATATTGGTCATTAATAGAGTCTAGCTGTAACTGGAGAGCTTCTATTGCTGCTGAATCTAACTTATTTAACTTAGCTTTCCTTAGTTCTGCTTCAGTCTGTAACTTACTTCTATCAAGCTCTAATCTATTAAGGCTGATTTGGATTCGTTCTCTTTCCAAGGCAGCTTCATTAATAATTGCGTTGTTCTTAATAGAATTAATTTCTAACTCTTGAGCTTCTAATAGAGACTTTTGTTTTAATTCAGCTATTTGAACATCAATTTTAGCTCTTTTCTCTACATCTCCAGTTGACCTTTTAGCTAGTTCTAATAAACCAACTTGATAGTCCGCTGTAGCTTTAACTACTGAACTTCGAGAATCCTCAAGTTTAATTTGCTCTTGAAGTTCCTTAGTTAAGTTATCACTAGAACTAAGTTGACGAGTAATAAATATTTTCTGAGCTTCTATTGAGTTGTTCTGAGCTTTAGTAATTCTGTCAATATCACGAATAGCTTTGTCTACTACTGACTTTTGGTAATCTACTTGAAGCTGGGAAAGATTTTTCAAAATATCTAAATATTCTCTACTTCCTTTTTGATAGAGTTTAAGTTGTTTGGTAAACGCATCTTGTTGTAATAGATTTACTCTTTGAGATGAAGCAGTTAACTTATCTTCAAAACTTTCTCTATCCGTATCTCCTCTCAGAAGTTTCTTCTCTTGCTCAATATTGTCCAAATCAATTCGAGTTTTCTTGAACTCTAAATTAGTTTGAATTAAATTCTTTTCTTTATCTAAAGTTTGTTTCCTAAGATTGTTGATTTCTTTTTGTAGATTTACTTCTAATGCAAGACGTTCTTTACTACCAACTTTATAAAGATTTATCTGCTTTTTAAGAGAGTCAATAGTAAGCTGTGTCTCTTTTATTTTTGCAGCTTCTACTATCTTAAGTTCGTTTTCAGTTGCACCATCTACTAGAGCAGCTTCTTTTAATGCAATCTGCTTATCTAATTTATTTTTTGCATCTTCAAGTTGGGATTCTAGCTTCTCTTTCTTGTTACCAAACTGAATCTTTTGTAACTTAGTAATCTCTTGAGTTAAAGCTGCTTCTAAATTTAATCTCTCTTTGCTACCTAACTTGTAAGTTGCTAATTGCTTCTGAATAGATTGAATTACAATTTGAGTTTCCTTGACTTTAAGTTCTCTTATCTTTTCTAAATCTTTCTCAAAAGTTCCGCCAATAGTAGAACGTTCAAGTAGAGACTGGATTTTAGTAATCTTAGTTTTTTCTAAAGATATCTCTTCATCGATTAAATCTCTCTTATTTGCTATTCTTTGTTTATCTAACTTAAGTAACTCTTCTCTTAAGCTACGTTCTAAGTCTTTTCTTTGAGTAGAACCCGCTTTAGTTAAGTTAATTTCTTGTTTAATACCTTCAATAGTCAGTTGAATTTCTTGCTCTTTAGATGCACGAACTTTCTTAGAATCTTCAGTAGAGGTTCCAAGTACCAAAAGTTTTTCTAGAGCTAGTTGACTATCCTTAAAAGCTTTCTTCTTGTTATCTATTTGAGTCTGTAATCTAGACTTTTGATTTTCATAGACTTGCTTATCTAACCTAAGAGTTTCTTTAGCTATTTCTTGTTCAAGAGCAACTCTCTCTTTGCTACCTTCACGATACAGAGCTGACCTTTGCTTAAGAGTTTCAATAGTAGAATTGATTTCCTCTTCTTTTAACTTTCTGCTAGCTTCAATATCTTCATCAGTAGTACCTTTAATAGAATTCTTCTCTAAATCCATTTGTTTAGCTTCTAACTTTTTACGTCTATCTTCTAAGGATTGTTCTAGTCTTTCTTTCTGGTTATCAAATTGAGTCTTCTGTAACTTATTAACTTCGAGAACTAACTGTTGTTCAAGAGCTAACCTTTCCTTACTTCCTTTTTCAGTCAGAGCAATTTGGGAGTTAATAGAATCAATAGATAACTGAACTTCTTTCTCTCTTAGTTGACGAGTATTCTCAAGACTTTTATTGCTAGTACCACGAATATTGTTGCGTTCTTCAAGAGCAGCTATAGTGTTTAACTCACTTTTCTTTCTCTCAATCTCTTCATTAGTTCTATCTTTAGATTGTTTAACTTGAGTTTCTTGTAAAGATAGTCGAGCTTCTGATAACTGTTTCTCTATTTCTAAGAACTTCTCACTTCCTTGTTTTTCTACTGCTAACCTAGCTTCTAAAGTCTGAATGTTTAGAGCAATCTTATCTGTTTCTAATTTACGGACAGATTCAAGTTCCTCTTTAGTATTTCCGTTAAGAGCGTCTTTTCTAGCTTCAAGCTCTCTCTTACCTAAAGCATTAGTTTGTAGCTTAAATTGTTCTTCTATTCTCCTTCTGTTAATTTCTAATAGATTTAAGTTAAAGTCTTGCTCATCTGACTCCATAGATTTACGAAGAGCTTTGATAGCTTTAGCATTTTTAACTTCATCTTTTAGTAATTCCGTAAGAGTTTTTTGTTTTTCTACTAGCTGAGTTTCATAAAGAGTTCTAGAATCTTTGAGTTCTTCTTCAATAAACTGTCTCCTAGTTATAGTTCCTAGTTCAAGTTCTTTCTTTAAAGTATCAAATCTTTCTTTGCTTTGAGCTTTAGCAATTTCTACGGGATTATTGGACTTTTGACTTGAAAGATTCAGTTCGAGAGCTTCTAATTCTGCTTTAGCTTTAACTACTTGAGGAGCTGATTCTTTGTATAAAGTAAGTAACCTAGCTAGTTCTATTTTCTTATTCTTAATATTTTCTTCAGAAGTTTGAATATTGAGTTTATTAATTTGCTCTATATAATCTGTTTCTAGTAAGAATCCATATTTCTTCTGTTGTTCAAGAGCAGAAGTTTCCATTCCAATATAGCTGATTCGTTGTTCCGAAGCCGCTTTTTCATAACCAATTAGAGTCTCAGTTAAATCTTTGTAGGCAGCCGGAGTAACTCTACCTTTCATTTGGTTGTAGACATTCTCAAACTTCTTAGCTATTTCTTCACTTGTAGCTTCTCCACTTTCTGCAACTGCATTTAAAGATTCAACATACATTCCCAAGTTCTCTTCAAACTTATTGAAATCAATTGAATCTGCTGTAAGAGCTTTTTCAGTTTCTACTCCAATCTCTTTAAGAGCTACTAAAATCTCATCTTTGTTCTTTCCGGTAATAGCAGCTTTAAGTTTATCTAACTGCTCAGTTTTAATTTCACTTTCTACCTGACCTAGCTCCTTTAAGCCTTCAGTAAGGTCTAATGTTCCATCTAAGGCTTCTTTAGTGAATTTATTAGTAGAAGCAGTCACATACTTATTCAAGCCCTTAGAAGACGAATCTAGAGCGTTTAGGAAAGACTGTAAATCTGTTTCTGCTAACCTCAGAGATTTCTTAAGAGAAGTAGAAAATGCAGTAGCACCAACATCATCTTTAGTTGTGGATAGAAACTGTCTTTTCTTCTCTTGATACTTATCTGATAAAACACTAAAATCAGCTAAATCTTTTTCAAGGTCTTTGAGATTGATAAGTTTGATTTGACCTTCAGATTCTTCATAGCTCTTACGCATTTTATCAGCAAGAACAGAAAGGTCTTTAGGTATTTCTACTCCTGCCTCAGTTAACGCATCTCTAGTTTCTTTAAGACCTAGAACTTGCTCTAACGTATATTTCTTACCATCTATCTCTTTACCTTTAAGAACTGTTTCAATAGATTTAAGAACTGTATCTGGCAATTTAGATAGAACTTTACCATCTTCTCCAACTTTATAGATTTCTCCACCCAGACCTTTAAGAGTGGCTTTTACGCTTAAACTCCCATCTTTAAGGTCAGATAAGAATTGCTTAGATTTAACAGAAGAATCTTTAATAGACGCAGAATAAATGTCTAAACCTTCTGAAATATTAGTGTTAAGAGCAGTTTGAGAAGAATTAACTTGTCCTTGTAAACTCTTAATTTCTTCTAAAGATACTTGAGTATTACTAAACTTGTTCTCTCTATCTAATAAAAGGTTACGAGCTTCATAATACTTGAGTTGGTCTTCAAATTGTTTTTTACTTACTTCTATTACTTTTTCACGTCTAGAAATTTCTGATTCTAATAAAGCAATTTGTTGTTTATCTCTTTCGTTTAGCTTGTCCCCTTTACCTTTTAACTCTTCTAACTCTTTCTTTTGAATATCTGTCATAGACTGGAACGAATCAATTCTAGCGGTATTAGCAGCTTTTTCTCGCTCTAAATCCTCGCCAGTCAAAATCATCCGAGCTTTAATCTTTTGATTAGAAGTTTCAGTTAATAGGTTTCCGTTTGCTAATTCTTTATTTTGTCCTCTAAGAGCTAACTCATAAGTTTGAATAAAATCTGATATTTGAGTCATTTTAGCAGAACGTTTAATGAATTCTGCGTCTGAAAAGCTAGTCCAAATGGCTGAGATTCTTTCACCAATATTTGCAAATAAAGGGTCTAACAGTTTAAGTCCAGTAGCAGTCTTTACAAAATCTACTATTCCTCCAACAGCACCTTTAATTCCATTACCTAAGTCATCAAAGACAGTAGTGTCCACATCTGCCATTAACTTTTTAGAAGCTTCTAGTCTGTCACTGAACTTATTAAGTCCTTGAACGCTATTGTCAAAAGAGATATTTGCTCTATCAAATTTAGTAGCAGAGTCTTCAAGAGTTACATTAAAGTCTTTATAAGTTTTATCTAATTTTGCAGAAGCTTGACCAACTTGAAATAGTTTAGCTCCTAATGCTATTACGGCCCCAATTAATAGACCTATACCTGTAGAAATAAAAGCAGCTTTGATAGTTTCACCCATTAAGGCAGCAGAGGTTCCGATAGAAGCAAAAGTAGTTTGAGCAGAAGCAGCCATTCCTGTAAAACTTCTACTAGCTACCGTTCCTATTTGACCAATATTACTTCTCAAGTCAGCCATCTTATTGCTAAGAGTATCTTGAATGCTGGTAAAAGATTGAGCAGGAGTAGCTATTGCTTTAAAAGATTTAGTAAGACCTTCATTAGTAGCAATTAAAGCTCTATTAAACGCATTATTTTTAAGGGCAACTGAACCTGAACGAGTTCTCATCTCAATAAGAGTACCTTCAGCTAGTCCTTGTTCTCTAGTTAGCTGAATAGATTTTCTTTTACTCTCAAACTCTGCTTTGTTATAAGTTTGTTGTGCTGCTTGTTGAGTAGTTCTAGCACTTTGGACAGTAGAAAGTTGTTTAGCTTCTTCTACTTGTAGAGTCAGTACCTTCTTCTGTTGTTGTAAGTATTCTACACTATCTTTATTTCTTATCTTATCTAAAGTAGTTTGTTCTTTTCTTAAAGCATTTTGAATTGTATAAAGTTTCTGTTGCTGACCTTCAAAAGCAATATTAACTCTATCTAAAGTATTTTTCTTAGTATTGAGGTCTTGTTGAAGAACAGCTAATTCAGTAGTAGTCTTAGTAACTCTATTAAGTTTTTCAGCTTGGTCGGTTTTAGCTTTATTTAATTTTTCAGTTTCTTTATCTACTATGTTGTTAGCTTCTTGTAACTTTTGTCTCTGAGTTAATAGAACTAATTCTTCTTGACCTATTTTAGTAACAACATCTTTACGAGTATTATTTAGCTCGTTTCTTTTATCTTGAGTTAAAGGAGTTCTATCTTTAGTTCTTTCCCTATCAAGTAATTGAGTCTCTCTTGTATTGAGTTTATCTAAAGCTGCATAATCTCTTTCTGACTTTCTAGATTTATTATTAAGAATAGATTTCTGTTTTTCTAGAGAAGATAATTGGTCAAGAGTAGTTTTGTTATAAGTATCTTGAAGTCTTAGCTTTTCAGTATTAAGCTCCACATATCTTTTTAAATCTTCTTTACTAGCTTTTCGCTGTGTAATTGCAGATTGTTCAGTAGCTATTTCTTGTAATCGAACCGACCTTTTAGTATTCTCTACATTGTCTTTAAATGTGTTATCTATATCTTGTTTAAGAACTTTAAGATTAGCTAAGCTTTTCTGAGTATTTGTAACGTCGGACTGTTGACTATCTCGTTTATCTGTTTTACTTTTAAGAGATTCTTCTACTTTAGTTACGTTCTGTTGACCTTTGATAATTGATTGGTCACGAGCAACAATTGAGTCTATCTCTTCTTTAATTACTCCGATATTATTTAATCTATCAGCACTAGACTTACCAATAGAGTTACTAAGCTCTTTCTCTAAAGTAGCAGAGTTTTTAATTGCTTCATTAATTCTATTTTGACTTAGAAGTTTTTGCTGGTCTAACCCAAGAACTTGTTTACCGATAGCTAATAAACCTTGATTTGATTGGTAGAGTTCTTTTATTACTGACCCTTCCTTTCTTAAATCTTTAAAGCCGTTAGTAATTCCTCCTAAAACTAATCCCCAAGCTCTAAAAGAAATAATAGTTCCGGCAATACCAAACAACATCTTAGCTAACGCGCCAAGAGTTCCAGTTATCTTACCTAAACCATCATAGAAATTAACCATGCGTTCAGCTATTTCTACTAATGGCTCTTTGAATTTAACTAAAACTTCTTTGTACCACTCAACAGATTTAACACCTTCCTCAGTTCTCTTTTGGAACGCTTTACCAAACGAAATCATTATCTCATCATAAGCATTTGTGATTTGTTCCATTTTTGCTTGAGACGAAGAAGTAGCAGAATCAAAAGCTTCAGTTAAATTCTCAGAAGTTACTTGACTAATATCCTCAATAGATTTCTTAGCAAGATTACCGTTTTGAGCTAAGACCTTCATTGCAAAGTTGAAAGCATTAGTCTCGTTATAAACTTCCTTAATTTTCTCAGTGTTATAGCCAACTGCTTCAGCAAAGTCAACTATACCCTGAACAACTCCTTTTCTACCAAAATATTCTTGGTTGAGAGTAATTGCTTTCCCCTGTGCATCTACCAATCCTTCTAAAGCTTTCATTGCTTCAGGAGTTTTACCAATAGTGTTACGAGCGAAGGCTTGCATTTCTGTTGAGATGTCAGTAACTTTGCCACCTAACTTAGTAAATGCTACTACCAAACCTTGAGTCTCATTAACCAGGTCATTGGTACCGATACCTGCATTTTTAAGGGAGCTGTACATATCTGAAATATACTCAGTCATGTCTCCTACAGTAGTAAGACCTAGTTGTTCAGTAGCCAGCCATTTAGCAGTTACTTCTTCTAATTCTGCAATATCTCTAGTTTCAAGAATACCTGCACCTTTACCAATAGCTCCACCAATCTGGAATAGGTCACTTCCCGGGGCTGCTTTATTAGCTTTAATTGCTAGGTTAACAACATCTTGGTTTTGTTGGAATTCAGTAAATCCGGCACTAGCAGCTTGATAGGCAGCATTAAGAGCAGTAAGAGAACCTACACTATTTTTAAGATTCTTCTCTAAACCGTTTTGTAGGGAGTCCCCATATTCAGATAATCTTTCTTGAGACAATCCAAATACAATGTTAACTTCATTTAGTTTCTGTTCAAATGCGTTAAAAGCAGCAGAAGACCTTGCTGAAAAGCTTTCTATTGCCTGACTGTTACCCGTTAAAACAGCAGTAATTTCCCCTAAAGAATTCATTAAAGGTGTACCATCAAAACCAGAAGCAGCCATGGTATTCAAACCAGTCTGAGTAAGTGTTACTGCCTCTAAGATTTCTGCTACTCCGGTACTAACCGTTTTAACTACTCCAGAGCCAATAGAGGCAATATTTAGTGCATTTAAAGCTCTTCCTAATAATGCAGTGGTTTTAGTTAACTTACCTAAAGAAGCAGTCCAATCATTAGTAGCAGCCGTAGCTTTACCGTAATCTTTAACTAAACTATCTACTATACTCTTTTTGTTTTGGAACTGTTTAGTAATATCTTTTAAATTTTTAGAACCTTCTCCCAAGCCAGTATTAAATAACCTAAGAGATTTCTCGTTAAGCTCTTTAAATGATTTTTGAGTTTTTTCTAAGAACTGAGAGAGTTTATCATCTCCCTCAACATTAAATTTAATATTGCTTGAAGTATCCATATTTATATCTATTCGGGAGTAATTTCAAAGTTCAGAAGATTGTTAGCTAAGACTACTTGTTCGCCAATTGCAATAGCTCCTTGAAGTCCTTTTTCTTCTTTGAGTTCGTTGTATCTTTCAATTGCTAGCTCTTTATCTCTTTCTTCTTGAGGTCTATGATGTTCGAGAGTTTGACCAATAAGAAGATTAATAGATTCTTTATCTAATTTCTCCCATAAATCTCTTATAGGGTTAATTGGATATTCCCTATAAACTTCTAGTAGTAGAGCTAATTCGTCTATTGAAACTTCTCCACTACTAGGAATTGGTGCTGTTAGCTTTTGGGTTTTTCCTTTAGTTGAGCTTTCTCTTCTTCCGTCAGCAAGTCGTTCCTCTCCCTCCACTTTCCCACTTCTTCATTAAAGTAGAACCCAAAATTAAGTTTATGTAACTCAGATATTAAAGAAGGTTTCCAACGAATATCCCCCTCTGTATCGCGCTCTATATAACCTTCGTCAGGAATACTTTGACTAATAAAGATTCTACTAATCTGTTCAATATCATCTGCAAGTTCCTCTAAATCAAATCCTTTCTGTTTTTGACCCAAGATATTGAGATTACTAGCAAAAGTTTTCAGACATTCCCAAGCATCGTTACTTCTAACAATCTCCCCTAAGTTTGTATCTGCTTCTAAAAAATGATAAAGAGCTTCTTTTTGTAGAGTTACAATAGTATCTAAATCACTTCTAACAGAGCGTTGTACAATATAAGTCTTATCTACTTTGTAAGTGTCTGTTTCTAAGTCATAGCTTTTGACTTGAATTTTAAAGTTCTTCATTGAGGTTCTAAGTATGTTGTTAGTCCAATCTACGTCTACTAATATAGCATTATTATTTCTCTATGCTATAAGTTTACGATTCATTCTATTCTTCTATTGGCAATTAGTATGGGAAGAGTTAGAAAAAAAAATAAAAGAAAAAGTAATTAGTTCAAGTAAGAAATCTCAAAAAACAGAAAGTGGTTTAATAGTTGTCAAGTTAGATGCTCCTCAAAGTTGGTTTTGGAAAGGTATTTACGGAATAGTACATAAATTAAATATCTGTCCTTTCTGTCAAGGATGCTGGGCAGGTTACTTAGTTTACCTCTTATTAGTAATAGATTTTAGCAATCTAACTCTAAATATTCAGCAGGTAATAGAATTTGCTTTCTTCTCTTGGAGTTGTGGAATAGTTTCTAGACTTACTTCTTCTAAAATAGATAGTTTATAGGAGATTAATTAGGTGCATCTACAAGAAGACCCAGACGGTTTATTAACTTCTAAAGATACTAGAGAAATAGAAAGAGTCAAAGAAAATATAAAAGCAGATAAAGAGCAAGGTACTAATAAAGTAGATGAAAATATTGCTTCTGATTGTGAACAGTTACGAAACAAGTTAGATAAAAGAAGAGAAGAGTTGACATAAAAATAGAGGTCTACTTATTATTTAGGTACGACCTCTAATGACTAGCTACTTAGGAACCTAACAAGAAACTTTATCCCCAGTCTTCATTAAAGTGAAAGCTTGACATCCACCACTCGGATAAATCTTAAGTTGTAAATCAAATCCTTCAGCCGAGAAATCAATAGCTCCACCAGCAGCAGAAGGTTTAGCATTTGGTGCATAGAAAATCCAGACATATCCTTCCGTATCTACCGCACTTGCAACTACTCTATGTTGACCAATTAGCTGACTACCAATCCCAATACCAGTAACAGTGTAAGGAATTAACATTGAAACCGTTTCTTTTGCAGCAACCAAAGCAGGACTAAAAGTAATTGCTCCACCTGCACCTATAGTAAAATCTACTCCTTCTTGTAAAGCTTGCGACATCCCATTAGGTTTTTTAATAGAAGCTAAAGCATCTGCGCCAGCAATAATAGAGTGACCTAAGTTAGGAGCAGTAGAAGCAGGAAACGTACCTCCTTCTGATAAATTAAAAGTTACTGGAATGAATAATTCTTTAGTCTGTGTCTCGAAATAATTACCGAGTCTAAATTGAAGTAGCTCTGGCTGAACGTGTTGGTAAGAAATAGTTACACTTGGATTTTCACCACGAATATAAGAGGAAGTTTCAACACTTCTACCTAATCTATTTTTACCCATAATTACTCGTTCATCTTTAGCCGTATCTATTACCATATTGGCTGGAATAGGTAAATGGTAAATTAGTCCATCACTTACTCGTTGTAACTTAACCTCAGTAATACCAATAATTGTAGCTTCTTGTTTTGCTATAGTCATATCTTTTATTTGTTATCTTATGTTTTTAGTTCTTAAGTATTCTTCCTTGCATCACCTACACCCGTAAGGAAAGCATCTAAATCTATTAGTACAGTACCTCTAATAATTTCAGCGGTAGGAGTAATAGCCTGAGCATCTGTAGGAGCATCTGGAGCAGTAGGAAGAAAAGTCAATTCTTGTACATCAAGTCTAAGAGTAGTTCCTTGAATAACAGGAATCAGTTTTACACGCTTCATTACCTTAGTAGCTGAACTCGCATCATCTTTAGTAACTGTATATTTAAGGTCAACGGCATAAACTTTGTTAGTTGTGTCTTCTACTAAAGTTGCTGTAATAGGTACAGTTTCATCTAAAGTAGTAACAAGTTTTGGACGGGGAAAAGTAATATTTATTGCCATAGTTTTGTTTTATTTATTAGTCTGTAATTGAGAGGTCAGCTCTTATAAAAGAATGAATATTTTGACCAACTTCATTCATCATTGTCCTATATTGAACTCTTAGACCAGAATCAATTTTTACTTTACAGCTAGGAGTTATTAAAAGTTTTTGTAACTGATAACTAACCCAATTGAGTAAGGGCATTAACTTCTCTTGGTCAGGAACTATAAGAGAATAAGTAACAGTAATATTTGAGCTTCTTACAGTCGTACCTTTTCTCCAATCATCATTAGTTCTATAAACCTTCAATAAGGGAAATGCAGTAGTAGGAGCATTGTAAGTATCATAAATAGCGTAATGTCTGACAGCTATATTTCCTAAAGTCTGGCCTAATTGAGGATGAGCAGCTACATAATTAGAGTATTCTTTGTTTATGTACTCAAATAAATACTCCGCTAAGTAACTAACTACTTCATCTCTATAAGGTTTAATATCTAAGTTAGCTGAAAACTTCTGAGTAGAACCTAAGTTGGTTTTAGCTTGTAAATTTTCTAACGCTCTAGGAGGTAGATTGCCGTACATTACTCTTTTAACTCCTTAACGTTAGACTTAGTTCTTATCCTAGTTTCCCCAGTAAGAATAAACTCAGATATTACATCTACTATTTCATCTTCAAGAGCTTTGTGAATAAAGAGAAAAGGTCTAGGAGCAAGTTTACCTTTACTTCTATACACATCAGTCATTCTTTCATCTTGAAGTAGGTTAAGAGGAATCGTGTTTCCTATCTCAGGTGGTTGATGGTCTTTAGCATAACCGACTTTAGTACCAAACTGAAAACCTTCACGAGTAATAGAAAATACTGAATCATCATTACCCATCATCAAAGAATTGAGTAACTTACCCGTATTTTTTAGTAGAGGTTTACCGCTTCTTTCAGGATGAGTTTTTAACCAGTTAGGAGTCATCTTTGCCCAATAGACGTTACCATGAGCCATTCCACCTCTATTAGTTAAAGGAGCAGTAGCAAACCTCAGCTTTACATCTTCTACTAATACCTCTTTGATACCTGCTTCTAGTTGAGAAATATCTTTTCTCCTTTTCAAAGCATTCTCAAACTTTTTACTCAATCCTTCAAGTCCACTAAAATCTGCTGATAAAGTTACCATATTAACCCCACTTATTATCTACTAACGTAGTAGTTAGATTAAAATATCCAGCTTCTACAGGAGGATAGCGACCATCTAAACTATCTATTACTCTCACTTCATAGTAGAGTTTGGTAGGTCTTTGGTTAGTAATTAAGTAGAAGTCCGATTCTTTCAATTGTATTTGAGCTTTATACTCTCTAATAGTTGAGTCAGGAAGTGTCTTAACTTGAATAAACTTAATGCCCTTTCTAGTAGAAGAATAGATAACCGCAGTGTCATCTGGGTCAGAAATATTTCTTTTAACTATGAACTCTATCTGACTACCTTCTTGGGTTAATCTATCTCCGTAGACTAAGATATTAATAGCATGGACTGAGTTTCTAGTTAAAGCATAGCCATTGAGACTTACATCTACTCCTTTAATAATTACATAAGTCTGACCTGTAGGACTCTCAGTAAGAATGGCTCTTTGTATAGTAGCAATATTAAAAGAAGAACTATCTACTTCCATTACTGCCTTTAAAGCCCTGTTTACTTTCATAAACATTTGCATCCCGCTATTAATACCGGAAGATATAGTAGCTTTTGCATAACGTAAAGCAGAAATAAAGAAAGTAGTTTTAGCTTCAGGAATATTTATGTGAGCAGAGGCAGCAGCAATCTTCTGTAGTTTAAGACTTATAGCACTCTTATCTGTGTAGATAGTCGCCATATAAGCAGCTATTTTAGTAAGAACACCTTCAACCTTACTCTTATCAGTGTAGATAGTAGCTTTTATTGCTCTATTGAAATTTACTTTATCAATAGTCATGGAACTACTATCTATTTCCATAGTAGCTTTTACTGCTCTTTGGTACTTCATATCTGATATCTCCATTTTGGAATTATCAGTAGAAATAGTAGCCTGTAATGCGTAGTCCATGATTATTCAGTAATAGTAATGGCACTGATTGGAACAATAGGAATATCTAATGAATTAATTACTTTAGTATCGTTTGCTCCAAAACTTCCACAATACAGCATATTTCCAGCACCAGTAGCAGAACGATGTAAAGCAAAAGATTTGATAGGTTCCCAAGCTGCATTATTAGCAGCCGGAAACTCAATTTCTTTTAAGTTACGAACCTGTCTACCAGTAAGTTGCCAGTTAGCAGCATTACAAGGAATAGGAACACGAATATACCCAGGTGATTTAGAAGTTGCAAGTTCACCAATATCTCCTGTTACAGTAGGAGCCATAGTTCCAAGAGCTAAATACACCTCAGCAGGAGTTTCAAAAGTTTCATTCCTAAGTAACTTTAGTTGTGAGTTAGCTAAGTAATCTGACTTACTAAAAGTATCTTTAACTTCTTTAATAGTGATTGCACTAGGAGGAAAGTAAATAGAGTTCCCTGGTTCAATAGAAATACCTAAATCGATATGACCAAAGTAGATAGGAACTGTATCAGAAGTCTCATCAAATAATCCAATAGCAACGACTGTAGGATATTGAGTCAGTGCTTTATTAAATTTGATAGGTTGCTGATTAGTACAAGTTCTATTAACTGGCTCAGTCCAATAACTAACTCCCGTAGGATAAGGAACATCTGCATAACCTGTAGCTGAAGCTGGTCTAGTAAAATTACCACCATCCACAGTAGGAAGAGTAGTAGATAAAGCAATATATAAATTGTTATTTAAAGGAGAAGTGACTAACTCACCTGTTAAAAACTTTAAAAGATTAGCTGCTTGTAATGGACTTTTGTTATCTGCCATAATTGTTGATTTTTGACTTTACTTTTATACTAATTGAGTTGTGTAACTTATAAAGAAATTATTCAGTTTGGGAATGAATTATTTTCTCTTTTTACCTTTATCTGAACGTCCGTCTTTGTCTTTCTTATTTTTTCTCATTAATAGTTGACTACCTCCTACTAATCCTGCACCAATAACTGCTCCAGTTAGTTTAGCTTTCCATTGTCCTTTTATTCTTTTATCTAAATCCTTAATACTTAAACGTTTGTTTACTTCACTGGCTGCTCTGGCATCGTTGTATATTCCTCCAGCATTCATTCCGGCTAAACCACCTAAGACAGTGCCTAAAGCTATTTCTCTTTTACTATGATTATTCACTAAACCATACTTATTCTTGGTCGTTATCTTTTCTCAGAAGTCCAAATTCTATATTTTTATTTTTAACTTGACCCATAAATATAATTCTCTTCATACTCTTGTTCTCCATCTGTTATATAACTTCTCCCAGCCTGCGGACATTAACTGTTTAAAATAGATAGGTTCACCAGTCATAATAAACTCTAATTCATCTTGCCAAATAGGATAATAAGTAAAGCTACTATTACTTACGTAGTTATTATCTATATCTACTAATGAAATTGAGTATTGAAAATGAAAGAGTCCTTCATGATGTTCTTCATATTTATTAATCCAAATAGTATGAGGAACTAGCAATGTATGTTCCTTAATTACCTTACTAGCTAAACTATAAATCTCAGTAGTAATAGAACCTGATACATGGTCATTAAAGTCGCTACATATAACTACCTCGTATTCTTTAGGATTTAAGTATCTACGTTTTACCTTAATAGCTTTACTTGTTTCATCAAAGTCGTACAACGGAGAGTATATCTGTAACCTACAGTTATTATTCTGAGTACCATTACTCGTATCACTTTGCCAGTTAAATATCTTATCTACTTTAAGCGCATTTCTCATAGTTATTATCTTTAGTTATGTTATTAGTTACCTTAGTCCATAAGGTTAGTAACTTATCTTCTAAGCAAGGTAGGTAAATGTCAGTTCTCTGTCTTAAGTTACATGACTTACAAGAGTAAAGTAGATTAAGTTCATTACTTACTAAACTAATACAGTTATAGTTACTTAGTAGTTTAATAGGTATGATATGGAATAAATGTCCTTCTCCTAGTGATAGAGGTAATCTACAAATAGGGCATAAGTAAAGAGACTTACGAATAAGACTTCTACTAACCTCCCAAGCTTCTCTACTTCTTTTCCAAGTGTTAAACCTAGACCTAAACTTGCATTTACTTTTACTCATATTTAAGAAGTAGGCAATAAATAGTTTTTCTTTCTCTTCAATCCCCTCAATCCACCAATTCCTGCACCTACAGCAGCTCCTTTTTTAGCAGCACCAAATGCAGACCTAGCTCCTTGACCAACTGCTCCTCCTAAAGCACCTTTCCAACCACCTTTAAGTCCTTTGATTCCTCCTCTAACAGCTCCCGTTAATCCACCTCCAGCAGCAGATAGAGTTCCAATAGTTTTAGCATCGTTAGTTACTTTGCCAGCAAAAGAAGTAGGAGCATATCTTTTAGCTCTAGTAAGTAAAGAGTTATAGCCGTTCTTCCTTACAAAACTATCAGTAGCACCTCTAAGTCCTCCCATAACTGCACCAGGAATTCCACCAGCATTATAACCAGCAGCTACTCCTACACCAGCACCTATTCCCGCACTTTTTAATCTTGATGGTTTCTTAGGTCTACCAAATAAATAACTGGTATTAGTAGAACCTATAAAAGTTATTTTTCTCATTTCTTTATTTTATCTCTTATAAATGATTTAACATTAGACCATTTACCTGATTTATTTTTTCTACTAAATCCTTTGACTTTACCATCACTAGGAGCTGTTATATTCCTGTAGGCTGCCTGACCCAGTTTAGCTGTTAATAATCCACCTCCTGCCAAAATACCAGCTCCCGCCAAAGCTCTACTAGGATTGGCTTTTACTAATCTAGCAATTCCTTTTAATCTACTTCCTCCACCTTCTCTTTTTAAAGCTTCTAAAGTTGCACCTGTTCTACTGCCACTAACTTTAATAGGTTTGTTGGTTTTTAAAGCAATTGCATCATCAGGGTCAGGTACAAAGTTTTTATTAAAGTAATCATCTCCACCACCAATATATAAACTTTTACCTCTGCCTAATAAACCCTTTTTAATAGCTTCGGGTTTTCTTTTTTCAACGGCTATATCTGTAAGTTCGGCTCTTTTTCTAGCTCCACTGTTAATCTCTTTAATCTGCTCTTGTATCCCCTTTCTTATTGATTTATCTATAGGAGAGAGATAGCCGTATTTCTTGCTTTTTTTAGGTGTAAAGTCTCTAGGATTGTCTAGCTTTGATTTAGGTTTTTTTGAACTTTCTACTTGGTCTTTAAGTTGATTTTTAAGTTTTGTAAGTTTTTCTTGTGTTTCTTTTGATTTTCTCCAGTTTTTGACTTCAGACTCTATAGCATCTCTATCAATATCTGTACTAGACTGACCTCTATAAAAAGCTCTTTGTCCTTTCTTATAGATAGATTGACCTACTGGAGTTTTCCAAAAGCCTCTTAAGTTATTAGCTACATTATTTGAAGCGTTAGCAGAAGCGTCATTTCTACCTGTTATATAAATACTATTTTTTGCTCTAGTAAGAAATTCTTTACCTTTTTCTTGTTTATTAAATACATCAGCAGCCCAACCATAGCCACGTTTTACATCATTAGTTAAATTTTTAGTAGCACCACTTCCTCCTTTATTTGGGTCGAGAATTCCTCCGTTTTTTAATATTTCTTTAGCATTCTTTTTAGAGGTACTGTGAGATTCCAATCTTACACCTAATAATCTAGGAATACCTGACCTAATAGCTTGTTGACCTACTATTCCAGAAGCTCCTAAATAAGCAGCTCCTTTAATAAGATTTCTTTTCGGTTCTTTATCTTTCTTATTAGATTTCGCAAAGTTGGTATATAGGTAATTATTCTTTACTTGTCCCGCAAATATAATCTCTCTCATTTCTTATCCTTCTTTTTCTTGTTAGGTTGAACAAATCCTCTGATAGTTCCTACCCCTGAGCCAACGATGCCTCCAATGACAGCTCCTTTAGCTCCTCCATAAATAGCGCCAGCAATAGTTTTAAGTGCTTTACTCTTAATACTTCCGGGTCTTCGTAATTGTTTTATCGCACCATCAATAGCGTAACTTCCTGCTGCACTAACTGCTCCAACTTTAGTATCGTTTCCTACTTTACCTAATCTAGTCCTAGCACCTTCTTTTCTATATCTAGCTTTTTCTTTAGATATTCTTCTGTCTACTGCTCCTCCTATAAAAGATAAATTATAAGCTCCAGATAAAGCACCTAAAGTGGGATTCATACCCGATTTCATAGCACTTCTAGCACCTAAAGCAGCTCCAATAGTAGTAAGAGAATTAGTAGCTACGCTAGACCTATCTCTACGTCTATTATAGATATCTACTAAATCTTTAGGACTTTTAATATTAGCTTCTTTGACCGCATTTTTTGCACCTACAACAAAGTCTTTAGCGTCCGAAAGAATAGTTCTAGATTTACGTTTCTTTTTATCTCTACCTCTACCAAAGTTTAAATTAGTAGAGTTTGCAAATATAATCTTTCTCATACTTCTACTTTTTTAATCTATTAAATAGAGACTTTTTCTTTCTAGGAGTCAGTAATGCTCTACCTGCCCCTATTCCTGCTCCGTAAGTTGCCCCACTAAAACCTCCTACTCCACTACCTAATAATGCACCCGAAGCACCTACTAAGGCAGCAGAACCCAATTTAGATTTAAGACTGCCAGGAGCTTTCATAACTCCTCTAATACCGCTACTACCTACATAAGCTGCTCCTAAACCCGCACCAATTTTAGCTCCAACTTTAGTATCATGTCCTACCATTCCTAATCTACTTCTTTGTTTTTGTTTTTTAGGTGGAAGACTAAGAGCAAATTCAGCAAGTTTCGTAGAGTTAGAAAACTTACCTTTCTTTTTCTTGGTTTTATTCTCTTGTACAAATCCTCTTGTAGCTCCTACTAACGCACCGTTACCTGCACCAGAAACAGCTCCACTAACTCCACCTCCAAGAACTCCTAAACCTGCTCCAATAAGTGTATTTTTAAGTTTCTGTCTACTTTCTGCTTTTTTATCCCTACCTAGACCTAGAAAACCTTTCTTTTTTACAGTTGGTAATTTAGAACCTAAAGCTGCTCCAGCCAACCCCGCAGTAATAGCACTACCAATCCCTACTGATTTAGCCCCTAATTTAGCATCGTGACCAATCTTACCTAGAGGACTTCTTGGGCCTTGCTTTTCATATCTATCTTTTTCTTTATTAATACCTTTAGCAATCAATCCACCAGCAATAGTTCCAACTGGGCCACCTGCTATAGTACCTAATCCAGCTCCAGCAGCTATAGAAACTCTACTTTTTCTTTTAGCTTTATCCTTACCTCTTCCGAAGTTTAGACATTCTTCTTGACCTGCAAACGTAATATCAAACATCATAAATTTCTATTTTTTAAATTTATCTAAAAGTGATTTCTTTTTATTTGGTTGAATAAAACCTCTCGTAGTACCAATTCCTGCTCCTAGACTACCTCCTCCAATTCCACCTTTTAAAGCTTGTTTAGTAGCGTGTCCTAGTCCATACGCAATTTTCTTTTTTACACTCCCCGGAGTAGTTAAACTATTTCCTGCTCCTTTAAGAAAACCTAAAGCTGCTCCTGCTGAAGCTCCTAATTTGGTATCATTAGCAATCTTACCAATTCGAGATTTTGGGCCAGATTTTAAGAATCTTTGCTTATTTTTATCTACTTCTTTTCTTAAAGTATTTCCTACATTAGTATAAGCTACTGCTCTTGCTACAGTTCTAATGTTTTTATTTCTAGTATCAATAGAGTTAGGTTTGGCTCTAAAACTATTAGCAGACCTAGATGTATTACTTAGGCTAGAACTAGAACGAACAATAGCTCTATAGTTAGATTGTACTTGTCCTGTAAACGTTATTTTTCTCATATCAATATACTTCCCAGTTAACTTCAACACCTCTATATCTCCTATCTTCCCCAAAGTCAAGACCCAAATTATTTTTATTAGTTTTATACTCACCAACAACCGTAACATTCTGAGTAAGTGAAGTTCTCCTATTTATTAACTCAGGAGTATTAGGTAGAATCAATCTATAAGCACCTTGGAGAGCATTGTCTTCTGGAGCAGATACTCCTGGAATGTAGATATTAGTACCAATAAAGTAACTCTTAAGTAACTCCTTAGCTTTTTGGTAGATAGTAGAACCTAATCCTCCGTCACCTCCTAAACTAGCTATCATTCCTTGGTCATATAAAGACATCATTAAGTCATTAATAACAAATCCCACTACTATTGGTTCTATTAGTGGAATATCTAATGGATGTATTGGTAGAACATATAACATCCTAAAGTAAGTATCTATTAAAGTCTCATTAGCTAATATGAGTTCATGTACTAACTCTACATCTAAATTAGAAGAGATGACCGATACATTATCTGAGGGTATAAGAGACTCAGTAAAGATATTAGCTCGTCTACCTAACCTTCTTTGAATCTTTTCTACTGTGCAATACTTGTACATCATATAATTCCTTTCTTCTTTTTCCAAAAATCAAACCTAGTAGCAGCTCTAATATCTTTTTTAATGTTCAGTCCGGTATTAGCAATTCCTCTAGCTTGTTGAACAGTTGGTAGAATAGTATTTTTATAATAATTCTTCTTACTTGCGTTATTAGCAAATACTCCTGCGGTCTTCATAGCTGCAAAAGTCTGACCTCCTGTAACCATTCCTCTTTTAAGTCTTTGTCTAACTGAAGCATTTTCATCTCCCATAGCTGCCAATCCTCCAACTGCTAATGGAACTAAATAAGGACTGTTTTTTTCTATAAATCTTTTTCTTTTTTTAGCTGGACTGTCAAAAGGTCGCCACATAATTAATCTTTTTTACCTTCTATTTGTTTAAGTTCTTTATTGTATTGAATAAGATAAGGTTTAGCTAGATTATGATACAAAGCCGGAAACAATATCCCAAACACTACATAACTAATTACAAGCAATCCTGTTAAATTTTTAAAGTTTAAATTTTTACTTAAACTAAGAATATTAATATTAAGTAAGTCGTTAAGTTCAGAAGATAATTTAGCTTGACTATCTTTAACTCTATTAACATCTTCTTTTAGGTCTTTGACATCATATTTGAGATTAGCTACTTCACTAAGTAAGTTGTTACCGTTATTGTGAAAAATAGTATCATTAAGTCTCTTCAACTCTTCTTCTATCTTTCTGATAATAATCTCAGCTTTAATTAAACCTTCAGAGCTAGAAGTCAAAGGAGTATCTACAAGTTTTTTAAACACATCATTGTTAAAGTTAGTATTAGTAGAATAAAGAGTTTTAAGCAATAAGTCTGACCTTTCCTCCATTTCTACTAAGCGAGTGGTTAAAGAAGCTTCTTCACTTCTGTCAATAATAGAAGAAATAACTCTAAGTTCCCCTTCTCGAATAGCAAGCCTGTTAGAACATTTAATGTCTAGCTGATTACCATCTTTTTTATTTACTCTAAAGTTACTAATTACTAATTCAGATTTGTGGTTAAGTATTCTTTCAATCTGACCTTGTATTGTAGTGGTATCTTCTGAATTAAAAAGGTGAGTATCTCTAATATTCTTTCCTAATATTGATTTATCCCAACCAAGTAAATTTTCTGCTTGATTGTTCCATCTCGTAATGTTAAAATTTCTATCCCATTCAATTTTTATAAGTAAGCTAGTATTAAAATTCTCTTCATCTAATAAAGCTAGTTCAGCTAATTTAGTAGACATTAACTCATCTTTAGTAATGTCTCTCAAATAGCTAATAGTAACTACTTTCTCCTCTCTAAGAATTCTACAAGTATGGTCAAGAACAGTTATATCTTTACCTGACTTACTAACTAATCTATATTTTTGATAGAAAGACGCTGTACCTTTATCTAAGTAAGTAATTAATTCCGATTTAAAAGAAAGAACATCTTCAGGATTAATAAAAGAAATGTAAGATTTTGCGAGTATCTCTGGTTTTGTATATTCAAGTAAACTTACTACATTATCAGAAATATCATCTACCAACTCTTCTTTTGAACCTGTCCATTGAATCAGAAATAAATAGTTCTCTTTAAATAAAGTGCTTTCTAGTAAACTATCAGACTTTTGACTACCAACTAAAATAACAAAGTTGAGATACTTATAGCCAAATAAAGTTAGAGATATCTCTTTTTCACTTCTTGGGTCAGTAACAACAAAATCACCAATATTCTCCCCTGTCTCAAAAACTTTATCTAAGAACTTATAAACGGATTCAGCATACATCGGCCCTTGAACATTGATAAAACTACTGATTGGCTTATCTAACCTATCAATCCTATAAGAAGGGAGATAATACGTAATACTATCACTTATATATCGGTAATAATACTCTCCCTCAACATTCTCAAATAATACAGAAAATACAACCATTTCATTTTATTCTTTTGCTTTTGGGGCTACTCTTGGAGTAAGTAGACCAACTGGAATTCCTGTTTCTGCACTTTTCTTAATATCTTCATTAACTCTTAGTCTTCCATTAGAAATACCAAATAATCCAACAGTAGAAAGTATAAGACTCGTAAAATCATCTTTAGTTAACTTACCATCATAGATCCAATTAACTACTGGTACATAAGCAACTGATAACCAAAGAGCTACACCAAATAGAAAAGTTTTACTTAGATATAACGAACGTTTCATTTTTTCTCTCATAATAATTAAACTGGAAGATGTAGCCAGTAATTTCCGTCTCCTTCAGGTGCGCCAACTTGAGCAATTAAAGAGAAAGAATAAAGTGTATTTTTGCCGGCTGTAGGAGTGTGGATATAGCCGTTATGAGTAAACTCTCCATAGGGGTCATTGACTATAAAAGCTCCACGACCATCATAAGCAGTTTCGTCATAGCCAACTACTAACACAATGTGGCTAGCTTCAGTTAGATAGGTGCCTAAGATTACAGGAGCCTTGGTAACAGTATCTTTTAAATCTTGAGCAGTACCAGAAGTAGTATAGTGATAATTAACCCCATAGTTTTTAAGGATAGCTACAATACCTTCCCCAGAAAATCTGTCGTATCCTAAATCACGACACTTGTTATAGAGTTGGTCAGGAGTTACCTTAACTTTATAGAAAGATAGTAACATCGCTACACAAGTAAGAAAACAAGATGTATAAGGTTGGTAACTATTATCTAATTGATAATAGTAATCAGTCTTAAGTACATTCTTAGATACTTTCTTTTTCTTATCTTCTACTACTTGAACGTGTTCTTTATAGATAAACCAAGAGCGAATACCTACTGGAGAATTCTCAAAATTAGTAGACAGCTTTACTTCATAATGTCCATCTTTCTCTTTTAGAATTTCTACATCAATCTCTTTACCAGTGTCTAGCCAATAAAGATATTTAGGCTGTAGTTCAATAAATGGAATTGCACGACTCTTTAAAGGAGTTCTGTTAATAATTCTTAGCTTAGTCATATTAGTTAATTAAATAAGAGTAACTTTACTTGTGAAATAGCCTTCGTCTAATGTAACTTCCGCTGTATCTGGAAACACTGCTTTAGTAACATAGTAGATAGATGAGTCTAGTTTAGGGTCTAACTTGCTTTGAATCGTTTCCTTTTCTACTAGACCTTTAAAAATTATCTTGGTAGGTTCGGTAACTATAGGAGATAAACCACTATTAGTACCATAATTACCTACTGAGAAATTAGTAGTAGAAGTATTAGTAAAGACAGTGAAGTTAACTGATACTCCAACTCCTAATAGTGAAGGATTATCCATCGACTCTAATGTGACTCCTAGAGGTAAATCATCACTTCGAGGAACTATAGAACCTGAGAGAGGATTATCTTTCCACTCTCTATAAGTAGATACTTTAATGCTCATATTAAATAGAAGTTTCCTGAGTCTGTGTACTTAGATAAATTAGTAGTAGTCTTAACTGAGATGTCTAGTTCGTAGATAATGTTATGTACTCTACTAGAAAACTCAAGTCCTTTAGTTTGGTAGAAAGTAGCTATATCACTACCACTAATATACAAGATTGCTTTGATGTTCTCTTGTTGTATTAGTGGAAAAACAAAGCTATTATTATCGTACTGTTTAAGAACTAATCCAGTTAGTTGATGAATTAGTTTAAAGGTTATACCTATGTTATTAATTTTTATAGGTTCACTTGTACTAATATCTACTATTACTGGAATTGTATCTTTAATTGAGTGACTTGAGTTCTTTAGATACACATAAGGTTTCTCTATTGTAGAATCTCTAACTACTTGAAGTGTCGTAACTTTTGACTTAATCAGCATAGTTAGTCATCGTTAGATAAAAATAAAAGTATAGTCTCTTATGTCAAAACTATACTTGTTAATGAGATGTAGAAGTAGTATTACTCTGGAGTTGAGCCGTATTTAAATGGAAAATCACTCCAAGTTTTACCCAAAGGTGGTTTAACTCTAGTAGTAAGGTCAGCCATACTTTCATAAGGTCTATTACTTACAATCAAAGTTGCTGTTTTCTCTGCTATTCCTTTAACGTTTTTAATATCTTCAATAGAAGCAGTATTAACATCTATCTTAGTAGTAATAACAGGAGTAGCTTCTACAAATTGAGGAGTTAGGGGTATGAGATGTTCAGCAGCAGGAGTTAAGTTCCTAATTTCTTGAACAGGAGTAATTAGAACCGATTCTGCAACATGAGTATCAGTTTCAATAATAGATACTTTAGTCGGGTCTTTAGTAATATTTTCAGGTAGTTCTCCCTCTGGATATGGAGCTGTTCTAGCCCAATAAAAGTTACCAGTTCTATCTCTAAAAGTTTTGTGGAGAATATATTGTCTCATATTTTTTTAATTTACTGTTTGTGCCATCAGAAGTTTAGGATTCATGATTATAGGAATAAAGCTAGCTACTGTTGCTACTACATCATTAGGAGGGCGACCGTTTTCAGTGTAGATATCTAAGTAAATACCAGTCTTAATCTTAGGAATATCTTTACCACTAGAAATAATGTTAGTCTTAGATTCCATAGTAGGGCCAATTGCTGAGATACCCATCTTATTCTTGAGAAATACTAGACGATTATCGTTCAAGAAATTAGCGGTAACAGCTTCTCCACCTGGAACTTCTTCATGATACTTTTCACCAAACTCTACTACAGGAGGTAACTTACGTCTACGCAATAGTTCATCTGCCATATCTCTAGAAACTAAACCAATTTCTGAGGTAGTCATTGCACGAGCAGCTTCCTTAGTGGATTTCTGGTCTAAGAACATATTCCAAAGTTTGCGGTTCATCACAATCTTATCTGGCAAGAAACCGTTAGTATCTTCGTAGATATCTGTTAAATCTTGGATATTGCGGAAACCATCAGCATTCTGTTTATCACTCCACTTATTAAGAGTAGGGGTAACAGTATTACCAGTAGCAACTAAAGGTAGAGGAAAATGATTGTAAGGTGCGTCTGACTTCTTATAATCAATCTCAAACTTAACTCCAGTAGACATATCTTCGATGTTTAATGCACCAGTAGATATTGCCTGCCACTTCATCATGTCCATTCTATCTACCATACCGTCTAATAGTTGTTGGACATCCCCAAATAAAGCTGTAGCAAGGTCATCATTAGCTCCTCGTTGAACAGTTCCATCTGGCTTGTGGATAGTTTGAATCTTATTCCACATATAACCAGCTAGTTGATAAGCTTCAGACAATGCCCACATATCTTCTTCATCATATCTGTGAGATAAAGCAAGTTTAGTAAGCTGAGCTGTAACTTTCTCAAATCCTCCATGACGAGTAACGGGAATCTCTGCACCCCAAGCAACTACTCTAGCAGCAGGAGCAATACGGGAAGTTAACAACGCCATGAAGTTTCTAGTTTCAAACGTCTGGGTTGGCATTGCTTCATCGATTAACTTATCTCGTTTGAGTAAATCTCGATGTGTTTCATCAACAATAGCATTAATCTGCTTATTGATAAAAGGTTCATTAAAAAAACTAGCGACGTGACTCATATTTTTATTTATTTATAATTAAGACCAAACTTCTCGTGCTTCTAAATCAGGACATTCATATACTAGAGAATTATCGTAGTACGGTAAATGCAGCTTGTAGATATAAGCTTTATGTACAACTCCTAATGCACGACCAGTAACTCCACCTTCTGTAAAGTCAATTGAGTGAGGAAAGATACCAAGAACTTCATCTTGAGGAACTCCAATAGAAGAACCTACTGGTAAAGTACCAACAACCGCACTTCCTAAGATAATTTCTTCAGTCACGGGGTCAATAGAGCTTACAGTACCTACAGGAACCGTATTAGCAGCGGTAGTAGTAACAGTAGTTCCTAAAGTACCAGAAGGAGTAAAAGTAGCTAAAGGACGACCAGCAGGAGAATAGACATAAAGATTAGCTCCTGTAGCAATAAACTCTAGATTCTTACTCAGATTAGGAATTCTATTAAAGTGAGCTGCCAAGATAGCTGCTGCTTCTGTTGCGTTAGCTGCTCCAACCGGAACATATTTAAACGTTTGATTGTTAAAAGTTATTCCTGCTTCACCAACACCCGATACAGTTAGCATCGCAGAAGGATTAAGAATCTCTAACACATCTCCAGGTACAAAGCAATAAGGATTACCTACTTTAATTCGGCTACCACTTGTAGGAGCAGTTACTCTAGCACGAGGAAGAAATCGGTGTTCTCCATTCTTTTTAGAAACAAACATTCCCTCAGGCAAAGCGTTCTTACCTTGTTTATTTCTACTAATGTATTTACCGGAAAGGGATACATGGAAAGGAGTTCGGATACCACGAGGATAAGCAATAATAGCTTTCTCTGCATTAACCTTACCAAATCTTGTAAACATAATTAATTCTCTATATTTATTATCGGTTATTCTTGCGAGCAGCTAAACGTTCTTTCATATTAGCTACATTAAGTTTTAGCAATTCATCATCTACTTCATTAGCAGGAGTTAGACTTTCCCCTACATAACGAGAAAAATCAACAGAGGGGTCATTAGCTTCTTCATCAGCTTGAAGTGCAAATTCAATAGCATAAAGATGAGTTTCTAAATCTACTCCATTACTTTCTGCATTTTGAGAGAAGCTTGCCACCATATCTTCTAACTTAGTAACAGAACCTAAATATAAATCCCGCTTAAACTTAGTAAGCCAATGTTCTTGAAGACCTCGTTGAGCATAAGTAGCTACTTCAGATACACGTTCTTGCAGTTGAGAGTTAAATTCAAAGTTAGCAATTTTAGATTTTAAAGATTCTACTTCATCATTGATGTAGGAATATTTAGCATCTTCTTGAGGTTCGTCAGTTTCCTCATCTTCTTCTATTTCTTCGCTATCTTCTTCATCCTCATCTTCGTCTTCCAAGTCGTCATCTTCCTCAGTTTCACCCATTACTTCAAGCAACACTGACTCTTCCAAGTCACCTCTATCTACTGCTGCGTAAGCTTGTAACAAAAGAGCGTTTTCGTCGTTAGTAGAAGTTGCAGTAAACATTTCATTGAGAATATCTACCATCTCAGGACGTGGAAACAACTTACCACTTAGAACTTTATTTAGTTGCTGTTCGGTTAGCTCAGTCTGTTCGAGAATATCTGCTAAACCATCTTCTAAAGTATCATAATCTTGCTCAATACACTCTACAAGAGCGGGAACAAAATAACCTGCCATATTGAAATTTGCGTAGTTCATACTGTAATTTGATTCATTGTTACTAATTTTACTTTCTTTTAATCCTGTTAAGTCAATTAAAGATGTTTCTAAGTCAGCCAAAGATTTGATTTTAAGTCGCGTATAATCATCTTCATCCAACTCGCCACTAGAGTAGTTAGATTCCAGACCCTCTAAAATTTGGTCATATAACTCATATACTTCTTGCCTTTGTTCTCTACTCATATTGGTTATTTAAACATCTTCTTAGAAGCATTTTTGAGTCGGTCAGTCAAGCTTTTAGGTTTACGAGCATTACCAATTGCTTTTAACCCAGCCATTCCTAAACCACCAGCAGTAGCCAACCCAGCCATTGCAAGACCCGCTTTACCAGGATTTTTAGCTATTGCCTTTAATCCTTTCTTAGCCATTACTGTGCCGACACGTTTAGCTCTCTTGACTCCTTTTTTAGCAGAATCTAAAGCCATTTGAGCAATAGAAAAGTTGATTGATTTCTTCATAGTTTTAGTTTTTAAATGTTTTAATTGCACGAGATAGTTTACCTTCTAAACTTTGAGATTTCTTTTTACGGTTACTCAAAGCTTTCATCCCTGTTTTTCTTACTTGGTTCGCCACTAACAGAGCAGCTCCAGTTTTAAGAGGATTAGCTTTAACAGTTTTGATTGCTTTACCTATTTTGCTATAAACTCCAGCAGCACCTTTACCAGTAGCCATATCATTAATCTTACTTTGAACAGTAGCAGCCATTCTACCACTCTTCGCGTAAGGATTAGCTGCAAACTTAATTAACTCGGGAGAAAAAGAGTACCTAGCTGTTTTAGCTGGCATTCCTGGTCTTTGAGGAGTTACGGGAGCTGGTTGTTGAGTCTCTGGTTCAGGAACAGAAACAAACATCTCAGCTAACATATTCGATAAATCCTCAATTGCTCCTTGGATAAGTTCAGACGGGTCTTGTATCCCCATTGAAGCCATTTCCTCTGGGTCAATCTCATTAGCATCTTCAACTACTTCCAGAAATGCAGTAAATATCTTCATTGCTTCTTCTCTTTGTTCTTCAATACTTTGTGAAGTATTAAGAGCTTCTTCAAGAGATAAAGCATAATTACTTTCTTTACTATATCCTTTCGATACTAACAAATTCTTATTTTTAATTTTCTTCATGTTTGGTTTCTTAGCTTCTTTATTAGCATGATAACTAAAAAGAGTTGCGTTTGGTATTGCTGGTAAAGCTACAAGTGAAAGTTCTTTAATAGAAAAAGAATCTAAATCAATACCCGCAGAAACAGTTTTAGCAAGACCTCTTCTCATCTTATCAACTATTTCTGGAGTTTTGATAATAACATCTTTAACGAATACACCAACTCTTCCTAATAAATGTTTGAGTTTTGGATTTCCTTTCGTATAAGTTTCATCTATTACTCTAGCTTCCATTGGAGACTCTATGAAGCCTACCACATTATTAACATCTTTTTTATGCTCTGTTAATACAGGAATTCCACACTCAGAGATATTGAAATGTTTATTAGTATTCTCTACTAACTGTCTAATTTTATCAGGGGAAAAGTTATGTTTATTTTTTCTACTATCTATATGTGGATTGTTCTCTTCAGTAGAGTAGAATATTAAACCTTCTTTTACTATTTCATTTGGGTCTTCACTATTACCAACTTCTTTTAACGCGCTAGGAACAGTATTAAAATGAATTATCGTCATTACTTTTTCTTTTTAAGTAGGCCTATCCCTGCACCTAAAGCTAAACCACCGATAGCAGCACTTCTTTGAATTGTAGGAGCTTTTTTCCCTCCTTTCTTCAATTTACCTTTAACTACCATTGGAACTTTATCGTTATTTCCACCTAAAGCATAGCCAGCAGCCCAACCCGTTCCTGCTCCAGTACCCGCCATTTTTGCTGCTTGAACTAATCTTTTACCTGCCATTAATCGCCTCTCTAGCTTATTAATATATTTTTGTTATATCACTTATTGTATGTTACTATTTTCGTTATTAATAGTAATTCTTTCGGTGAATAATGTATCCAGCTAATATTGAATTTGGTAAACAGCTAAGAGAATATCGTGAAAGTAGGAAGATAAGTCAAATAGAGTTAGGTAAAATACTCTCTTACTCTCAAGCAGAGATGAGTAAAATTGAGAATGGAAAAATAGATATAACTATAAATCAATACTTGCAAATAGTAGAAACAATTGAACTATCTATTTACCTATATTCTTTGTCTCTTAAAACTCACTTAGTTACTCTACTAATCCTTAAACATAAAGTTGTGTAGGTATTGCAAAGTTTTCTTAGATGTCTTAGTTTCTCCGTTAAAATAGGCAGGAGCAAAGTGAACTATTAAAGGCATCTGTTTATCAGAAGGAGAGTTATATCTTTTACCAGCTACAAAAGTTCCGTTTTCTTTAACTACTTGGTTTCCGTCATCATACATCCACTTTCTAGCTACCATATCTTTATATTCAGGAGTGTTCCCTTTACCTACAAACCTAGTTCCTCTATGTAAAGAAGGCAGTCGCAATCCGTCTTTTATACCCGGAATAGTTTTAGAGTATAAATCATCATTGTGCATAACTTTTAATGTAGGTACTACTTCATCTACTAATCCATAATCAGGACTCGCAGTAGAAAACACTTTCATTAATTTCTTTGTATCTACTCCCGCAGCTTCTAATATATGTGGAATATCTCTACCTTGAAAACCTCCAGCACTAGCCGTAACAATATTAATAGGTTTAGTTGGGTTTAACTTGTGCCATTTATAAATCTCATTGGCCATAATAACCGAGTCTTTGTTATATCCTTTTACGGTGGCTTTCTCAAATACATCAGCTATTTCTTGAGCTATTCCAAACTTAGTATCTCTTTTTACTTGATGTTGGTGAAAAAGAGGAATTAGTTCATTAGTCTTATCTATCGGTCTACCTTGTTTAGCGTAAGCAGACCGTACCAACTTCATAAACTTATCTCCTTCGGCATCTTCAAACTTACTCATCCCCCCAACAAAGAATGTCATAGATTTTTTATTTGGGTCAGTAATAGGTTTAGGAATTTGGACTTTTTTAACACCTGAAGGAATTTTCATATCTTCAATACCAATTCCACCTTTAGCAATATTCTTACCAAAGTTAACTAGATTTCTGTTATATCGAACTTTAGTTAAAGCTGCACTTGCCACTCCAACACCTAAAGCAGTTCCCAATACAGCTAAACTAACAACAGCAACCTTAACTACTTTCTCTCTTACATCTTGCTCTCTATTAAAGGCTCTAACAAATCTACCTTTCCTAAAAAATCCTTTGACATTAATATTCTTCTTTATCTTTCTAGGACTAATCTCACTAGCAAAAGTAATAGAACCTAGTTTACTTTTAGTTAGATATATCTCACTCATATAGTTTCAAACATCCAATTCTGGGAATTTTGCGTAATCTTTCTATTCTTAAGTTTATTCTATTTGTTTCATCACTACTTCCTGTACTTGAAAACTGAATATTTGAACTAATTACAGATTCAAAATTGTTCATTTTCTCTAACATATCGTCTAATTCTGATAGATATGACTCATAAGACTTCTTGATAGTAAGTACATTACTCACTTCTTTATAAGTCTCGTCTAACTTACTAATGTCAGCTTCTTTCCACAACCCACTACTGTATGGATAACCTGTCTTAGCTTTATTACTTATCTCTGACCTATATAGCTTACTAAAATTCTCAAGACTTTCTACGTTACTCATGCTCTTTAGTTGACTGACTACTCTTCCTTTCTCAGTTAATATCTGTCTGTAATACTGTCTTTGAGTATCTATTAGTAAAGCTCTATCCGCAACACTAGAACTATCTAAACGTTTCTTACTAATACTTCTAATAGTTTCCATATTGAGACGATTATCATTTAAGTCTCGTTTGATTCTATTAACGTTACTAACTACTGCATCTAAATTCTTAGTATTAGTAGAAGGTACCTTAGGTTTAATACTTCTTAGTTGTTCAGCTCTTGCTCTACTATCTCTACCTCCTAACCTTGTATCTACTAACCTACTTTCTCTAGATTGTAAGTCACTAATGTTACTTATCTCTTTGTTGAGGTTCTTTTCAATACTTCTTAGTTGTTTATTACTGCTATCTATTAACTTCCTACTCTTAAGATTCTCTAATGCACTTTGTAAACTAGCTCCTTCAGGTAAGTTACTTCTATTATCTAGTAATACTTCTCTTGCACTTACATTAAGATTTGAACTTAAATCAATAAGGTTAGATTTTTTATCTTTAGTTGCTTGTAAATATCTACTTAACTGAGCTTCATATTCTTGTTTACTATTTAAGTAGGTCTGGTACACTTCATCTAAATCTTGACCTTTTAGTTTATTTTGTAGAATTCTATCTCTTATAGACTCATAAGATTTCTTAGAAGATAGTAAAGAGTCTAATACACTTAAATACTCCGGGTTATCTGCAATTAGTTCATTAAGAGTAGCTTGAGTAGAATTAGATAGTGTGTAAACTTCCTGAGATAGTTGGTTATCTACTGCTCCTGCTAAATCATCTGCACTACTAAGTATCCTGAATGCTTTAGGTAACTTACCTGCGACTTCTGCTACTTCTACCATTGCTGTATTGTCTAAGTTATTTACAAAGTTCTTAAGTAAAGCTTCTTGAGTTTCCTCAGTTACATTACTAACACTACTCTTCTTAGGTCTTAAATTAAGAGGTATTTGAACTCTATTTCTTGCCAGTTTTGTGTAAGCATAGTAAGCTGCTCCTACACCAAGTAGTCCTACTCCTGCAATTACTAATTTCTTTATAAAAGGGTCATTGTAGAAAGCGTTAGATGTAGTAGTCTCCCCACTTAAACTATTTGCTACTACTGAGTTCTTAATTGTTTCGGCTAGTTCACTTACTAAACTTCCTTCTTTATCTCTCTTACTCTCTTCAACTCCAACAAAATAACACCAGCAAGATACATGGAAAGGAGGTAAAGCAGAATACTTCCCATTTATTTCATACTTAGTATCTACCTTGCTCCTATAAATAGTGCTAATGTCCATTACTTGATTATTTCTACTAAGACAATGAGTACATAACATAGGTAAGTAACGTTCATTAGTGTCTGACCTATATGCTTTAGCTAAACTTCCATATACATTAAGAGCTTGTTGTCTATTACTATTGTTCTCAGCTTCATTAGTTATTCTTACCTTCTTATAACCTAACTCTTCTAATTTCTTTAATCTACCTAAGTTATACGCAAGAGATATCTCTGTTTCAGCAATGCGTTTAATCCGCTGAATACCAAAAATGTTACTAATAGAACTTTCTAAATCTTCTATACTTCTATAACTACCACTCCTACTATCATAAACTCTCTCTACATTATCTCCTAACGGGTATTTCTCTCTATTCTTTATCTCTTGTAATATAGGTTTGACGTTCTTACCTCCACTACTTAGTTCATTAATTAACTGATTAGTAGAATTTTCATAGATAGTACCTTGAGTAACTGACCTTAAATTATCTAAGTTATTACCTCCTTTAATAAAGTTAGATATCTTCTTATCACTAAGAGTTTTACCGTAACTAAGAGACTTAACTAAGTTATCTACTGCTTGAGCTGCTGACCTGTCTTTATTAGACAATCTATCTTTGTTACTAATTAAAGTTTTAACTCTAGTAGATTCTTCTTTACTTATATTACTTATAGTATTCCTAGTTAGTTGAGTAAATAAGTCACGTTCTCTAGTCTTAAGCCTATTAGTATCCTCACTACTTATAAAATACTTCTTAATATTAGAGATAATACCTTTCTTATAATCACCTGAATAAGACTGACCTAATAACAAAGTTCTCTTATCTTGGTAGATAGTGCCAAATTGAGATGAGTTAAGTATGTCAATATCGTTAGTTACATTAGTAGACGTATTAGATAGCTTTAGTTCCATTACTCTTACTGTCTCTTGTAAGTCACGAACTCTAACACCGATAGTTGCAAATTGTTTATTAGTAGCCGTAGACTGTCTGTTCTGTACCTTACCTAAAAATATATCTAACTCTCTACTAATGTCTTTTAACTCATTAGATATATTACTTCTATCACTAATATCAGTAGCTTTAGTTAAGTCTCTTTGAAGTCTTATTACTCGTCTATCATAGTCTCTTAGTATACTCTTCTCTACTTTTGCATCCCAAAGACCTTTAACAGCTAAATCATCTTGAGTAGCAAAGGTTACTAAGTTATCTACCTCACTAGAATAATTAGCTACCTTACTTATTTTCTTACCTTCGAGACTTAAGACATCTTTTTGACCTATCATCCAATGATAGTTCCATAACTCATCTAACTGATTTTTAACTAAAAGAGCTGGAGAAGATAAGTTCTTTTCTATATCTGATATTACTGACCTATCTAACTCATCTAACTTCTTTTTATAAGGAGTAAGGAAACTTTTATTAAAGTCATATAATTTACTCTCTACTCTACTGACAAATTCCTCTACATACTTTGTACTTAGAGACGAAAAGGTTTTAGTATTAGTCGGTAGACCCGTCTTCGGATTAGTTTTTTTTATCAAGGTAGTTGCCATAAATAATATTAGTTCTTATAATGTCAGTATAATTGAATTTACTTGACAGAACAAAGAATGAAAATCCCAAAGGTTACGAAAGAAGAATTGATTGAACGCATTCAAAGCCGAATCAAAGAAGAAGGTAATACTCTACTATCTAAGGTACTCACCAGTAAAATCTTTGATGTAGTATTTGAAGTAGTAGTTGCTTATATAGAAGAAGGTAAAGAAGTTACTCTACCTCATCTAGGAGTTCTTGGTATTAAAGATGTTCCAACTACTAAACGTAGGAATATTGGACTAAATACTTTCTTTGAAGTTCCTAGTTATTTCCGACCTAAGCTTAGATTAAATGATGCTTTACGTCATAGATGTATTGAGCGAAAACGAACATTCAAGGAACCCTCCTTTAAAACAGTAGACTAATTAAAAGAATATATCTATACCATTAGACTTTACGAAATCAGAACTAGGATTACCTAATCTACTACCAAAAATAGACTGACGAGGAGAGGAAGTATCAGCAAAGATATTTCTTCTTTCTTTTATATGTTCAGGTATTTCCATCATAACCTCAGTAGTGTCAATAACTCTTTCATTCCTCTCCAACCAAAGAACTCCATAACAGAACGCATCCATCACATCATCATTTCTACAAAGAGGAAAAGTAGTTAGCTGGTCTTTAAGAGTAGTAATCTTTTCACAGCTCTCTTTAGTAGGAAAATAAATCTTACCATCTCTGAATGCTGGAATAGTAGCTTTGAGTCTAGCTTCTTTTTGATTACCGTAATCTTTAGGTTCAAGAGCAATAAAACCCGGATATTCCTTAGATAATGTAGCTACCAAAGCAGGCCCCATACTTTTCTTTTCTACTAACTTATGTCTGCAAGATGGATATTTAATTAGTAGATTCTTTACTTCTAATAGTTGGTCTTCAAATCTAAGTTTCTTTTCTATTACTTCTACTACATAATACTTATTCTCATAGATACCAAAAATAACTATCCCGGTATAACACGCATCCTCCTCAATAGACTCAGCTAAATCTGCTGCTAAGATATAAGACTCATAAGGAGGAGCATTCTGATATTCTTTAAAATGTTTGCTAGATATAATATTTCCGGCTGCTGCTCTAACGTTTTGCTGACATTGCCTCTCAAATTCAAGTGACCCCATCTCTATTTCCATTCGAGCTACTTCATCCATTGTTACTAGCTCAGGAACTAAGATTTCACCTGGTTTCTTTCTCCAATCTTTAAAGCCTAATTTAGTAATAGAGTTAGACATTCCCGTGTAGAGAAGAGGAAGTTCTAAAATATCAAATCCTCCCATCTCTCTTAAAAATCCAGAAGTATCATCTTCTTTTAATCTTTGCTGAATCAAGATAAGAACTTTTTCTTGACTTGTTCTATTAAAACGAGACATTAAAGTTTCCCCAATAAACTCGTTAGTTCTTGAGTTAACCTTCTTAGATTTAGCTTCACTAGCTTTTAACGGGTCATCTAAGATAATTACGTCCGCACCTTTACCAGTGATAGTTCCCGAAATACCTACTGTATCTCTACTTCCTTGATAATTATTTAGTAGAAAACTTTCATTATTTTCAATAAGAGTAATTGGGTCATCTACTAAACTTTCCATAGTATTTTGAACATCTCTATAGAAATCATGTTGAACCAATCCTCTAAATTTTTGAGAACAAACCTTAGCAATTCCAAATGTATAACTACAGTAAATAAATTGAAGATGAGGTTTCTTCAACCACCAATAAGCAGGAAAGTAAACTCCAGTAAGCAGAGTCTTCATTGTTCTAGGAGATATATTGATAATTAATCTTTTTATTTCTCCTCTCATTACTGCTTCTAAATGTTCACAAAGAGCTTGAGCCAATCTACTATCTCTAAACTCATTTACTTCTTTATGTTCAAACCCAACTTTGAGAAACTGATAAAGCGAGTTAGAAGCGTTTACATATTTCTGTTGATTAAGTAAGAACTCTATTTGCTCATCTATTGATTGAAGTTTCTTTTCTATTTTTCGGTTATTTGTTGCCATGATTGATGCTAGAATGTTATTTACTTTCTATCTTATACCAAACCTATGACTATCACAAAAAAGACTGTTAACGGAAAAGAGCAGATTACTTCATGTACTCTAGCTACTTGTTGCTTAACTTTAAAAGAACAAATAGACCAAAATCAACTTACATTTTTTAACGAGAAAGGAGAAGAGTTAACTTGTTCTGTATCTGAATTAGAAGAAATGTTCTTTCATTTACAACGAGAAGGGGTAGTTAAATATGAAGGAGAAGTAGGAACAGTAGAACCTAAACTCTAAAACTACTTGCGTTATAATATTGATAATCTCTACTCAGGTGGGGGTTATTTACTTTTTATTGAGAGAAAAACAAATGACTGACAACACCACAAATTACTTAATATCCAATACGGAGATAACTGTCACTAAAGATATTGGCGACTTATCTAGAAGTGCTACTCAACTATGGAAATTAATAAAAGATAAAACTAACAAGAAAATAACAGAGCCTTATGTCAAAATCTATACTGATAAATACAATGTTCCTATTATTGAATTTGAATGGGTCAGAGATTATTACTACCTATCTTTACGATTACTTGAAAGTACAGAACATTTATTAGTCTATTACTCCGATACAGATACCACTTTAAATGAAGTTCATGAATTAGATGGTAAATTACCAGATTGGTTAGTTCAAAAACTCTTAGTCTTTATAAACAAAAATAATAAACAAAACAATGGTCACTGAATATCAATTGAGTAGACGAGAACGAATGAATGAGTACCTAAACTCACTAAAAGAAGAAGCTAAGAGAATTAACGGTGATGAATCAGTAGTATATCTAGCTCAAGATTTTTTAACTCTACTAACTCATAAATTAGCCCAAAGGAATTTAGTGTTGGAAGTTCCTGATTGTTCCCCTAATAACGGTAGTCAAGGAGATTTTAATATTAAGTTCTTTTGGGAGAAAGATGAGGATTATTTAGAGTGTGAGATATTTTATGCTGGGATTATAGAGTTCTTTTACCGGAATAGTTTTACTCATAAGGTTTGGATTTGGGAATGTAATTTTGCTATGTGTGATGATGATTTATCTCCTAACATTAATTCTTTAAGTGCTACGGAATTATTTGAAAAGTTATCTTTATTTGTGGAGTAAGTATGAAAAACACATTGTTAGATGTCAAGGTAGAACTCCATTGTCAAAAGTATAAAGAGTTAGAAAAACTTGAGACAGAGTTAAAGAATTTAATAACTAATGCAGAAGTATGCTGGGAATTTCTTTATGTACATACTTATAACAAATATAGTCAAAAGCTAACAGCTCCTAATATTGATGTAGTTATTACAGAAGAACCTTTAAGAGTTCACTTATCATGGGATACAGAATGGTCTTTATTTTTTGAGATAAGAAGTCACGAGGAGATTTATGTACAATCAATGTATAAGAAAAATGTTCTAACTGGTTGGAGAAATTACCTAAATTTAGGTAAACTTTCCATGTTCAAAGAATTAGAAGACACTTTACTACTATTTACTGAGGAAGCACAATGAACAAGAAATATTTAGTTGACGTTACAGATTTATCTCACAAGTTCGATTTATTATCTCCTAATAGCTTCGACCCTAAAAGTTTATTTGATAAAGATAGAGTGAATTTCAAAGACATATCTAATTCTCCATTTTCATCTTCTCCTTTTAGTCCTCCACCTCAGAAAGAATCGTTTCCTTGGGGTTTACTTCTATTAGCAGCATTAGTAACTCCTATATTCTTTCCAGACTTAAGGGAGCAGATTAACTTTGATTATTCTCCTAGTAGAAATTATCAATCAGAAAAACTACTTCCTAATATAAAACGGTAATTATGTCACCATTAGCACTCTTAGATTATCCTCACTATTACGCATTACTTTGTTCTTTTTGGGTAGACGGAGATTTGACTGACTCAATTTGGTATCGCGACCCAATACTCCATAAGTTATTAGTATTTACAGATAGAAGAAATGCTCTAAGAGTAGCTGATGAACTTAGCACTAATTCTACCCTTGTAGTAGTTCAAGAATATTGGCCAGATGTAACACATAACTTTTTAATAGTAGATGAATGATATGACTTATTATTTTCTTGTAGGATTTGGTTCAGTTCGTCCAATAGTTATTACAGAGGGTTGTGGACAGATGCTATTATTCCAAAATTTATATGATGCAGCAACTAAAGCTCAAGAAGTAAAGGCTTCAGAAGGTTATAAGACAGTCTTAGTTTGTACAACTTTAGAGTTAGATATCGAGAATCTTGAAATTAAACACTACTATCAACTTGAAAATTAAGTCATGAAACCAATAATGAACCTTTACGCAATTCAATGTACAGATTATACAGGAACACATCTATTTACGGATGGATTTAGACTTCAACTATTTAGTAATAGAAGTACAGCAGAAAGTAAAGCCTGTGAAATATCTACTACTTATTACTTAGTTCAGGTAATTCCTCATCGCATTCTCTCATCAGAAAGACCTTATGTAACTATTAACGAGGAGTAATTAATATGTACTGGGTAATTCACTATACTGATGTTCTTGGTGGAGAAGAATTAGGTTGGGATGTCGTATGTGAAGAAGAATCAGATAAGATAGTTTTATTCACTAAGAAAGAAGTAGCTGAAAAAGAAGCTGATAAACTCTTTTCTGAATTTAGAATGACACAAGTAATTCCTCTAGAACTAAAATATGTAGATAAGAACTATTACATAATAATTGATGATGCCTAATAAAGAAGTAATTTTGATAGATAAATTCTGGGTGCTTCTACTAAACAACGATTACATAAGAGATGAAGAAACTGGATTAGTTTTAGTTTATACAGAAAAAGAATCTGCTGTCTGGGAAGCTAAATACTACAAAGAATGTAGACAATTAGACGTGAAAATAAAAGAGTTAGAAGATTTTACTATTAGTTATTTAATTTGTGATTATTGAAAGAATAAATGACATATTATCTTATTCTGATTCACCGATTTGTAGGGCCAGATTTAGCTAAATATAATGGAAGTTGTAAAATACTAGCGTACAGAGATTTAGAAAAAGCTAAAGATAAAGCTAAAGAGATTTCTGCTTCTGGCGATTATAGATTTTTAGGTATATCAATTCTTACAGTTACGGACTTAGATAGTGAAAATAAAGATACTAAACAATATTACAAATTTGTAGATTGACATATGAAGATACAAGTAGTTTCTGATTTACATTTAGAGTTCTTATCAACTGACCAATCCGTAGAACTGGCACATAAGATTAGTTGGGGAAATAGTTCTAATGTACTTATATTAGCTGGCGACATTTGTAGCTTAGCTGATAAATCTATTACTAACCTCTATGCTTTTATTAATTTATTAGAAAGCAAAGGTTACTCAGATATTATCTACATCTTAGGTAATCATGAGTATTATGGTTGTTCTCCTATAGAAGTATACGGGAAGATAAATAAGTTATGTAAGTACAGACCTAACCTCCACGTATTAGAGAATAATTTTATACAAGTGCAGGACATTACTTTCTTTGGGACTACCTTGTGGTTTGAAGAAAATGTAGATACTTCTATGATGAGGTATTATATGAATGATTATCGTTGTATTAGGTCAGAACGTTCAGAAGATTGCTTTGCTCCAGATACTTGGTCGAAAAAAGCTATTAAGTTTATTAAGTCCGTACCAGATGATGAAAGCAAGAAAGTTCTAATTACTCATCACGTTCCTCACTCAAGATTTATCTCAGAGAAATACGTAGGTAACGAAATGAATTGTTTCTATTTAAATGAGATTGGAAAATTTCTAGATAAGTTTGATTTAGTTACTTTTGGACATTCTCATGAAAGTGTAGATTATCAGTTTAGTGATAGATGTCACGCAATATCTAATCCAAGAGGCTACTTAAAAGCTCCTGACACTTGTATTAGTTATTCAAACAATAGTTCTAGTACAGAAGGTAGCAATGATAAATTTCAATATCAATTAGTAGTAGAGGTATAATAGTAATAACCTAGAGACTAAGCTCTCTAATTGACCTTTTACGTTTAAGTAGTTAGTTTGGGTTAGCTGACTACTTTTTTATTTTAATATGCACAAATACTTAGTTCAAACGATTCATTCAGACCACTTCAATGTAGATATCTTAGTTACTGTCTACAAAATCCTAAAGCTAATAGAATCTGATTATGGAACTATAGTTATAGTTAATTACGTAACTGATGAAGGTGGAAAGATAGAGTGTTTATTTCTAGAAGAAGCTTTAAAGTACGGATATAAATTCTCTGATGACGAAAAATACAATAACTGGATAAATTCATGAAAATACTACCTATCACAAATCATTTCATTTATCAAAACACTTTATTTCCAGTAGAACAGAAGTTAACTAATTTTATTTACGCAGCAGTTCCAGATATAGTAACTTCTAGAAAGATAGTTTTTATTCAATATGATAATGCACCGTGGTTTCATTCTAATAACATCATTCAAATCTGGGAAGAGAATATAAAACTAGAAATGATTGCATTAGTATCTAACTCTTCAGAAGAAGTTAGGAAGTTAATAGATGAGTATAACAGTTATTTAGAAGAGTGGAAGAAGAAAGCGAATAACAAATCTACTATTGACCAATTGAACAAATTATATGAACTCTAAATCAATGATAGAACAACTCAAGAATTTAGTAATAACTACAGCTAGCTCCCTTGATAAAAACGATAGACTAACTATTGCTATTTACTTCATGGGATTAGTCGGAGAAATAGGAGAAACAATAGAAGCTTATGATGTCTGCTATGAACACTTTAAAGAAGAATTAGCAGACGTAGTTTGGTATACAATAGCTATTTCCCTAATGCTAGAGACTGAACATCTACTAGAAGATATTGATTTTAGTAAGAAAGAAAATTACTACTACTATATATTCCCTGAGTCTGATGTAGCCGATTTACAAGAATACTTACAAGAAAGTCTCAAACATTTAGAAAAAGCTAAGAAATACGTAAGAGATTATCCTAGCAGACCAATTGATTCTTTATACGGATATATCGAACCACTTAAGATGATTAGTGAAGTCTTTGATTTGTCTGATAGTTATGAGATTCTTGAGAAGAAGTTAGGTAGTAGATATCCTGAAGGTTTTAACACTCAAGGAATTAGATAATGATATATTTACAGTTCACAGTATTGGTTCTAATAATTGGTTTTCTATTATGTCTATTTGGTTCTTTATATGAAGAGTATTTAGTCAACAAAGAGATAGATATGAAAAAATGGTTAAACAGATTTGGTAATTGGTTATTTTGGTTGTTTAAAGACCTTTAAGAGAATAGAACTATGAAAGATGAATCAACTCAAAATCTAATTAAAGGACTAAATCTTCTATTAGCTCTATATCCTAAAGCTAAAGTAAGAATGGGATTTTCTAGAGAAGAACTCCATGTAAGAGGTATGGAAGATGATTTAGTACCTGAAACTAAAAAGATACTTGAAGATTGGGATTGGAGACTTAACTATTATGAAGAGACTTATTACTGGGAATTTGAACTACAAGGTACTATCAATGATTGAATATCAAACTAAGGTAAATCAATTAGCTAATAGCAAGTCTACCATTCCTATATATGAAGAAAGAGGATATAAAATTGGTACAGGTACTATAAGTAAACAAACAGAAAAAGAGACTTATGTAAATATTACTATTGAAAAATACCAAGGTCTTATTCAGAAATTAGTAGAAGAAAGATTAGTAGAAGTTAAAGAAATTAGATGTAGTCAAATAAAATACGAAGAGTTTATTAGTAAATAATATGAAATTAACACAAGAAATAGCTGAAGGACTTCTATTACTAGCTAGGTCACATCCAAAAGGAAGAATAACAGTAGAAGATGATAGACTCACTTTCGATATATTAGTTGAAGATTTAGGAGTTATGAGTAAAAAAGATGAAGAACTGTTAGAGAATCAGGGTTGGGCATTAGTTGAGTATAAAGAAATAGTTTTGTGGGTTTATTATGTTTTAGAGCCTATAAAGCTATAATGTACAGATAATTCGTTAGTTAGTTGAGGTAAGAGCCGGATAACTTTTACCTCTTTTTGTCATAAAAATAGCCGGGAACCACCCAGCTACTTAGCAAATTTAGAAGGTCAAACTTCATGTAATCTAGTTATAACAAAGAATTAATAGAAGTAGTTCCTTACTCAGGTTGCTCTACTCCAGCTAAGAAAACAGTTTCTCCTTTTGCACTATGCTTCTCTTCATCAAAGTAATAAGCTCCTAACTCGATAACTGCCCAACTATCTTCTTCGTTATTTTCATCTTTGTCTCTTCCTTGCATTACTCTATTATCAAATAAATACTCGTGGATTGCGTAAGTTATATGATAACCATTAATATCTAGTACATTAATTACTTTATAACCTCTACCATTCAAATATTCGTTTCTTCTTATCTTCTACTTTAGTTGCTTTATGTAATCTAGCAATATCTTCGTGTAATAAACGAATTTCCATCTCTGTTGTAGTAGCCATAATTATTATTCTCCTTTAGGTAAATTATCTTCTACAAACTGTTTATACTCATCTACTAAACATATTGGATAGTGACCAAGCTCAGTTTTATTACCCTTACTATCTTCTAAAGTTACCTTAAAATAATGGAACTCTCGAATAGATAGATTACTTGTTTTTAGTGCTTCTACTGTACGTGTCTTTAACTCTTCAAAATCGTATTCTTTATCTTCAGTCATAACTCTTACTCAACTTCCTTAAATGTATAAGTCAATCCTAACTTTTCACCTTTTTTACAAAACTCTTCTACATCATATTTCTCTTCATCTAAGATTATTAGTAGAGAGTAGATTAAGTCATCTGAGCTATCTAAATCAGAGTTAAACAATACGTTAGAAATAGCATAAGTAACTATTGCTCCTTCCCTATTATCCCCTCGTCTAACTACATAGTGTCCTTGGTCTTCAAAATAGTTATTTCTCTCACTAATAGCTTTTTCTTTGTCTTCTGGAGTAGAAGCATTCTTAACAGCTAATATTAAACTATCAATCTTATCTGTGAACTTCTTCTCTCCACCGTCATGTCTTAGTTTAGTCATCTTATTTATCTCTTTTAACTTGGCTAAATCTTCTGGTAGAATTAAATCTACTTGTTCCCCTTCTTCGTTGATGTAACTAGATAATCCATCAATCCAGTCTGCTGATTTATTAGTTATATTTTTTAATTTATTTACTAGGAATTAATGTTTGAGTAAACATATCTTTCTTCTTAGAAGCTAATACACAATAGTCTTCTTTAACATCTTTTTCAGTTAAATCTAGTAAGCTGTGGAAGAATTTATGAATATTCTTAAGTTCTACTTCTATATGATTAGTAGAGAGTTGTCTATCATTTGTAGATAAACTTTCTAGTCGAAAAATGTAGTATTGATGGATTTGTTCGGTCTTAGCTTTATCTGTCACTGGCTTGTTCTCAATCAGTTTTCTATATAATAACACAAGTAGATAAGAAGTAGACTACAATTATAGTTATCATTTGTAGAGGTAGGAGATGAAAGTTACTCTTACCTCTTTTGTTATTGACTATTTACTTACTACTAAACTTGCTTTCCACTCTGCATATTCAATTGGGTCGGGTATAAAATCTGGTCTATATGACTTCTCCCAACCATTCCTAATAAATCCTTCTAACCCATAGCTATAATCAGTTAAGTAACTCTCATCAAACTGATTACCAAATCTCTTTGCAAATGATTCTCTTACACTAGGTAGATAGTACCAAATATCAAACTCTTCTTTATCATCTGAACTACAAACAATTCTAGCTTTACAACATAAACTAATCGTTCCATCTACTGGTACTACTTCTATCCTGTAATACTCATCTCCATCTTTTAAAGCCACATCTATCATTGCAGATAAAGAAAACTCATAAGGAACATTTTTAGCTAACTCAGTCTCATCATAATAATAGATAGTTCCGTTAGGTAACATGAATCCAATATTAATCTTTCTACCATCTTCCATTACTCTGTAAATTAATTCACTATTATCATTCTTCCTTCCTAACTCATATAACATCTCATCAGTAACTCTTTTATACTCATCCATAATTGATTGTAGAGTTAAGACGTTATCTGTTTCTGTAGCTTTAGTGTGAAGACTGTCTAATCTATTCTTGAACAAATCGTACTTAATCATGTTAGGTAGCTCTCTTGTTGCTGTTTATAATATAATAACACAAGTAGATAAAGAGTAGTAAATCCATACCTAATATAATTCCAGGTTAATAGAATATATAAAAAGTATGGATAGGATTTGTAGTTATTTTTTTAGCATAAATCCTAAGTAGAACTCAAAATCTAGTTAGCTTTAGTTTACTTCCACTTTTAATCAAGTAATTACTATCACTGTTGTTTAGTAGAATATCTCTAACCATCTCATTTTTACAATCCTTTAAAAACTCCACTACATCTCTAGCTTGTTCATACTGCTTTCTTATTTCTATTGGTTCTAAATAAGGTAAATCAAAAGTAGTAGAACAGAAAAATACTTTCTCAATATTGTGTAGTGGCTGATATTTGTTTATGAAGTAAGTTTCGTAGATATCTAAGTCACAAATATTTTCACATTCATAGACAATAACTTTATCTTTATCAACTGTCTCTTTCCAAGGTGCTAGTTTTATACTCTCCTTAGAGAAATGATTCTGAAGTCTAAGTATTAGATTAGTAGTTTTACCTATATAAAGTAAAATGTTATTAGAATCGTAGAGGAAATAAATGTAAAGTTTCATAAATTTGTAGATTGGTGAAGAGGTAATACTTGCTAGATACTCCTCTTCATTATATGTTTTTTTCAAAAATCAGATATAAATAAATAAGAAAATATAAAAAATATATTTCACTTAAAGCTGACCATCCGAGTTCCTTTAGAATTAACGATAGAAGTAGTTAGATAGTTACTTACATCAGTAGCTTTGGCTTTAGAATTAATCTTTAGTAGATTGTAAATATTTTGCAATTCATCTTTAACTTCTTTAGCAGGTACTAACTGACCTGATTTAAACTTATCTCCTAGTAATTCTTTAACTGCTCCTATAGAAGTAGTCGATACAGAATATAACCTCTCTTTTATGGCTCGCTCACTAAACTTACAGCTATTAATAATCTTCTTGCCTAACTTCTCATAAGCATCTTTAAAGATAGGATGTTCAAATTCATATCTACGAATCATGAACTCATCCTCTTCATCATTCTTTTCTCTTAATTCGATATATTGTTCTAGTAGAATCTTGAAACCTACTTTAGTTACTCTCTTTACTAACTGAATATCTCTATCTAAAAATGAAGTTTGTATTTGATTTCCTGCACTGATACCTGCATCTTCATAAGCTTTTCTTATAGATAGTCCGTTAGTATAAGTATGCTGAGTTAACTCATAATTAAAATCTGCAAATTTCTCTTTAAGGTCACTATACTCAAGTAACTTTGTATCTTCATTAAAAGAGATAAAGTAATCATCTATGTTACCTCTTTTAGAATAAGCAACTCTTACTCTTTCTTTAGATTGATTGTAAAGATGAATTAAATCTAAAGTATCAGATACAATCTCTTTCTTCTCTGCTTCATATTGTTCTCTAGTTTGAGTAGCATAGCCAGTAGTATAGATATGAAAGATTCGGTCAGCAAATACATTATCTACATCTCTAATCCTTCCACTAATTTGATATAGAGTAGTCTGAATATCTGTTAATGTATGTTTCTTCTTAGAGTCACTAACTACGATTGCTAGACCAGATTTACTAAATAAGTCACAACCTTGGAATCCTTTGGAAGTGAAGAAGTTATATTTCTTGTTCTCTCCAGTCATAGTAGATATTTCATAATTACCTAAGACTTGCTCATTGCGAATTGTATTGGCACATACTATCTTGACTTCATTTGGGTCTAAATCTGCACTATCTAATATCTGTCTAATGCCCATTACAGTATTAGTAAAGATGAATCTCTCTTTTACTTCTACTCCGTCTAATCCATCTTCTAATTCTTTTAGTAATCTGACAGTAGCTTGAAATACATTGCCACAGTTAAATCTAGTAGGTACTAACGTTTTAGTGTTTGCCCATTGAATCTCTGTATAAGGTAAGTCTGCTAAAATACTAGGTAAGAATTTCTCAGGTATAGGAGTAGCACTCATAAATGTATAGTGCTTAAAGTTCTTAGCTTCTCTTACTAATGTTTCGATAGCTTTACTACGATAGCCCATCTCAGTAAGAAGCATATGATACTCATCAAATAGAACTCTGTAGTCATAAGCATTTATACCTAATTCTACTAACCACTTTACTAATTTAGGTAGAGAATCATAAGTAACTAATATGTGATGTAGCTCATTACTCTTGATATAATCCTTGAATTCTTTCTTAGTTATTCCGGCATAAATACCGAATAGCTTATAAATACTGTTGTTTGCGTTAGATAGTTTGTTATCTATTAAATCTCTTGTAGGAACTACTATTAGATAGTTATGTGGAGAGTTAAGAGCTAAATGAGAACCTCCTACTCCTGGCATTTTCTTATTCAAGATACCTATTGGTAGTTCTTCTAAAACATCGGATAAGTATTTTTGCTCAGCAGTAGTCGTAATCGTTGTTTTCATGAGTTATACATTTTTTGTTGTCTCTATTAATATTATAATCTAATTTTTGAAAAAAACGTATATTGAGATAACTTTTTTAGGTTTTATTTAATTTGTATAAGATGATTTGTGAATAAAAAGTTGCAATATTTAGTAAAATAATTCTTATAATATCTGTAAAGAAGTAAGAAAAAAGGCAACTATGAAAAGTTGGAATCTAAAAGGTAAACTCAAAGCATTACACAAATTCTACTAAATCTACCTCTACTCTTTATACTGCTGTGCTATAATCAAGTTAACAAATCAAAAGGAAACTAAATCCATGACAAATAAAATTCCAGTGTACAAGAAAATGCACAATATGAAAGAATACGTCAAAGTAGGTCAAGTAGATGAATATGGTCAGGTAGAATTCGATGAACCTGCTGAAAAGACTCTTGGTAACTGTATACCACATGATTTCGACCCAAAGTTTTATATAGAGATAGACGAGAAAGATAAGTTTGTTAAATTAGAATTTGCTCCTAAAAACTCTATTACTCAAATGGTAAATTTTAGAAATACATTAAGGACTTCTAATTATCCAGTGACAGGTTATATTACTGATGATGGAATAGCTGTTTACTACAATCAGTACATGAATTTTAGTATTTAGTAAGTAAATAGAAAAATATGAGGCTCTCTTAATCGGGAGCTTTTAAGTATCCATAGTTAGTCGTTACGTTGTTGTGCTATGATAGTGATAGTTAAGAGGGAGTGACATTATGCGTAGAGAACTAGAAGAACGTTTTATACTAAACTCTAGAAGAAAGTTGTATAAGAAGAGAGTGAAAGATAATGAGTTAGTAGAGATTGGTTATTACAGATGCGTCTCCACTAAAGATTATTTTATTCCTAGTTGGTCACTACATACTTTAGCTAAGTTACCGGATACTGATTCTTCTTATATTTCAGAAGTATTTACTAAAGAGAGTTATTACCCGGGTTGGTTAGGAGAAGATGAAAACGGAAAGTTAGAGGAAGTTACTATATTAAATTCTCTTGAAGAGATATATGTAAACTGTAATGAAGTAGTAGGTTTTAGCAATATTGCTTTAGATTGGAGTTGGTACTATCAAGATTTTGTAGGCATAGATAAGAATTACTATTAGGGGGGGGGTTAAAATTATGTCAGTTTTAGGTTACAGTGCAAACTATTTCAACGACAAAGATAAGAAGTTATATGTAGCTACTCAGATATTATCTTCTCTTGTAGTTAGAGGAGGTATGGATAAGGAGAAAGCTGTAGATATAGCTCTTAAGTATACCAACAGATTGTTATGTAAATTAGAAGAAGAGGAAAGAGAAAATGAAAATAGATAAAGAAACAGAGGAGTTAATAAAAAAGATTAAGCAAGATACTATTATGTACGTAGATGAAGAAGGATATAGCTGGGTTATTCCTAGATTCTTTTTTTTATCCACAACCTAATTTACCTATATCTAGATTATTAACTATTGAGGATTTAAAGAGATGAGTGACTACAATTACCTAACCTATTCACAAGAACAACTAAATAGAGCCATTGAGTTACTAAAAGAAACTTCAAATGAATATGTTCTTGATGAGATTAGAGTTTCATTAGAAATATTAGCTAGAACGAAACCTATCTACAAAAAAGCTTATGGTACAGGTGAGTTAGTTCAAGTAGGTAAGTTAACTCCTAAGAATGAGATTATATTTGATTTACCTAAGAGTTCACTTTATCCTATGACTAAAAATCTAGGTAGGAGTAGTAATGTATATTATGCTGGTTGGTTTACTCTCACTGAAGCTAATACAGAAGGAGATTATTATTCTTATTACGAGATAGTTAATAGACAGATGTTCTCTGAGATTCTTTATGAGCCTAGTAACTACCGTGATGACATTGAAGTAGTTAACTGTCCAGTATTAGGATTTATGATGGGTGACTATCGAAATGCAGAAGTAGTGTTTTATGACCAGTACAGAAAAATTTGATTTATGACAAGTAGTAAAGAAATACTAGATGATTTACTTGATACTATTAAGAGTCTTCCGAAGAATCCTATGTCTGAGTTAAATGAAGTAAATACTATATTACACATTTATGCTGTTAGAGAAGAGATAACTAAGACTACTGACGAAAAATATTTACAAGATTGTCGTTGGCTATTGAATGAGTTAGAGATACATCTTAAAGAGTTACAGAGAAAGAGTGATAGTAAATGGTTAAGCTATAGTCCTTTGGAAGATTTGATTAATAAGGATTGTGATAGAACAATTAGTAACTTTATTTTTTAGGAGATAAGAAAATGACTAAATGGTATGGTGAAGACGATTTAGACTCTAAAGGTGTTTATAAAAGACACGCTTATCAAGGTAACGCAATCTTAGTAGGTAGGTTGGATGAAAGAAATAGTATAGTCTTCAATGAACCTGTTAAATGTATTGACCAAGTAAACTATGAAAGTCCTGATGTATATTCAAATGATTTTGAGAGGTATCGTCTGGATAAAGAGAGAAACATAATTATTACTAGAATGTTTGATGATAGAGACCTATTAGTAGTTAATAGAGATGAGTATTGTCAAGAGTCTATTGGTTATTACGATAAAGGTAAGATAGTATTTTGGGAACAGTATTGTGAAGGAATTTAATTATGACTAAGCTATCTGACTTTGAAATTGAAGTTCAAGAACAATCAGGTTACAACCTAGGTGAAGACCGTTCTAAGTTATATAAAAGTGCTATTGCTCATTTAGCAGAAAAACTAAATAACTCAGGTATTCTCAAAGATATAGATTTAGCAGAATTAGTTAAGTCTGGTTGGTTATGGGATGATTTAGTAGCTATAAAACCTAAAGTGCAAAAATTAGCTTATGAAGTAGAAGAAGTTATTAACTACGAACTAAGTTTTAATCAATGTTGTAATGCTGTTAATTGGGTTTATAAGTATAGTAGAGAGCAGTGGAAGCATTTATTATGATAGCTAGTTTCTTTGGTTCACCTAGAAATAATTATGGATTACATACCATATCTACTAATAATAGTCTTGCTCCTATCTACACTTATCTAGTTCTGCCTACTGAGTTAATGGATTTGTATCTGTATATGGGTGGTAAAATCACTACTAAGAAGACAGATGATGGTTGGATTGCTACTATTACAACTTACAAAGATATATTGAGGACAGTTAGTTATCCACCTATAACTTTTAGAACGTTTGTAGGTAGAGATGAAGATGACCTTAAAGATGAAGCTATTGAGTATTTCAAAAAGAATAAGCTAGATATCTGTAACGTGGATAATTGGTTGATTAAGGTGTAAGAAAATGACTAGAGAGCTGATAATTATAGATGACCCGTACAGACCTAATTCATGTCCTATTGATTATCCTGAGAGAATGAGTAAGCTACTAGAGACATTGAAGAGTAGAGGGATAATAGTTACGGTTAGTCAAATAGTTCATGATAAAGAAATTCAATTGTATACGGAGGATAAATAGATGAATCCAGAAGATGAAAAGTTTGTACAATCACTGAACTGTTGGGAAGATAACTATGATGTGATAACAGATAATATACAGAAGTTATCTGGGTTATTATCTTTACAAATATCTAACTTACAGAATATTCAAGAAGAAAAAGAACATCAGAAGAATGTTAGACACATGACATTAGAAGAACAAAGTATTAATAGTTTTGAACAAAGATTTAATGTTGAGTTAAGTAAGTTGACTGAGTTCAATAATAAGTTAGATAGGATAGTCGAACTACTAGAGAAGTTAGTACCTAAGCCTATAACAGTTAATTCAGCTATTTCTAAAGGTAAAGACTTTGATGACAGTAAATTTAATGAAGATCTTAAAGGTATTCCTAATAAAATATATAGAGCTAGTGGTGTAAGTCCTAGACTAATTAGTAAGGAAGAGTTTGTAAGTAGATTACAAGAAATAGATGTTGATAAGTTAGTCAAGGAAGATAAAGTAGTTCCTGCTGTTCCGAATAAGAAGTTTGTTACTAGAACTATGGATGTATTCAAGCAACAAGTAGAAAGTAATATGTTTGTTTATGTAGGGACTATAACTGATAATGTTCTTACTTTGAATCAATCTGCTACTGTACTAGAAACTCACGTAACTAAACCTACTACTTATTTTGTTGATTGGTTTGTTAAGAATACTAATCCTGCAATAGGTTGTCAATGGCTAGATGTTCATCCTTCTAATCATATTACTCAAATCTTACTTAAAGATACTTACTTCACTAATTTACTGACTACTGGGTATTTAACTGATGAGGGTATAGCAGTTTACTATGACCAATATCTGTAGTTAAAGCCAACGTGGCTCATATATAAAAAAGAAGCTCTCTAAGTGAATCCGACCTAGAGAGTTTTTTCTCATGCAAGCAATCGAATATTTCTTATATTACTTACTCATCATCTTCTATATCTAACTCTTGATTATTCTTACTATTATCACTACTATTCAATCTAGCTTGTACCTTTTGTTTTTCTTTGAGTAACATATCTAGTTGACTTTCTATTCCCTTACCTCCTTTGAGTTTAGATATTGATTTAGCTTTGTCTTTGATTTTGATATCTTCCACTGCTACTTGTAATTGTTCATCTCCTAAAATAGATTTCTTGAGTAAATGTACTTCTTTGATGATTGATACTATATCTTTGATGTCTCTTGGGTTAATCTTCTTTTCGTCTGATTCACTTAAGACCTCTAAGTTTGAGTAACCATCTTCATTGATTATTGTTTTTACTGAGATACTAGAGTTCTTGTCTGAATCAAGTAAGTCTAAATAAGGTTGTAGATACGCGTCTATTATCTGATTTACTTTGCCTAATTGTTTTAGTGTATAAGAAGAGGATATAACGGATTCACCAAATATTTGAGTTACTTTATCTTCAGTCACTCTTCTCTTAAGTTCTACGTCTAACCTGTTTCTATCTTGTACCCATTTATCATCATGGCATTTATTGGCTAATGTGTTGAAGGGAATCCCATGTTTATCTGCTAGTCGTTTAGTGGAGTAAGGCTTTCTAGTTTCATTACCGAACTCATCTGTTACTAATTCTCCGATTATGTATTCAAGTCTTATTGATTCCCAATCCCATTTTTTTAAATTTGCCATAGTTATGTATTTTCAACTGTGCTATTTCTTTTAAGTTTAGGTTATTTTAAGAGCTTCTATTAACTTTTGAGTTTTGTCTATTTTTAGATATTTTTAGTCTTTATGTGTTTGAGGAGTAAATAACTCACACTTTTCCTCTCATAACTTGCCCTTATTTATTCTAAACCTAATCATAACTACTCGCTATACTGTCTTGACTAAATCACCAGGATGTGTATAGCCTATTTCTACAATCATAACTTGCCCTTCTCACCTACCTTACTCACGTTTAACCTACTTATATCCCTTGACTTATCTCCTCATCTATGTTACTTGTATCTATCTTTCTCTTCCATACATAATTATATAGCTACTTACTCATACAATATCTCTGAGTTAAGGTACTTATTCTCAGTTCTGTTACTTGTGCATCTTCTATATCTATATATCTGTACTATGTCTCATCTACTGTACTCAACTGCTTAACCTAGGTAGCTCAGACTCACCTTATTAACTAACACTCTATATGTACGTGTATAGTCTCTAACGTCCTTATCTCAGGTACTAAGTAGTGTGAATGTAGTATATAAGTAGTATCCTGGCTAATGAGTAAGGTACATAAGAAACAATCATGGCTTACCCCCTTTACATATCCTTTTAAACCCTGTACATTAGTATTCATAGAGCGAAAGACAAGCAACAGCTTAGCAACTAACTCTTATACTTCTCCCTCAGCCGAGGCGGAAAATCATCGAGTAACGAGTACCCAGCTAGGGGTATATTTGAGACTCACCCTTACATCTGTAGGTCAGTTCATTATCTAAGTAACACAGTCAAACATCTGATTACTAGATACACTCATCTACACTGATAAGGGATAGCCCACATAACTAAACCTACTTACATCTGTTGATGATTAGTACAATAGTTAGTTAACCTTACAACCTATTCGTTAGTAACGGAGATAATGCACAACTAACCTAACTTACTTACCTTAGTTACAATCAACCTCTATAGTCGAGAACATCCGGCGAAGTATTTGGTACTAACAAAGGTCACATCTAAAGTTCGTCACCTACTAAGATGAGAACTTCCACACAGTAGGGATAAACAGAACCTTGAAAAATAGCTAAGCGTACTTGCTAGCTCATAGTATTACCTGCAATGGTAGCTTGACGTGCTATCTCGCGGAGTTCCATTACTCAAATGACGTTATTCCTTAGTAACTGAGATAAGAGTAATTAACCCATATAACAAGTAGAGAACAAAGCAAGACAACATCTATTCCCATACTCTCTAGCAAGGAATTGGGAAGTGCGAAAGATGGAGATAAGCGAAGTAATGGGGAAGATGTAAAAATCTTTTGTTCGATTCCCTCAGCAGGTATTGACAATTAGCCGAGCATAGCGATGCCCGTCTTAGAAAGTCAAGTTCACAACAAAGGAGAAAATCATGGTTATTAATCAGGAAGAAAAACAAAACATCATTAACTCTCTTATCTCAGAATGGGAGTATATGAAATCATCATACACTAGAGAGGAACTAGAATGTGATTGTGGTAATTCAGGTATTGATGTCCGACTCCAGGTGTTAGATGACTCATTAGACATCCATGTAGGTGATGCTCAGTATGATACAAATCATCTAGGATACTGGGGCTATGCAACACTGGATTATGACTGGGATGAAGAAATACTAGAGACTCTTATCACTGAGTTAGCAGATAGTTTAATATCTCAAGCAGATAACTTTGAAGATTACAGTTAAATCACTTAGCAAGGCTGACTAGAAATATCTCGTAGACTCGATATCTGCGATTAGTTGTGGGAGTTCAATTCTCCCTCCTAAGTTTTGACAATAAAGTCAAGTTCTCGAAAGCGAGTGTCGCTAACGCTCGATTAAGTAAACAAAGGAGTTTATCATGAAAAACAAATCAACCAAACTAGCTCATAAATGGCTTCAACTGTTAGGTGGCTTATCTGAATTCCCAGAAAGTGAGATTGAGTCTACCGCAGAACAAGTTAGCGATATGTTCTACTATGAGGTTCTGAAAGGTGATTTCCCACTTAAAAACGGATTAAATAGAGATGACCTCAAAGCAGAGTTAAGAAAGATGCGGTTAAGCGCGGATAGATGGGTATCTGTAGTTGATTGGGAAGGAATTGTACAGCTTTATAGTATAGAGGATGAAGAAAAACCCGAGACTATTACTTACACAATCCCTACTTGGTGTCTCTGTTCTCTATTTAATTCCGATGATAGTGGGTTAGAGGATAGTGAGATAGAAGCGCTTGATAGTTTCATAGAAAGAGAAGGACTAACGTTTGATAAAGGGCATTGGAGTTACGATTCAGAGGATAACGAGTCCTATTTCTCACATACTAATGATGTAACTAACTTAGGAGATGATGTGGTGGATATTCAATGGGTGCTGATGTCTTAACTACTTACTACTACAGAGATTAAGAGGGTGCAAGTCCCTCTAGTAAGTTTTGTTACTCAATACAGAGTGACTATATCAGAGGAAAACAAATGTCTATTATCAAAAAATATCACAAAGTAGATGTAAATGCTAAAAGCTAGTGTCATTTATTCTACTAATCGGCTTATAAGTTCAAAGCTTAGGATAAGGTGCAATCCCTTTACTAGCCCTACTCGGTACAGTATCCCGGGTTAAGTGAGATAAACATGAAAGTTACAGTAACCGAAAGAATGTTTTGCGATATGTTCATCGACTACGACAGAAAGGATAATTTCAGTTATGAAGGTTTAAGTCTTCTCTTTAACTACCTAGAACAATTAGAGGAAGATACAGGTAACGAGATGGAGCTAGACGTTATTGCTCTGTGCTGCGATTATTCCGAATTAACTTTGGAACAGTTTGCAGCCGAATACAGCTTAACTATCTCCTGGGATTTCTCCTTCAGTTTTGATGGCATTATTCAGCCTACTGAGGAAGAAATCAGAGACTTACTAAAGGAAGCGATTGAGGAATACATCTCAGAAAATACAACTCTAGTCGGTTTTACTGATGACAATACAGTAGTTTTCTGTAGCGTTTTTTAAAGAGTCAGGTGCATCTAATATCTACCAACTAATCAGGAGTCTAAATGTGGCAACAATATCAGCAAGCAATCACTAACGCAGAGATTGAGTTTTTGCAGTATCTCAAGAATCAAGGTTATGTATTTGAGCAGTTTGGGAGTTATGATATGACTCAGTATTTTGCTACTCATCCTGAAGCCTACTTACTTGACCAAGAGAAAGGAGGTAGAAATACTTGGGACTGTCCACTTCCCGAACAATATCCAGACGGACACTACATAGAGCTAACCTTTGAATGTAACTGGCTTAGTCTCGATAGTTGTGACTTAGGTTATTTTTAGTTTCAGTGCATCTACTAACACATTCACTAACACATAGGAGCAAAACAATGAGGGTAGTTATCGGTTCTATTTCAATCTTAGAAATCCAAAAACAAATTAATTCTGCTACTCTTTCACAACTACAAGAGTATTCCGAGGTACTTGCCACAGATAATCCTAATCTTATAGAGAGTTTTCTATGGGATGCTACACATAAAAAGCACGGTAGTAAACGGATGGTGTTAATTGGGGAGGGATTTAAGGTTTCTGCTTGTGTGCTAGCTATGAGTCTTGAATATCAACATTCAGCGTACAATCTAGCTAAAGCAATGGAATACGGGCTATGGGATGAGGACGGCTGTAGTATCCGATGTTCTCTTTCTGAGGATGAGAAATCAATCGAGTTTTGGTATAACGCATAATCAATTTTGCTCAGGCTAACGGTAGCTATATTACGTTCGATTCGTAACTGAGCATTTACTCTACTCAGGAATACTTAACCAGTAGAGTTTCTTTAAGTGATGACTACTCAAACAGTAACAGCTTTAGAATTGACGGCAGAACGTCCTGAAATGGTGAGAAGTATTATCGAGCTAATTATGGCAGATACAATCTCAACATTTTTAGAATATGAGGAATACTCGCATTTACGTCACCTACTCATTCAACCCAGGGAAGATATAGTAGAAAACTACCGTCAAGTAACAGCATCTCTATTTCTTTTTGATGAGTATCAACAGTTATTACCTTTAGTAGACCAACTGATTGACAACATTGGTACTAACCTATTCTCTAAAATGTGGGAAGCTGACGAATCTTCAACTTTGAGAGAAGTGTTGAGGTGCTTTGGTCACGGTTGTAGTTTCTGGGATAGTTGGGATTATACCGGGTTTTTAGGTGTGAATAAAATGCCCAAGTTAAAAACCACATTAGAGAGTCCGTATGATGTGGCAACTCAAATTCTAGACAAGATTGCAGAAAGAGAAATCCTAAATGATATGTTAGATTTGGACAGTTATTTAGGTAAAATCGACAACGACTTTGGTATCTGGCTAGCCTCTAACTATTCACCAGCAGGAGAAGATGCAAGTAACGGTGAACAATGGTTTTTAAGTAGTAGTCCTCATGAGTTCATGCCTGTAAGTTTGTCCAGTCTCAAACATCAATACGATTTAGATTACAATTCTATTAACCTGTAAAATTCAACCCGCTACTACAGATAATTAGTTCTGTCTTTTAGTCAGGTAGTAGAGTATAGCTGTTTAGTAGCTCTTTTATGGAGATGAGGAATTCTTTAGAAGATTCACTGCTCCACTGACCCTGAGCAGTAGTATTTACAGTGACTAAGGTAATTAAGTGCTTAGTACACATCTCTATTTTGCGAAAGTCATTAGCCTGAATCTCTTTTAGTTTCTTCTCTCCATAGATAGGTTTGTAGTGACAGATACCATTCAACTCAATAGCTAATTTAAACTTAGGAATATAGATGTCTAACTCAGAGTTAATAACATCTTTGCAGTTAAATAATATTTCTAGGTCAGGAAAGAGTAGAGTAAGTTGTTCTTCTAGATATTTTTCTAGTTTAGACCGGGTAGTGCCTTTTGTCTTATGTGCATTATTGTAGATAGCAGCACAACTTCTAGAGCAGAAAGCATTTTTAGACCTAATAGCTTGAGTATTAACCCGTCTAACTGTTTTACCGCATTGAGTACAATCTATTTCTATACTTTTACCATGAAAAAGACAGTATCTAGAACAGTACCAATTCTTTTGACCTCTACTAACATCTCGGTTGTATCTAGATAAGTCTCGTTCTACGATTTTTTCACAGCATTTACAGGTTACTAGAGCTATTTTTCTCATTATTGTAGGGATAAAACTCTAGTATAACATTTTCTATTCCTTTAGTAGCTTTTACTAGAGATTTGTTTTTCACTCTAGTTACTTACCATGAATAATAGATTAGTAAAGAACGTTGTCAAGAATTCCCCTGAGTTCTTAGGAGATTATCGAGTAGTATCTGTCAACTCTCATATCACTGTCTTTGGTGATGAGTATTTAGTATTAGGAGTGATTAGTCAATACCAGAACTATACGGACATCATTTGTGATTTAGATAATAACTACCTTTCCTTAGGAGGTGAGGATTATCAGAAGACAGTTGAGACCGTAGAAAGACTAAGTTTGTTAGTAGAATGTGACAGAACTATTTCTCTAGTCGCTTAGTTCATTTACTCAAGGGAGAAACAATCATGACTATCTCAATAAAGGGGTATCAAGGTCATTACTCTACTAATCAATGTAATTTCTTTGCAGCAGAGAATGAGTTATTAGTAGTAGCCGAATACTGGGAAGATTCTACTAAACATTCTGATAGTCTACCATTACAAGGTTTTGGGAGAATGTCTTGTTTCGATTTTTTAAAGATTGCCGAGAAAGCTGTATCACAAGCAATGAAAGAGCAATACGGAGAGGAAGTCGAAAAGACTGGTAAACAGTTACTAGGGATTCCTGTTCTAGTAATGAAGTACACTCTCTACTAACAATGAATAAACAGCTTTGGAAAATTATATACTCAAATGCCAGAGCAGCCGTCAAAAGTAAAGGTTCTACACCTCAGAGAATCTACCCTTATTGCGGACTATCTCAAGTAGCTATCTTTCGCTCTAGAGAATATCAGGCATATCTCAATAAATGTGCAAGGTTTGTTTTGATATCTGTTGGTGGGGTTTGGGAAGACAGTCAAGACCAAGGATTTTAAGGGAACTAATTGAAGAGGATGAATAAGTAATCTATCCGCCCATTGACTCGACTTCTTACCGGACTATTTTCAGTAAATAACTTAAGGAGAATCACATGAACATCGCAAAAGAAGTCTGTATTTCACTTCTAACTGACTACTTTTCTACTCTAGGGATTAATGACTTTCTACAGTACAGTTGGGAGATGTTAATCCATTCTTACAATACACTCAATAACTGCGAGTTAGAGATAAATGATTACATAGAGAACGGCTTGCTTGAGATATTTCATACTCAACTCCGAGATAACTAACTCAGAAGGAGAACTGTAATAGGTTCAATCTAGGGTTTAACTCCCTAGCTGAGATTTGCCCTATGCTCCTTTATCAATAGGGTTTACGTTACCATGACTACTAACTTAAAAGCACAAAACAAAGCAGAAGCAATTCAGGTCATTAACAGAGCAATTAATCTACCCGTTTTACCTTGTTCAGTTGAGGATGTCTACTTTAATGTAGGTAAGTTAGAGGGAATTAACCTTCATCTACTTAACTCAGTTGCTTGGAATGATGTCAGGTACATAGTTAAGAACCTTGACCTAGCTACCTTCTATCATAAAGTAGGGGAAGAGAGAGTTAGTCTAGTTACTGAGTGGGATAGCACTACTCAACGTCTGTCAGTCTCACAAGTACCTACTACTTCAGAAAACTTACCTGATAATGTTTCAGTAGTACAGGAAGAAGAGATAATTAACTCTACTAACATTGACTTAACCCTCTCCGTAATAGAAGACAGTACAACATCTATTAGTCAGACAGAAGTAGAGGAAGTCATCGAACAAGTAGCAGAGATGTCAGACAGACCTATTGAAGTAATATCTCAACCTACGTTACTTAATAAAACTTCTACTAACAAGTCTCTCAATATCTACATAGCTCGAACCAATAGTGAAGGTTTGACTCAGAAAGTCTTAGTTGAGGATATGTTCTCTAGTGAGCTATTTGGAATAATCAAACCTTGGTTAGTAGCTATTGACCGACTCTCTGACTTTAAACAGGAATTAAGAGAAACTAAGCACAACTCTATAGTTTTGTACCTAAACCCAAGTTATGAATGGGAGATTAGGGAAGTAACACGAAAGAAAGAAGTTACCTTGCTTGATTGCTTTCTAGAAGATACTGAGGAGATTAGAGAGAAGTTAGGAGTTAAACAGTTTTCTCAAGAATTGTTCGACCACTTAAGAAATATTGAGAAGTGGGGGAAAGAAGAGTTAATACAAGCTCATGCGATTAAGGGCAGTATTGAATGTGAAGGTGACTTTCATCTGAGAACTACAACTAAGCTAGAGACAACTTTTAAACCTTTTAAGAGAGATGTCTTAAGTGCTTATGTGTCTAGAATCACTAATAGAGCAGGAAGCATTGAGGAAAGAAGAAGAAAAGATTCTGTACCGGAGTTAGGAAGCCTCGAAAACATCTCACCTATATTAGTAGAATCAATCTACTTAGCTCAGTCTTACATCCTTTTCAATCCAGATACATTAGAACATTCAAGAGAAATAAGGAGGATTGCTGTACAAAATGGCGGTAAGTTCTATTACTTCAGTGACTTATCTCCAGAAGATAGAAACTTACACAACATTGAGCCATTAGTAGAAGCAATTGAAGGTAAGGAAATTATTCGAGACTGTGAAGATACTAAGAAGGTCTACTTTACAGGTAAGTACGTATTTCCTGACTTATCTATCCAGATGGTAACATTTGAGTCTCTTGACCCTGATGGAAATACGTTAAAACTACAGCACTATCAAAAGACTTCTGGTGTCTGGGTTCTTTCTGACTCTATTACCTCGACGGACAATTTAGCTAAAGACCAGAATGGAAACAAAATAAGTGACTTGAGATTTGTAGCTGCACCAGTAACCTTCCTCGGCTTTCAACATCCAAACATTAAGGTAAAAGAATCCTTCAGGAATGAAGATGGACATTTTGCTATAGCTTCTACTACTCAAGTTAAGGCAGTTAAAAAAGCGCGCCTAAGTGACTTAAGTAACGCCAAGTTAGTAGCTCAAAACTCGTTAGAATGGGTAGGTTTCTTGAGTAACGTGCCTTGCATTGTCAACTTAGTAAATAGTCACGACCATTGGCAACTAGAAGCATTACCAATACAGGAGATTCCTAGTTACCCTCTACTTTACTGTCTTGCTGCTAAATCTATTGAAGGTTACTGGCAACAAGAGGACTTAGACAACCAGATTATCATCCCATTAGATAAGGAGATGAGTAGATTAGAAGAGATGTCTGCTAAAACTCAGGATACTTTAAAGCTTGAGAAGATAGGTAGGAGAATCACGAATCTACAAAAGTTAAGGAAAGCAGTTCTCAATCACGAGAAACTAGACCCAAAAGTGATAGCTGAATGTACAGAGATAGTGAAACAGGCTATTAAATCAGCTAGTTATCGCCCAAGTATCACTGATAAATACTTTAGTCGGTACATATTGGCTCAAGTCTACTTTGTTAGTACCAATGAGGATAAGATTACTTACTTATTCGATGACCACATGAGTCATAGTAGACCCGCAACTCAAGTTATCAGTGCAGTTCGTTGGTTAAGTAGATTACCTAACAACTTACAAAAGCAGTTCCCTTCTAAAAAACCAACGGTACAGGAGTTAAGAGATTTCTTATATCCTAAGTTCAATCAAAGCTTTGCGGGAGTGGACTCAAAAAACCCAAAAGCAACAGCAAAATTTAGTGAAGTAGAACTAAAAATCAGAGAGGAGGGTAAAAAAATCTACTTTGATGTACTTCATAACCGAAAAATACAGGTTACTCAGTTACTTACCGTCAAAATGCCTGTAAGTGATGGGAAGAACAGAGGGAAAGTGTCTACTAAAGTCAACGGAACCCCTAACTTTGCAGAAAGGAGTGTATTTGAGAAGTTTTTGAGGACTAAAGATGGTCGGTTTGTGGCAGAAGCTCAGAACCAGTTACGTCACTTAGTCAATATTTTTCTATCTCGCAACTTTAACACTTTAGTTGGAGATGGAAAGGTAGGACAACAGAGAAAAGTGTCAGAAATCATTGGTTTTGAGAAGTCTAAATCAGGTTGGAGTGAGATTAAGAAAGGTTTTGTCAAGCATCTACTACCTTATTCCTCTAATTCGGAAACAAAGGCTGGAAAACTGACATATTTAGCCACTAATCAAGTGCTTTCTACTCAAGATTTAGAGCATTTAATCATTCAAATTGCCGAGAATTGGTCAAATTGGTGTAGAAAAGACTTACAAAGGATAAAAATAGGAGGTTCATCTAGTAAAGCCACAGACCCCGAGATTTTAGTTCATGTTTTGACTAAAAAGATTCTCTCAGGTAACTTTGAAGAGGATAAAGAAGCTTGGCAAGACACTATTAATTGGTTTGCTGAGGTTTGTAAAGAGGCTAATGAGTACAAATCAGTAGGTTTTCGGTTTGATAATGGGGTGATTCTAACTCCTGATTGTATTTATGACAATCAAGTTGAGAAATGGGAACATCGAATCAAGTTACAGCTTACTAACCTTCTACTAGACTCAGACAAAGGCAATATCGAGGCATGGTTGGGTAAATCCGTTGACTATCTCTACGACTCATTAGAGAAAATTAAATCTGGCTGGGATAGTGAGAAAACCTATCAACCAATAAAGGAACATCTTGCTAACTTGCATGATTGTCACGGTCGATGTCTAGAAATAGAGAGAAGTAAAGCAATCTACTAACTTTCTACTAAGTCGAGTATTTGTCGTGATTTACTCGGCTGTTTCTACTAAAGCCCCAGAGTTAAGGGTATATATTAGTAGAAGTTAACACAATCAACAAAGAGGTAACTATGTCACGCTTAAATCTTGAAGAATTGGATGCCGTTTGGGTTACTGAAGCTACTGATACACTGACTTTCTTCTATGTTCCGGGTGAGAGCATTACTAACAAGAAAGGGGAAGTGTCTTACAAGAAAAAGATGGAAGTTAGAGGTACTGATAAAAAGAAAGTAGAAGTACCTGAAGAGTATCTACAAGTTACAAGGTCAGAAGGAGAAGATAAGCAGATTCTTTCTCTACTAATGAATGAGGATGTCGTAGCAACTTTTGAGTTTACCAAGACAGGAGTAAATTTTGAACCTGCTGCTATCTGGAAAAAACCAAAAATGCACATTATCATCCCTACAGACCCTACTTTTGGAGGTCACATTGTAGCAGAAACAGTATCAGGACTATTTAAGAAATGGCTGCAATCTAAGCGTTTTGAGGAGTATTTGGAAAACCAGGTAAGTGACTCTACTTATACCTCAGAGTTTGTCAATGCTCTACTTCTCTTCTTTGCTTACTTAACTAGCCGTGATAAAGTAGATGCAAAAGGTAACATCCAGATTATTAAAGACGGAGTTGATTCACAAGTAGTAGCTCACAAATACCTGACTCTACTTACAAAGCTACATAACAGTTCCCCAAGAGCTAAGAAACTGTTTCCTATCCGTCCTCTACTTTCTCCTGCTGTTGAACCGACTACACTTACTCGACCAATTGAGGAAAATAAAGAAACAGAACCAATCGTTGATATAGTACCAGAAGAATCAATCCTCGAAGCTCAAAAACCAGTACAAGAGACTGAATCACAAGTAACTACTCTCGAACCTCTGCCCGATACATCCTTACCTATAGTTGAGGAGTCTAAACCCGAAGTTACTCCTGAGCCAAAAGAAGAACCAAAAGCCAAGATTTATAAAAAGAAAGCCACTGACGAACTCTACTAAGCTCTACTGACTAATTTGACCTTCTAGCCCTTATCTTGACGAGAGCAATCTCTGATAGATAGGGGTTTTTTCGTGTCAGTACGTAACAAGATTTTGGATTTTTATCATGAACTTAACTCTTCAGACTATTTGGAATTGTTTAGATATTCCCAACAAAGAAACCGTGGATTTTGTCAGTTTTAAGCTTGATTATAATAGGATGACGTGTAGGTTTTACCAAGACAAAGAAAGTGGAAAAATAACAGTAGAAGGAGAAATTAATGAGCTAACGTTAGAGAAAATTCTAAAACATCTGCCAAATGCTTTTGTTTTTCATATTCGGAGGTACGGTAAACCTTGTAGATACTGTGCCTATCAGTGGAATGAAGAAGCCCAGAAAATGCAAATTATACCAGAACTGGATTCTTAACTAAGGAGGAAATTATGTCAAGAGAGCCAAGATACAAAATAGAACTGCTAGGAAAATATCGAGAATTTGTTGAATACTCAGAGGCAATTTCTGCTGCTAATCGTTTGATAGTAAGTAGCAATGTAAGAGGATTAGGAATTACAAGACCAGAACAATTAGTTAAGAGTATTTAACTCACAAGTTCGTTTTTTAGAAGAAGATTTAACCTTTGTTATTTATTTAGCAAAGGGATGCTAGCTATATCTCTAACTTCCTCGTAGTGCTAGTGGGTAACGCTAATAGAGATAGTTTGCCCTTTACTTCTTCAACTCATGAAATTAATTGTTTTGACTGGTGAAGCTAAATCTGGGAAAACTCATGCTCTCGAACTGCTTAAGAAAGCTAATGATGGAACAATTGAGTATTTTGAAGATGACGTGGTTAATTGTGTGGTCATCCCTGAGCTGTTAAAAAGAAAAGAGAGGTTAGGTGTTGTAGTTGTTCCGTCTTATAATCAGAGAGTTAATCATGTTAGCGCTGCTGATTTTATTAGTCCTCACGACATTTTTGTAATCTCTAGTGAGAAAAGAAATTTCTACATACATAGCTGTTTAGACCCTGAAGAAAAACTAGATTGGACAGAAGCTTTCCGTTGGTTAAAATCTAAAACTACAACAGAAGAAAAACCAGAAATTGTAGATGAGTTTTTTAACTATATCTGCAAATAATCTACTGCTCATGACTCGTGGGAGCAAGGAAAGGACGAGTAGCACAACTAACTTAGGAGAGACACATCATGGAAACTTTAACTTGGATAGGTTTGACATTTTTAGGGCTGTTGTTAGGTTCTTTACTTACTTCTTTTTACCTGTTATGCTCTTATGGAATGCAGTAGTTCCTTCAATTTTTGGTTTGAAAGTAATTAGTTTTATGGAGGCTCTAATGTTGAGTCTTCTGTCTTCTTGCTTGTTTAAATCTACAAGTACATCATCTTCTAGTAAATAGTTTCAATATCTAGGGAGGTAACTAACCTAGTTCTATTCACTTACTTAGGAGAAATTTCATGACTACTGAACAATTAAGAGAAATAAAAATGCCAGATACAACCCCTTGTTCATGTCCAGTCGCCAACTCTGATTTAGTAGATATAACAATACCTGCCTTAGTTATTTTCCAGGTAGTTCTAGTATTGTGGATATCTATAGTAAAATACTCTGAAAAGAATTGAATATTATGAACGAACACGAATTAGCAGAACTCAAATTTCTCCAATTCAAAATAGAAGAAGCCAAACACAACTATCTACTGTTTCTTCAATCTAAGAATTACAAGATAAGAGTTTATAATTCTTATGAGAGTTCTGAAGTAACAGCTATTCATCGAGATTATCTAGATGATGGTTCTGATTATCGTGACTGGGTAAAAGAGGATAGTCCTGATTGGGCAGAAGTTATTCTTTTTGATTTAGAGTCTTTGCTTGAGAGTTACAAACCTTACGAGGATTAAAACTATGAATTGGCAAACACAACACATTCAGGATTGGTTAGTTAAGTCTGAAAGTTCTGTTACTGGTTTAAATGCAGAAGAAGTAGAAGACTACGTAAGAATACAATTAGGACTTAGTTCTACTATTGTGGTAGGATTAGCTACTAAAAGTCTTCATCAACTATTAGAGAAAGTTCAGTGGGAAGAGTTAGTAGTAAAGGAGGATGTTAGTTAGATGCCTGCCTACTCTACATCTACTAATACTAAATACCCTGAAATTCCTCAAGAGGTGATTAATTACTTAAGAATGGTTCCAGTAAGAGATAGTAACGTTAAGATATGGAAAACGTACAAAGGATTCGGTAATCTGACAAAGAATGACACAATTGTAGTTCCTCAACACATAAAAGGAGACTTCGCCGATATAGTGTTCTCTTTAGCTGGTAATTCAGCTTTCGTTGGAAATACTTATATCAATATCTATGAAACTATTTCTGATTGTTGGGTTGATGCGTATTGGGATGGTTGGATTGCTAATGATAGAGTTGACTCTCCTAAAGCTGTTAAAGAAGCAGTAGACAGAATAATGTCAGTCCGATGGTGGGAAAATTAAGGAGAAAGAAATGTCAGAAAATTATTGGGCAAACGACTCAATTAATATCTCTCAAGTTTTGTACGATAAGCTAAATGAGATAGCTCAAAAAAGTTTCGACTATACAGGTCAAGGAATAGTAGATGATTTAGTAGAAAAGATTATTCAGGATTACGTTGATAAGAGTAAGCGGAGATTTCGCGTTTGGTGTAGAGACTTGAATAGGAGAGGTTTTAATTACGAGATTTCTGCTATCAAAGAAGAAGATTATGAGAATGATTTTGTAGGAGAGTTTGAAGACCTTCTAGGTAAAGAAGCTTTATTAAGAGTAGCTAAAGACGGTTATGGCATTTCAGAAGATGAGATTGAGTTTGTTAACTAATTTATAAGGTGCATCTAATGGCTAGATTTGTAGCAGGTAAGATTTCTATGGGTCAGTGGTGGTATGTGGAGGGAGTCACAGATAAAGATAAAAATCATCCTTTTGCACTACGAATGGTTTACAATGGGAATCTATCTTATGAAGGGCTTTTAGGAGTAGCGTGGAACAGCTATAGAATTCCCGCTGAAGATATTGCGTACAGACGAGGTTAAATTGTTCTATGAGGAACTTTAACCTTAAGAAGGACTTTCTCTTGTCTTTTCATTCTAAAGTGGCTTAAACGAGCAAATAAGGGCAACTGAGAGGATGTTTGAGTAGTTAGTTATAGGAGATTCAATAATGGATGCTGAAAAACGTCAAAAGTTAGAAGAATTAGTAGAAAACAATAAATTCTTTAAGAAATGGGAAGTAGGTAAAGTGACCCTTGAACACGTATCTCAAAACAAAGTACCTCTAAAATTTCTAGAACAACATAGAAAGGCATACCCAAAAATAGCTGAAATGGTAAATAGTTATCTAAAAGATGAAGCTTTATTATCTCAAGTAACTAACTCAGGTCATGCAGAAAGAATTACTACTCAAACTATTAAGTACAAAACTACTCCGGA